GTCCCCGATAAAATTTTCGAAAAAATTCGGACATTTCGCCCATTCCTCCCATACCGGACATAGCGCTACATATGGGCACATACGGGGCGAAGCGGGCATAGTGGTGCAGACACCCCATACCAGGGCAGAGGGGGCGAGACGGGGCGAACCGGACATATGGGACGGATAGGGTCGACTACCCTCGTGCACTGTCGGTGGTGGATCGTTAGCAAGGCTAACGTTCGAGCGTTCGAACACCGCGACGGTCGGCCCGAACACCAGTTCCGACTTGCCTGGTGTCCGTTATGTACCAATATGTCCGTTCTCTGAGGCGTATCTGACCAGCTCAGAGGGGGGCCGGCACGAACCGGACATATCGCATCACGAGGCAACTCGTTAGCAAGGCTAACGAGTGCCCTGGCGGCCGGCCCACGTCATGCGTGGGGGTCGACTACCCTCGACCTGTGACGCATGTCACACCCGAACTCGTTAGCAAGGCTAACGATCAGGCCCAGGAGCTACCCGACAATATCGGTAGGAATTACAGGTGGGACAGGATGTGACCTATGTCCGGTTCTGCATGTCCGTTATGCACCTTATGTCCGGTTCCTCCCTTCGAAATTGACATCGCATTAGGTCTCTGACCTGCGGTTATGTGATCGTCCAAATCTCCTGTACGCTCGGGCTATGCAGCGCGCGCGGATCTACAGCAGGGCAGGCAAGGGGCCAGCCCTACGCGCGCGTGCAAGGAGGTAGGCCACCATGGCACTCAACCTAGACACACTGGCGTGGGAAGACGGCACCACCAAGGCGGACGTCCGCACGCTGTCCGATGCCGAGCGCAAGGCGATGGGCCGGCTAGAGGCCAAGTTCGCCGGCGAGACGAACAAGTACGTGGCCGAGTTCAACGGGATCGCGGCCAAGTCCGACCGCGATGACCTGCGGGCCATCATCACCGCGTACGTCGCATCCCGCGACGGACTGTCGGTCACGTTCCCCGTGCTGGTCACCGACAAGTGGGGAACCGTGCTTCACCTCACTTCCAAGGCTGCGGCGGAGGAGGTCCGCGAGATGCTCGGCAAGGGGTACCGCACCGGAGAGCGCAAGCTGCAGCGCGGCGAGGATGGCAAGATCACCGAACCGGGCGGACCCGTCATCACGCGCACGTGGGACAGTGAGCCGGTCGCGAAGGTGGAGCTGGCCAAGCTCCGCGCGAAGCTGGGCACCGATCCCCGCGTCAAGTCCATCGCGGATGTCGCGCTGGTGCCCGGTCACGGCAAGGCTCACTGGAACGTGGGCGAAAACGTGACCGTGCGTATCGCCGGCGCCAAGTGACCTGTACCCTAGCCGGCCGGCCAGCGTGCCATATAGCGGGTACGCTGGCCGGCCGGATTGGGACAGACCAGAGGCCAGAGAGCAGAGGAGAGCAGAACCATGACGTTCACGGACAGAGACGGCAAGGTGTGGACTGACGTTGTCACGTGCGCAGATCACGGGATCATCAGTACGGACCTGGGCATGATGCACTGCCCACGGCCACGGTGCGGTCGCGTGCTGGGTGAGCGGTCGGCTAGCCCAGCCGAGATCAGGGCAACAACGCGCCGCACGCGGGTAGCGCCGGGTGTGGCGGAACGATTCGCCAGGACGGTGCAGCCATGAGCAGCACGTATGTCGTGGCGTGGGCGGAGGATCACACGGCCACGCCTACGCCTTACGGGACAGCGGAGACGCTGGAGGCTGGCCAGGAATGGTGCCAGTACCAGGCAGACGCGCTAGCGGGTACGCCGCATTCGCTGGTGTGGAAGCACTACCTGTCGCGCGGGACGGGGCCGGGGACGTCGCACTACACGGCGGGCAGCGCGTGGGTCGGCGCGTTCGCGGTGTGGGTGGTCGGCAGCGTGGACCTGCCGGCGGAGCGGGAATTGCAGGGCAGCTAGCCCGTGGTGGCGGCCGCCGGCGGTATGGCCGGCGGCCGGGGGGTCCGATTCCCCCGGCTAGTGCACGGTAGCGCGCACCGTAAGCGCGACGGTGGCCACTGCCGTAAGCAGTGGCTAGCGCGGTTCGCCGCGTGAGACCAGGGACGCCCCGCACGCTACGGCGCGCGGGGCGTCCGCCATTTTCCAGCGCGGTTGGAGGCCAGCGATGGACAGCAGGACAGCAGCGGCAGAGGTGGCGCGGTTCGCGTCCCTCCTGTGGCTGTGCCTGATGGTGCCGGCGGACTGTGATATCCGTACGGCGGCCGGGCGCGGCGCGGGGGGGCAGTGAGATGGGCGTGATGACGGGCGCGCGGCAGCATCTGAGCGCGGACGGCTACCCGGTGACGCCGGGCGCGCGGTTCTGGGACGCCGACCTGCGGGTGGTGGAGGTTGAGCAGGTTGAGGTGTCCGGGAATCCCTACGGGAACACGGGCGAGACGCAGACCTGGCACGCCACGACGCACGGGCGCTGCGACACGCTGAGCGGCCCGCTGTACACCATCGGGCGGCTGGCGCGGCGGTTCGAGGGCAGGGACGCGGAGTTCCTGCCCGTGGGCACGCTGTTCAACGCGCCCGGCAGCGCGGCGCGGCGGGTGTCGTCATGAGGTGGGAGGCGGCGCGCACGGCGCTGCTGAGCGAGCGGCTGTCGCCGCGCGGCGCGGAGGCGGCGCTGCTGCTGGCGGGCGAGGCGGGCAGCGTGCGCGTGGGTGCCACGCTGCGGGTCACGCACTACGGCGGCGGCGACTATGAGGTGCGGCGCGCGTACCAGGCGGACGCCGGCGGCGACGCGGCGGTGCGTGAGCCGGAGCAGCCGGTGGACCGCGCGGACCTGCGGCGCGGGCTGCGGCTGATCCGGGGCGGGCAGTCGTGATGGCAGAGACGGTGGCCGGCGGGATCGTGGCCAGCGGCGCGGCCGAGGACCTGGCCCAGGCGCGGGCGGCCATGCGGATGGCGCGGGAGATGCCGGATCACACCAAGCGGTGGCTGCTGGCGTGGCTGGCGCTGGTCGATCCCGCGCTGTTTGACCGGGCGCGGCTGGCGTACGGCGCGGCGCACCCGGATGAGCAGTAGCGCTAGCGGAGACCAGGCGGGCGCGTTCCCTTCGGGGCACGTGCCCGCTGGCGTCTGTTAGGGCAATCACACGAGAAGGAGGCAGGGCAATGGCGGGAGAGACAGAGCCGCGCGCGGGCAGCGCGGCGGCACGGCTGCGGGAGCAGCGCACGACGGTGCTGGCCACCGTGGCGGAGTACGAGAGCGCGGCGGACGCCGAGCGGATCACCGATGACCTGCAGCAGCAGGGCTACGCGGCCGGCGCGGCCGGGCTGTGGTCGGCGACGGTGCGGCGCGACGGCAAGATCGCGCTGCGGCTGTACCCGGGCGGTGAGTGAGGTGCGCGTGATCGTGACGGAGCGGTGCGATGACGGCAAGGGCGGCTGGACGCTGCGGCACGCCGGCTACGGCGAGGAGTCCGTCGGCGGGCAGGTCTACCCGTCCCCGCGCTGCGAGATCATGCTGGTCACGCTGGACATGACGCCGGCGTCCAGCACGGGCAAGGCGGCGGAGTGATGGCCCGCTACATGATCACCGTGCCCGACGATGAGGCGGAGGGCTTCGACCGCTGGCTGGCGGAGCACGCCACGGTGCTGCTGAGGAGCCACGGCGGGAGCCGCAGCTGGCACGTGGTGTCGGTGCAGCGGCAGGGCCCGCCGCCGCGACGCCGCGCGCGTGCTGCGCGGGCCGCGCTGGAGGAGCCGGAGGCGACGCTGGTGCGGCTGCTGGCTGACGGCAGGCAGCACAGCGCGGCGCTGTCGTTCGGGGGGATCACCGATCGCGCTGCGGAGTGACACGCAGTGCAGCGACGGGCCGTGCGTCTACGGGGCGCACGGCCCGTCCGCGTCCACGGCGGCATGGCCTCCAGGCCTCCGGGCCGTGCCGCCATGGACGTGGCAGTAACCATCAGGAGGCAGCAGGAGGAGAGATGGCAGCTCAAGTTGAGCCGGAGCCGGCGGAGCGCGTGGAGCTGGTGCCGGCTACCAGGCGGGACGGCAGCTACTCGCGTGAGTTCCTGGAGGCGCTGATGCAGCTGCCGCCGGGACGCAGCCGGGACCGCGACGACAGCGACTGATCTCGCATTCATGCGGGCGGGCGGCAGAGGACAGCTCAGCCGTCCGCCCGTTCCAATGTCCGATCAGCAGCAGAGGAGGCTAGCGATGGACAGCACAGAGAGGGTGCAGGCGGCCTACGGCCGCGCGTATTACAGTCCCGAGGCGGCGGTCGCCGACTGGCGGGCCGGCGCGGACTTTCGGCTGACGGCCGGTCCCTGGGCGGGCAGCTACTGCAGCACGCGGGACTTCCCGGCGGGCACGACGGTGGATATCGCCTACCCGCAGGTCGCCGGGGACCGGGCGGACCAGCGGGTGATCGTGGTGCAGGGGGAGGAGGGGTTCCGGCATGTCCCCCGATGAGCGGCGCGACCAGGCGGACCGGGACCGGATCGTCACCGGCACCATGTTCAACATGGACTGGGGCTGGACGCAGCGGGTGGCGCTGCGCACGGACATCCAGATGAAGATGGGCGGCGCGACGCCGGGCCACTGCGCGCTGGATGACGACGACGAGGCGCTGGCCGCGCTGGCGGCGGGCGACGTGTGGCGGGTGCCGGCGTCGGTGCTGGTGGGCTGCGACTGCGGCTGCCCGGCGCGGGCGGCGTGGCGGGCGCACGGGCTGTACTTCTGCGCGCATCACGCGCGCCATCACGGCATTACGCAGGACTGACCGCAGGGCATGGGGCCGGGGCGCGAGCGCGCGTCCCGGCCCCGTTGCCGTCCTGGTCAGCAGGGCGAGAGGACAGGAGAGGTACATGGCTGAGACTGAGTGGACGAAGGAGCTGCGGCGGTCCGTGAGGGAGGATGACCCGCACAGCCTGGAGCGTTCGCTGAACACCGGCTTCGAGCAGTCCTACCGCATGGCGGTGGATATGGGCGGTGACCCGATCCGGCACGCGATCCTGGGGGCGTACGACGTTCTCCAGGACGCGCTGACCGAGCTGAACACGCCCACGGATGAGCAGTGCCTGGCGGCCGCGGTGCACGAGCTGGGCGCTGAGACGTTCGGCAAGCTGCCGCCGGAGGCGCGCCCCAGCCTCGTTGCGCTGGGGCGCAAGATCCTGGCGGTGGCGGACATCGCGCAGTACGCGCACAGCGGCATAGCCAGCGACGCCGCGGGCGTGCGGATCGATAACTACGACGCCCTTTCCGGGCGCATCTGACCTGAGCAGGCAGCCCGAGCGGCCCCGCGCTAGTGCAGGCGGGGCCGTTTCGCTGTCCGCTCACGGAGAGCAGGCAAGGCAGAAGGAGGCGAGGACATGGCGCACATCTTGATGGACGCCGACGGCAGCGACGGCGACTGGGAGGACACGCTGGGCGAGCAGCGCGCGCTGCGCACCGCGTGGCTGCGTGACCCGCGTGCCCTCATGGGGCGCGAGCTGCCGCCGGCGGTGGTGCAGCCGTCGGCGGTCTACGGGCCTGGCGAGCACGTCTACGGGCGCGACGCGGCAGCAGACCGCGCGCGGGTGATCGCGGACGTGCTGCAGGCGAAGCGCGAGGAGGAGGAGGCGCGGGGGCGGCTGCAGGCCGGGCTGTTCGCGGTGCCCATGCTGCTGACCGGCGGCCTGCTCCTGGCGGGCGCGCTGCCGCTGTGGGCGGTGCCGCTGGTCCTGCTGTCCGCCAGCCTGGTCGTGACGGGCCTGCGGCGGGTGCGGGGGGCCGGACGGTGCCCCTGATCACGCAGGTCATCAGGGGCGGCGAGCCGCTGGGGATGAAGCGGGGCTGGGGCGGGTTCCACATCGCCGCGCTGGCGCTGGCGGCCAGCTTCGACTCCGGGCAGGGGCCGTTCGCGGACCCGGCCGGGATCTACAAGCAGGACCTGCCGGGGCTGGCGTACTACCCCGATGCGCCGTTCCCGGTTAACCGCCAGGTGGTCTTCTACCTGGCGGACTACGGGGCGCTGGGGCTGACGCCGCTGAACGGCGGCAGCTACACGCTCACCCGCAAGCAGGCGTTCATGGACCTGGCCGACGGCGAGGTGCTGCGACTGGAGCCGGGCGACGTGCTGATCGCGCAGCGGCAGTGAGCGGCGAGCCGTGGCACCGCCGGCTGGCGTTCGCGCTGGCGTGCGGCATCGGCATCTGGTTCCGGCTCGCTGAGGCGCGGGCGGAGCTGAAGGAGAACTGAGCGAAGGGTCCGGGCGGCCCCGCGCCGATGACTGGCGCGGGGCCGCCTCATCGTCCGCTCAGGGCGAGAGAACAGGAGGCAGGGCAGATGAGTACCACCTATGACGAGGAAACGGCAGCACTGGCTGCCCAGGAGGAGCAGGTGCGGCGCGCGCGGATGGTCAGCGGCCTGCGCGAGCTGGCGGACACGCTGGAGCAGTTCCCGGGCCTGCCGGTGCCGTTCGTGAGCGCCACCGTGTACACCGACAGCCTGGACCAGGCTCGCGCGGCGCGCCGGGGCATTCACGGCTGGGCCAAGCGCAACAGCGCGGGCAGCGCTTACGTGACGTACGAGAAGATGTTCGGCCAGGTGGAGCTGGGCATCTACGTGAGCAAGTCCGGGGCGTGCGAGCGCGTGCAGGTCGGCACGACGCACGTCGAGGCGGTCGAGGCGCACGACGAGCCGGTGTACGAGTGGCGCTGCGAGCCGGGCAGCGAGGCCGCGACGTGAGCGGCCTGGCGGCGGCGGCGCTATCGGTGCCGGCGGCGGCGGCGCTGGTCCTGACGGCAGCGCTGGGGCGCTGCGCGCGCAAGGGCCGGACCACGCTGGGGCGGCTGCTGTGGACGCACTTCGGCCGGGTGGACGGGCGATGAGCGAGGAGCTGCCGCCGGAACAGGTGATCGCGTGGCTGCGCTCGCCCGAGGGCGTGCAGTGGTCGCGGGCGCGGATAGAGCACGCGCGGGACTACGGGGCCAGCTCGCCGCCCGGTGCCTGGAACCTGAGCACCTGGCATTACCGCGACCCGGTGTACGTGCCGGGGCTGTTCTCGCTGCGCGAGCAGGCCGGGCACGGCGAGGACCTGAACTGGGAGGACTACGCCGCCAGGTGGCGGCCGGAGGATCAGGCGGCGGCATGAGCGTGCGCTGAAACGTGCACGGGCGGACGCGGGAGAGACAACCCGCGGCCGCCCGCGTGCGCTGCAGTGGGCAACGACACGACAGGACTAAGGAGGACAGCAGTGGATGCGATGACCGGACCGGAGCACTACGCGGAGGCGGAGGCGTGCCTGGACAGCGCGCGTGACGTGCCGTCAGGCACGCCGGAGGTGGCAGCCGAGCTGGTGGCGCAGGCGCAGGTGCACGCGACGCTGGCGCTGGCGGCGGCGACCGCACTGCGCGGAGAGCAGGGCGACATGCCGGCTGATGACCGCGCGGCGTGGGTGCGGCTGGCCAGCGAGGCGCCGCGTGCGAACGCGCGCCGGCGGCGGGCCGAGCGCGATGAGCAGGCGGAGCTGGATGAGCAGGCCGATGGCTGACGAACTCCCGCCGCACTTCTCGCGGCTGGTTCCCACCTACGAGAGCGAGCCGCTGGTGCCGACGGTGTACCTGATGCGCGAGCCGCTGCCGCTGGTGCGCGGCCACGTGATCGTGGCCTACGGGCCGGGCGGCATCGGCAAGGGCATGGTGGCCATGTCGCTGGCGGCGCTCAATTCACTGGGCGTCACCGCGTCCGGCCGGCCGGGCACCACGATCATGATCACGCCGGAGGACGACATCAACGAGACCGTGGCGTGGCGGGTGCGCGCGTCCGGCGCGGACCCGCGCCGGATCGTGAACCTGACCACCTACGACGACGGCGAGCGGTTCCGGCTGGGCGTGGCCGGCCGGACGGCGGCGCAGCGCAGGGAGGCGGAGCTAGCCAGCCTGATGAGCATGCAGAAGCTGGAGGAGACGATCACCGATCTGCAGGCGCACGACGAGGAGCTGGAGCGGGCCGGGATCACCGACCCCGCGCTGTACGCCAACCCGGTGCTAGTGGTGATCGAGCCGCTGCTGGCGTGCGTCAGCGGCAACCTGCTGGCCACCGACGACGGCGCGCGGTCGGTGATCGAGCCGCTGCAGAAGCTGGCCGCCCGGACGGGCGTGTGCGTGCTCATCACGCACCATTCCACGAAGGGGAACGCCGACATCGCGGGCTCGCGGGCGATGCTGAACGCACCGCGTTACGTGTACGAGTTCGCGCCGCCGAAGCCGGGGACGCGGGCGTGCACGGTGTCGCTGCGCAAGGGCAACAAGCTGCCCCCGTTCACCGCCGCCTACGCCATAGTGGGCGAGCCGCCGCACGGGCGGGTGGTGTGGGGCACGCCCGGCGGGGTGCTCGGCGCGCCGGAGCAGGTTGCCGGCTGGCGGGCGCGCGCGCTGCGCGGGCCGCTGGCAGCCATTGAGGGCGCGTACCCCGATCCGGTGACGGCGCTGGCGGACATGGACGACGCCGGGAAGCTGGCGCACCTGGCCGCGATGCACGGCGGGCCGCCGGCGCTGGCGCAGGCGGCCGGGAAGCTGGCGCCGCACCTGCGTCAGCTGCTGGCGGACATGCACGCCGGCGACGAGCTGCCCGTGGTGCCGCACCGGCACCTGGCAGCAGAGGCCGCGCCCGTCCGGGCGCTGGGCTGGCGGAAGCGGGGCTGATCACAAGAGCATGCGGCAGGGGCGCGGGAGCGCGTCCCTGCCGTCTTGCTGTCCTGATCAGCAGGGCAGGGGAGAGAAGGAGGCAGGGCATGGAGAGGGGCACGGGGCGCACGGGGCAGGACCGCTCGCTGCGCATGAGGGCCGGGATGCCGGAGAAGGAGGCGCACGCGGACCACATCGGCCTGGCGTACGCGGCCGGCTACCTGGATGAGGACGAGGCGGCGGTGCGGCGCGAGGCGATCCTTCGCGCGCGCTACGCCGACGAGCTGCAGGACGCTGTCCGCGACCTGCCCCGTCGCGCGGACCTGACCCCGGCGCCCGCGCCGCGGCGGCGGGGCGTGATCGCAGGACTGCGCGAGGACCACGGCGTGGCGCTCGGCGTCATCGGGGCGCTGGCGGGGGCGCTGCTTGCCGCGGTCCCCGCCGTCACTATCGCGCAGATGTTCAGCCCCGGCCAGGTCATCCCGCCGGTGCTGATCGCGGTGGACGCGGTGACGATCATCGCCGGGGTGTTCGCCCTGGGCGCCGGGCTCATCTACGCGGGTTTCAGGTTTGACGACTGACGCGGGCAGCACCGCTGTTGCGCATCGCGCGCGAGCAGCCCCCCACGGGGCGCGCGCGGTGCGGAGCAAGGCGCTCCATAGCAAGCGAAGGAGAGCAGTATGTCACAGCCAACAGCAGAGACCCCGGCGCAGCAGCTGGCCGCGTTCCGGCGGCTCGCGCTGCAGGAGCTGGCGAAGCTGGGCCGGGCCGCCGACCTGACCAGCAGCGCCATGAGCGACTACGCGGCCAGGGCGGGGCTTCCCTCCCGGTTCGCCCCGGACACGTCCGGGGCCGGGTACGAGATCCCGGACGTGCCGGACGAGCAGTACGGGCCGCAGGGCCTGGACCGGTCCCTGTTCACCGAGCAGGCGCTGGCCGCGCACGACGCGGAAGCGCTGCAGCGTCAGCGCCGGGGCGTGTACGCGGTGCTGAACCAGATCGCCGACCGCAGCCGTGCGCGGCTGCCGATGGTCCGCGAGGCGCTGGCCGCGCTGGGCCTGCCGCTGCCGGCCATGGTGACGCACGTGGACGCGCAGGTCGCCGGGATCGGCACGGTGGTCTTCACGCTGGACGGCGAGGTCGGCTACGACGAGATACGGGCGAAGCTGACCGAGGTCGCCAGCGACCCGCGCCGCGACGCGATCCTGGCCGCGTTCCCGCAGGCGGCCGGCGTCGGCGAGCTGGTCACCAGCCTGTGGGTGCAGGCCGAGGAGCGGTGGACGCCGGCCCGCGAGATCTGACCGCACGCGGCCGGCCCCGGAGGGCATGCCCCCCTCCGGGGCCGGCCGCGTGCGGTCAGCGCACGGAGCGCACGCGCGCGGGCGCGGGGATAATGCCCCGTTCCCGTACGCGTGCGCTGCAGGTAGCAGCACACGGAAGGAGGAATCATGGCAGGCAAGACCAGGGGCGAGCAGAACCGCGACATGGCGAAGTCGGAAGGGGCCAGGGAGCTGGCAGGCTTCCTCACCCCGGTGATGTCCGACGGCATCCAGGCGGAGATCGCCAAGGCCGCGCGCCCGAAGACGCCGGAGGAGCAGCGCCGGGACGCGATCCTCGCCACGCTCGACGAGCTGGCGGGGGGCAGCATCACCGACAGCTCCATCCGGTTCGAGGGCACGCGGATCATCCTGCCCGCGGACATGGAGGGCAACCTGACGGAGGTGCGCCAGTTCCTGGAGGACTACGAGGAGGCGCAGGACACGCACTTCGCGTTCACCAGGGAGTTCACCTACCGGCCGTGGGACGTGGCGGCGGCGTTCGACCGCGCGATGCGGCACGTGTTCGGCGTGGGCGGCATCGGGCGGGCGCAGTTCTCGTTCTTCGGCGTCAGGCCGCCGGAGTACCAGACGGTGACCGTCGGCCCGCACGGCGAGACGCTGCAGGTCCCGTGGGGACAGGTGGAGTTCTCGCTGCTGGACGCGACGTTCACCATCACGTCGGGCAAGAGGGCGGAGTTCGGCTACGTCGGGAAGATCTCGGTGGATGCGCCCAAGAAGCACCAGAAGCGCATCGAGGGGTTCTTCTCGGTGGTGGAGCGCGAGCTGGCCGAGCGCAGCATCTACCGCGGGAAGGCCATCACGGCGCACGGCAGCGAGCCGGGCTTCGTGGACCTGGCCGGGGTGGACCCGGCGCGGGTGATCTACACCGAGGCGGTGGAGCGGCAGCTGGAGGTCAACCTCTGGGCGCCGCTGAAGTACACCGACGCGCTGCGGGCCACCGGCGTGGAGCTGAAGCGGGCCGTCCTGCTGGAGGGCCCGAACGGCACCGGCAAGACGATGGCCGGCGGGCTGGCAGGCCGGCTGGCCACCGAGAACGGCTGGACGTACATCGCGGTGCGGGCGCAGGATGACCCCATCGAGGCGCTGCACACGGCGCGGATGTACTCCCCGGCCGTGGTGATGATCGAGGACCTGGACACGATGGTCTCCTCGGAGACCAGCAGCCGGGAGCAGATCACCAAGGTGCTGGACGAGCTGGACGGCGTGCAGGCCAAGGGCGCGGACGTGATGGTGGTCTTCACCACCAACTACGCCGACGTCCTGGACCGCAACGTCATCCGGCCGGGGCGGCTGGACGCGGTGATCCACATCGCCGAGCTGGACGCTCCGGGTTACCAGCGGCTGGTGCGGGCGCTGGTGCCCGAGCGCCTGCTGGACCCCGCGGTGGACCTCGGCGTCGTGGCGGAGGCGATGGCCGGGTTCCTGCCGGCGTTCGCCAAGGAGGCGACGCAGCGGGCGATCCGCTACAGCCTGGCCCGTAACGAGGGCCAGCCGGGCGTCATCACCACCGCCGACCTGGTGGACGCGGCGCGCGGCATGGCCGACCACATCAGGCTGATGGCGGGGGCCGAGCACGCCCAGGACGGGCGGCCCGAGCTGGACCAGGCGTTCGGCGCGGCGGTCCAGCACGCTGTCAGGGAGTTCCTGGCGGCCACCCCCGGCCGCGTGGTGTCCATCACCGGCGACGAGGACGACCTGCACGGCGTGCTGCACAACGCCGCGGTGTCGTTCGACGGCAAGAAGGAGTAGCACTCACCTGACCGTGCACGGCCCGCTGCGGGACTCATCGCTCCCGCAGCGGGCCGCGTGCGCTGCAGATGGCGGCACGCGAGACAAGGAGGGCAGGGCAATGGCAGTGGTGACGGACGATGACGTCGAGGCGGCCCGCGCGGAGCTGGCCGCCTCCCATGAGGAGTTCAGCGACGACTGGGTGGCCGACCGGATCGGAGAGCTGGAGGGGGAGGCGGAGTGGCGGGTGACGCGCATCCGCGACGGGCGGGTGCTGGCCTCCGGCTTCGCTGACGAGGGCGACGCGGAGGCGTGGGCGGAGGACAACCTCTACACGCCGGGAGGTGACGTGTCGCTCGGGCAGGAGGACCCGCCCGAGCTGACGGCGCTGCGCGAGCTGGACACGCTGGCCAGCGAGCAGATCGGCGGCTGGGGGGACGGCTGCTCCATCCTCCGGGAGGACCGGGCCACCAGGCGGTGGGCCCAGGAGCAGTACGAGGAGGACATGAGCTACGGCTGCGTGCCCGACTGGGATGACAGCCCGTTCTGCTACATCGACTGGGACGCGGCCCGGGACTCGCTGGTCGAGTACCGGGACAAGATCAGCTGGGCGGGCCGGAGGTGGATCGGCCCGGAGTAGCCGCGCACCTGACCGCACACGGACGGCCCCGGGGAGAAGCGATCCCCGGGGCCGTCCGTGTGCGCTGCAGTGGCAGCGCACAACCTCACACCAGGTGGGCAACCGTAGAGAGGCAAATGGAATGGTAGCAGCAGACGACGCGCTGGTGCCGCCGTGGCTGGACAGGGTCGTCGATGACATCGCCGACCGCCAGCGGGCGGGTGCCGGCATCAGGGCAGTGAGCAGGCGGGCGGGCGAGTTTCCCTCGCGGGCGGCGATGCGGCTGGCCGGCGTGGCGATGGTGCCGGAGGCCAGGGACATCCTGGACGCGGCGATCACCGCGCACTGGCAGGGGCGCACGATGCTGTCCTATGCCGACCGCGAGCGGCACGCGGTGCCGGCTGACGCGGAGGTCGCGATCGGCGCCGGCTATCACGCGGCGGTGTACGCGGCGGCTCGCGTGCGGGCGGGGTTCCCCCCGCCGTACGTGATCGACCGGGCGGCCGCGGCGCGGATCGGCGGGGCGTTCCGGATGTCGGCCGCGCCGTCGTTCTGGCTCAACAGCGAGAACCGGCCGGGGCGGCCGGGGCTGCCGCTGGACGGCGGGGCGCTGAACTTCATCCCCGGCGCGATCCTACAGCCGTCGATGACGGGCGCCGGCGAGTTCACCGACAACGCGCAGATGGCGTTCGCCATCCGGGTGGCGCTGGCGCAGTACGCGCTGGTGGTCCCAGAGCTGACGGTCACCGGGATCGTGGCCGGCGACCGGCCGCGGCTGCAGTGCGAGGCGGGCGACGGCGAGTTCACCAGCCCTGTGGAGTGCGCGCGCGGCATCGACGCGCGCGGCATGGGCGATGAGAACGGCCTGTCCCCGGCGGGCGGCCAGCGGCCGGCCGACGGGGAGAGGGTGCTGACGTTCGGCCAGCTGATGGCCCTGATGGACGGCGACTTCCCGTTCCGCGGCATGGACCGGGTGGCCCTGGTCGGCAGCGGCGACAGCGCCCGGTGCGCGGCGGAGGCGCTGATGGGCATCGGCCCGCAGGCGGCGATGCGCAGCGCCATGCTGGACGGCTACCCGCGCATCGACTGGTACGCGCCGGGGCTGCCGGCCGACGCCCTCGCCTGGCGGATGACGCAGCGCGGCCGCTACCAGCGGCTGTCGTCCTACCTGCCGACCGTGATCACCGACGAGTTCGAGTACTACGACAGCGGCTCGGAAGGCGATGAGGTCAACACCGTCCGCTACCGGTCCGACCGCTACCACGACATCACGGTGATCGCCGAGCGCGGCGCCGTGACGCGGGCGGGCGATGAGGTGTACGTGAACGGCCGGGCCTACACCCACGCCGTGCTCTGCACCGGCATGACCCTGCCGCCGCTGGCCGGCGGCGAGGGCCAGGTGCTGACCACCGGCAGCAGGTTCCGTCCCGGGCCGGGCGTGGCCCTGGCGCGGCGGCTGATGCCGCGCGTGTACGCGGTGGGGCCGGCCGCGGGGCTGGACTTCGACCCGCGCGACAACGAGGCCGGCGTGACCGTGAACCCGGCCAGCAAGGTGGCCATGTTCCGGCTGGCCGGCAAGACCGCGCAGCTGGCCGGCCAGCTGCCGGAGGCGGACAAGGAGCCGGGAGCCTGAGCACTGGCGGCCGCGGGCGGGGGACACCTCCGCTCGCGGCCGCAGGCGCTCAGCCTGGAAGTGACAGCCCCAGAAGGAGGGGACATGGCATTCGATCAAGGCGCGCTGGTGCGCGCCGAGTTCACCGGCACGGTGATCACGGCGGGCGGCAGCCGCGACTTCACCAGCAAGGTGCGCGGCCCGGACGGCCGCACCCACTTGCTGGCCCTCAGTAACCAGGAGGGACGCCGGGCGGTGCTGGCCAACGCGTTCGCCTTCACCCGGCAGCCCGAGCGCGGCGCCACCGTGCGGGTGAGGCTCGCCGGGAAGGTGACCGGGCGGCCGGACGCGCTGCTGTCCGGCGCGCAGCCGGTGCGGGCCGACGGCTACTACGGGGTGCAGTACCTGAATCCGGGCAGCGACTACGTGCAGCTCGCGGACACGCCGGGCGGCACGGCGGCGGCCGGCAGGGTGCCGGACGGCACGAAGCTGGACGTCTCGTTCGCCGGCACGGTGGTCTCCCGCGAAACCGGCACCTACTCCACCAGGTCCGGCGCGGCGGCGGGCTACGCCGAGGGCGACACGGTGACTGTCAAGTTCACCGGCCGCGTGATCAGCGACCGCAACGTCAACAGCACGGCGCTGGTGGCGGAGGACAACGGGAAGCTGCACTACCTGTACCTCCCGGCGGGCCTCGCCACCCCGCGCGGGCGGCAGGCGGCGGGGACGGTGATCGAGGTCAGCTTCCGCGCGAGGCTGAAATCGAGGTCACCGGGCGGGGCGGGCGGCAGGCGGGAAGTGTACGCCATCGGGCCGGGCTACACCCACTACCTCGACATGTCCAGCCCGTCGGTGACCCGGCTGGACGCTGACGGCAGGCCGACGGGGAAGCCGGCAGAGGCGGACCCGCTGGCGGCCGCCTGCGCGGAGCTGGCCAAGCGCACCTCGTTCCGCGGCGACGAGGTGCGCGGCGAGATCGAGTCCCTGACCGGGGGCCTGCTCACCTGGGCGGCCAGGCGGGTCCGCAACGCCGAGGTGCTGAAGCAGGACTTCGCGGACAAGACCGAGGCGGAGTCCTGGATCGAGGACAACGACTACGACCCGCGCCGGGTGGAGGCGGTGCAGGTGGAGACGGGCGATCCCCCGCCGGAGCTGGCCGCGCTGCGCGAGCTGGACGAGCTGGGCGATGGCATCACCGAGGACTGGGAGGGCGGCGATGAGGTGGTCCGCGGCGACCAGTTCACCGCTGCCTACGCCCGGGACCAGTTCCGCGAGGACCTGGACGAGGAGGGGTGCGGCGTGGACCTGGAGGAGTGGCCGCTGAATCTCGTCGACTGGGACAAGGCGGCCGAGTCCCTCAAGGCCGGCCGCGAGTCGTTCGAGTGGGCCGGGCAGACCTGGTACAGCCGGGACTGGAGCTAGCAAGGCGCGCAGCCATGTCCGGGGGCGGCTTTTACGGGCCGTCCCCGCTCACGGCCGCACGGCAGACAGTCGGCGGAAGGCAGAGGAGAGCACATGTTCGGAATTGACGCAAAGCAGCTGGAGATCATCGCCCTGATGGCGCACACGCTGGTGCTGGAAGACACGGTGTGGGAGGCCGCCGTCGCGAGCGGCGCGTTCGACACCTCGGCGATGCCGTCTCCGGCGGAGGCGCGCGAGAAGCTGCACGCGCTGGTGGACCAGGTCGGCACGATGCTGTCGATGGCGGCCGCCATGGGCGAGGCGCTCGACGCGCTGGGCGGCGGGGCTCCCCGGGACGGGGACCCGGCGGGCGGCGAGGATGACATCCCGGACTTCATCCCCGAGAGCGAGGGCTGGAAGCTCTAGCCGCTGATCCTGGCGGGGCCGCGCGGTGGCCTTTCACTGCGCGGCCCCGCCGCACTACTGCACGGAAGGGAGAGAGCAATGCCCAGCTGGACGACAAGCGAGACGGTGCAGCGGTTCTGGAACTGCGCCGTCCCGGTGTGGGCGGACCACGGCGCGAACTGGAACGAGGTTTACAGCGCCATCGACATGGCGCACCGGAAGTACAAGGAGCTGTACGGCAGGGACCCCAGTGGCGACGCGATCCGCGTCATCGGCGGGGACGAGGAGATCATCATCCGGTTCGAGCTGCCCGCCCCGGAGCGGGCCGCTCAGGGGATCGCCTGGGCCTACGAGCTGAGCCCGGAGGAGGCAGGCCTCCTCAACGGCTGGCTGACCGCCGATATAGGCCGGCCGCGCATGGGCCGGCCGCCCCTGACGACCCGCTCGGCGACGTTCACTGAGACGCCGGGCGGCGGCGTCCTCATCAACGGGACGGCGGCATCATGAGCAAGGTGCGGATCGTGAAGGCGGTCCAGGTGAGCGAGGAGCGCCCCGTTCAGTGGGACGCCTGGGACGAGCAGGGCAATTACTGGCTGCTGACCTACAGCTTCGGGCAGGGCACGGCCGAGCAGCTGCCCGGCCCCGACCCGTGGCAGTGGCCGTACGACCGGGAGCCCGCGGCGGTGTTCAGCTACGGCGACCCGCTGGCCGGCACGCTGGACCTGGCGAAGTTCTGCGAGCTGGCCGGGCTGGAGCTGCGGCTGCGCAAGCCGCCGCTGATCAGGCGGCTGCTGGAGGCCGCTGCCTCGATCGGAGCGTTCTGGTGAGCCAGAGGGTAACGAGCGGGCGGTACGAGGGGTACGTCATGATCCCGGCCGACCACATCAAGGCAGCCGAGGACCTGCTTGTGCGGGCAGAAGCGGCGACCGCGAAAGGCGTCGGCGGTGCCACGCTGCTGACGAGCATGGCCGCTGTCCACGTTGCCATCGCGCAGGCGCAGATGCAAGGGCAGGGGCGAGCCTGATTGCTGGCGGCGGCGGGCGGGGAGTGATCCCGTCCGCCGCCGCAGGTGCTCAGGAAGTACCTGGATGAAGGCGGGATACTATGTAAAGTTAGGGTTACTACCGAGAGTCATAATCAGCTCAAGGAGAGAGCAGGCAGAAATGCCGTGGTTTGAGGTAACGGCCGAAGTGCAGGGCGCGGACATTTTCCTCCCCGGCTTCCCGCGCGGTGAGAGCGTCTGGATGGTGCCCTCATTCTGCGTGAACGCCGAGGACGAGTCGCAGGCGTACGCGATGGCCGAGGCCATCGTGGACCCGCTGCACATGACGGGCCTTCGCACGATCGAGGTAAAGCAGCTGAAGGGAAAGAAATGGGAGAGACGGAAGTAGCCGCGGCCGACGCGCTGGCGGCGCTTGCCAGGACGGAGCGCACGGGGCGCGCAAAGGGGCTCCGCATTCTGCGCAGCCTGGCAGCCGGCGTACGCGCAGAGCTGGCCAGCGGAGGGCCGTACACGCGGGAGCAGATCGCCAGCGTGTGCAACGCGGCTGCGGACGCAGCCCTGCCCGGGGAGGATGAATACGAGACCAGCGGCACCATCGCGCAGACAGACGAGTGCAACCTGTTCGTGAACCTGGCCATGGGCTGGATTGACGAGCCAGGCGCCACGGCGGACGAGATCATCGAGGCCAGCTACAGCGAGCCCGCGGAGACGGTGTGGGGGTGGGTGCTGTGAGAACCTGGACGGTCACCACGCAGCGCGGCAGCTGGGATTACGAGGCAGCCGACATCCCGCTGGCGCTCGGGCTGCACGACCTGCGGTTCGGCGACCAGTACCCCGATGACGAGGTGCTGGGCGTAACCGCGCAGCCGTCGCCGCGCACGGCCTACGCCGTCAGCTGGCGGATCGAGGTCGACGCGCACAGCCCGCGGGAGGCGGCGGAGGCCGCCCGTCATACGCAGCGCAGCCCGCTGTCGTGGGCGGTGGTCTTCGACGTGACGGCTCCCGACGGGACGCTGACGACGGTGGACCTGCTAGAGGAGGGGGAGGGGCCGTGATCGAACAGGCCATGATGAGCGAGATCGCCAGGCGCATCCAGATGCTTAGCGACGCGCAGCAGCACATGCGGTCAGGCAAGCCCTTCATGACCACCGGGCAGTTCTCGCGCTCACAGCTCATCGACATTACCGACCGCGAGATGCTGCAGCTGACGTGGGCGCTGGGCCTGCTCAAGCTAGGCCCGGGCACTAGCGAGGACGAGCGTTACGAGGCCGGCCGGGCCGTCTATCTCACGATCCGGGCGGGCGCGATGCCGGAGGTGCCGTCATGCCCGGAAACCTGATCCCGGTGCTGATCCTGGTGCTGGGGGCCGTCCGCGTCTTCATGGCGCTGGCCACCGGCCGGGCTGCGGCTGACCGCGGCCGGTCGCAGTGGGGCGGCATCTGGTTCGGCCTGATCCTGGGCCTGCTGGGGCTGTCCATCGTCATGCTGATGGCGCCCATGAGAGGAGAGCGGCAGTGAGCGTGTTCGGGCAGAGCCTGGAGAACAGCTGGGACTACGAGGCAGAGCGCATTGCAAAGCGGCTTGAGTACCTGCGCGCGGAGCTGCGCGCGGAGCGGATCAGCTACGGCGAGCTGGCCGAGCTGCAAGGCCTGGCCGGCTACATCGAACCCGGCGACACGGAGCTGCTGGAGGCTGCCGGGGTCCCCGAGTTCCACGAGGAGGAATGGTAATGAGGGCCATCAAGATCCCGCGCGAGCAGCGCATCCTGCTGCTGCCGAGAGCGATTCCGCGCCGCATCACGCGCCTGACCCTGCTGCGCACGATGTACCTGAAGCGGTGGGCCGGGGAACTGCCCGAAGGCGGCGTACTGACCCCGAATGGTCTCGCTGGCGGATGCTGCGGCCACTACTCGTTCTGGAAGCTGCGCATCCTGCTGCACCGGCACCCCGGCGACAGGCCGGTACCGCCGGACCTGCAGGCAGCCCTGCGCGGCGAAGCACCCGTTCCCGGGTGGTTCATGGGGGGAGAGGAGGAGTGATGAACGAGACCGAGGCGCAGGCGCTCCAGGGTGCCTGCTGGCAGCGCTACGTCACCATGAACCAGATCATCCGCAGGCACGAGGAGAACGTGCGGGCGGAACTGAGGCGCTTCGAGGACGAGCTGAAGCAGGCGGACACGGCGTTCGCGATCAGCCTGGGCCGTGACCTGCCGTGGACCACTCCCCCACAGCAGGGGGACAAGGAGGAGGAGGGATTATGAGCCGCAGGTTTTACAGGGGCACAAGGTGCCGCACCTGCCTGCGGCTGTTCATGGACTGGGCCGACAGCAAGCGGCACCGCCGCAGGACGAGACATAACTGAATACGGAGCCGCGCGGGTTCAGCCCTGTGCGCGTCACGGCGCAGCGCGGCACGAGGCCCTGAGCGGGCCGGGAGAGAAGGAGAGAGCAGTGAGCGAGGTGAGTATGGACCAGCACGTGGAATGGGTCACGCTGCAGGTCCGTCGCTGGCTTGAGACCGAGGAGCCGGAGTTCGTCCCCGGCGTGATCGCCTACATCCGGCGGCAGAACGAGGAGGCCGGCAACGAGCCCCCGGCCGAGGGCGGGGAGTGGGACGAGGACGTTGAGTACCTGGCGGACGAGGCAGAGGCGTTCGCGACGAGGCGGCTGATCCCGCACTGCGGGACCGCCCTGGTGCGGGATCTGGTGCGCGACGCGCTCAGCGAGGCCGACTGGCTGGAGCTGGCGGGGCAGTGGCTGGAGGGGAGCGTCACGTGAGCGGCTACGAGCTGAGCGCGGACGGGACGCCCGCGGTCTATCAGGCGCAGATGATCCACGAGGAGCGGCAGCGGCAGGACCCCGAGCACGACCGGGGCGGCTGCTGGTGCTGCTGCCAGGACTGCGACTGGGACCACGAGGCCGTCACAGCGGGGCGGCTAGAGAGGGGAGAGGGCTGGTGAGCGAGGAGCGCAACCGGTGGGGAGGCCCGTCACCCTGGGCGGGCAAGGATAGCCGCACAGATGCGCAGAAACTCGGCGACGCCGATTTCATGGCCGCAATGCACCGCATGAGGGACAGCTTCTGCCGCGCCAAGGACGAGCTGCGGGCGTTCATTCCCGAGGAGGCCTACGACGCGCTGGTCGGCGAGTTCTTCGACGGCTACGCGGAGGCGAAGCGCCTGTACGGCATCGGGCGGACGGAGGACGAGGGCTGCACGTGCTGCCAGGTTCGCAATCCCCGGATCTGGCCTCTCGGCGACCAGAGCGAGTGCGCGCACTGCGGGCACCTGGCCAAGTCGCATCAGGGGCGGGCGACGTGACGACGCTGACGATTAAGCCCGCTGTGCACGGCTGGGCGCTGTACGACCCGGACGGCGAGCTGATCGCCGGGGCGCGCAAGGCGTCCCAGCTGGAGGCGCGGGCGAATTACGACGGGTTCTCGGCCGTGATCGCGGGCGGGAAGTACCGGCCGGGGCAGGCAGTGGAGTTCCTGTCGCTGGCCCAGGGCTGGACGGCCGCCACGGTGGTCCGCTACGGCGAACCGCAGGAACAGCACGACCCCGCCGACCTGGCGGTGCTCGTGCGGGTATCAGGGCGCCCGTTCCTGGTGCCGGAGAGCAGGCTGCGCGAGGCGCAGCCGGATGAGTAAAGGAGAGCAAGGAGATGGGAGTTCATACCGTCTGGTCAGGCGTGATCAGCTGGGGGCTGGTCAATGTCCCCGTAAAGATGGGCAAGGCCACGGCCGACGATTCGGTGCCGATGCACCAGGTGCACGTTAAGGACGGCGGCCGGGTCCGGTATCGCAAGTACTGCGAGGCATGCGGCGAGGAGCTGCAGGCTGCCGACATCGGCCGCGGGGCCCAGCAGGGCGCCGGGCAGACGGTGGCGCTGACCCCGGAGGACATGGAGGGGCTGCCGCAGGCGGCGGCGAAGCAGGCGCAGGTGCAGTACTTCTGCGACGCCGGCGAGATTGACCCGCTGTCCGTCCGCACCTCGTACTACCTGATGCCGGACATGGGCGGCGGCAAGGCGTACCGGCTGCTGTATGAGGTGCTGGAGAGCGCCGGCACGGTGGCCGTGTGCACGATCGCCATCCGGTCGCGGGAGTCGCTGGCGGTGATCGCGCCGCGCAACGACGCGCTCATGCTGCACACCCTGTACTGGCCGTCGGAGGTCCGCGAGGAGCCGGAGTTCCTGCACCGGCTGGCCGCTGACCAGCCGTCCAGCGAGGCTGAGCGGAAGATGGCCGGCGCGTTCGTCAAGGGCGCCACGCAGGCGTTCGACCCGGACGTGCACACCGACGCCTACTCCGAGGCGGTGCGGGCGCTGGTAGACAGCCGGCAGCCCGTCGCGGCAGTGCCCGCCGGCTCGGGCACCGAGGCTGCGTCGGAGCTGATGGACCTGCTGAAGGCCCAGCTGGGCGCGCAGCGCGAGGCGAAGAAAGCGCAGCCGCGCAAGCGGGCGCGCAAGACTGCGGCCGGTGCGGCATGAGCGAGCAGCCGGAGCTGTACTACGGCCCGCGCACGAGGGACGACTACTGCGCGCGGCGCTACCGGCACGCCGGCCGGCAGTGCCCGAACCAGGTGGACTTCTACGTCAAGATCCCCGACGGGCGTGGGAGCGACTGGCGCAAGGCGCGGGCCGCGTGCACTGAGCACCTGGCGGAGGTGATCTGGCAGATGCAGCAGGACCACGGGATGTACGACGGGGAGTACCTGCTGCGCGCGGCCAGGATGGAGATAGAGATATGAGCACGCCGGCCGGGCTGCACCAGTATCTGGGCCGGTGGGCCTGCAACGCCTGCGGGGAGAAGTTCGACTCGCGCAGCCCCGGCGACCGCAAGGCGGCGCGCGAGCACGTCAGCACACACAAGGAGGCGGCAGTGGCAGAGGTACGGCAGGACGCATGGGACGTGCGCGTCGTCATCGAGCGGAAGGCGGTGGCGGCGCAGAGCGGGATCGAGGCGATCAGTGCGGTGACCGCGAAGCTGGACCGCGAGGGCATCGTGGTCGCGGAGGTCCACGCGCACCGCGCCGGGCAGACGATCGTCGAGGTCGCGCCGGAGGTGCGCGGTGAGGCATGAGGGCGTGTCGCGGCCGGAGCCGTCCCAGATCCCGGCAGAGCCGGTGCAGCCCGCTATGGACGCGGGTCAGCCGCCAGCGGTGCGGCATAACCACGTCACCCGCGACATAAAGCCGCGCGGGGCTTGTCCGGCCTGCGACCGCTATTGGCCAGTGACCGATGAGCGGAACGTGGGCATGGAGCTGATGGATGCCTGGAATGCCGCTCATCGCGACGGCGACGTCGCCATGATGGCGGTCATGGGCCACCAGGACCTGGCCGGGTACCGCTTCGTGATCCAGGTGAACGGCGCCGATTACCAGGTGACCGTCCGGGAGCTGGACGGGCCGGCCTGAGGGCCGGGTCGTGCACAGCATGCCTGTGCACGGTCCAGCTGGCAGGAGCGAGCAGAACAAGGAGAGCAGATGGAAACGCGAGATTCGATCCTCAGCGCGCTGCGGCGCGCGCTGGAGCAGCGCACCGAGTGGGACGAGGAGCCGGCGCTGTACTTCCTGTACATGGACGGCCTCGGGGCGCGGCTGTCGCAGGCCGCCGTGCCTTACGGCGCATGGCGGGGGCGGCCGCCGGAGGCGCTGGAGGAGATGTCCTACGCCCTGCAGAACGGCGCGGGGGAGCTGCGTCCCGCGGCACCGAAGTCGCTGTACGGCATGGCGTTCCGCTGCGAGGCGTACTTCGCCATGGCCAACGAGCGCACTAACCCCGGCTCGGGCAGGCGCCTGGAGGCGGACGCGCGGGCGCGCCGGATCAGCCAGCGGCCGGACCGGGTGGAGATCCGGTTCATCCAGGCGGTGGACCGGGACGGGACCGTCTACTACGTCTCGGAGCGGCGGGACACCGGCGAGGTCTCCAGCGACGTGATCCCCGCTGACGGCGACGGCCCCAAGGTCGGCGGGACCGTGCCGGAGGCACTGGACCGGATGGTGGCCGCCCTGCTGGGCGTCGCCATGCCGCCGAGAGCTGAGGCTTAGCCGTGAGGCAGAGCCTGGACGCCGGCGACGAGCTGGAGGACATCGAGCTGGGCGAGCGGGCGAGCTGGTGGCTGCTGAACTACCAGCTGGCCGGCCTGTACAGCGATCCCGCTGTCGCCGCGTCACACACAGCGCTGGCCATCTTCGGCTCGGTATGCGAGGCGGTGCGAGGCATGACCGGCCGCCAGGACGTGACCGGCCTGGTGCCGCGGGAGTGGCTGCCCTGGCCCCTGAGGGAGGAGGAAAAGCATGGCTGACCAAGGGCTGCTGAAGCCGCGCGTGTCCCTGGCAGGCTACGACAGGGCCCGCTACTGCGTGCTGGTCTGCCGCAAGGCCGGAGACGTGTTCATCAGCTGGTCCGGCACGTACAAGCCAGCCGCATTCAGGGCCTCGGTTGCGGTCAGCCCAAGCCGCGACAGCTGCACGTACCGGTGCTGCGTCGTGCGGCCAGGCTCCAGCCTGAGCCAGGCCGTTAACTGGGTCATCCGAGGCTGGCGGCCGCAGGTGAGCGAAATCGAGGTGCCATAAGCCGGGGGAGAGTATAGTAAGTAGCGTACGCTTTACACCCTTATCAGGGGCCGGAGGGAATCCGGCCCCTTGTCTGATCAGGAGGACCGGAATGATCATCAATCGCCTGCGGGCAGTCCTGTCGGCCATCGGCCGGCGCACGTGCGTCTGCTGCGGCTGCAACTGGGCCAGCTGCAGCTGCAGCTGCTGCTGCGGCTGAGCAAGTCCTGACGCCCGGGTCGTGCGCAGTCAACGGCGCTGCGCGCGGCCCAGCTGGCAGGAAAGCGAGCACGGAATATTCGAGGAGAGCAGATGACACTGCTGAGCGAGACTGGCCCTGCGGTCACCGGGAGCTTCTCGTGAGCGGCGGCCTCACCAGGAAACAGCTGGACGCGATGACGTGCGGCGGCCCCGGGGGCTGCGACCACACCGCCGGCGGCGGGCACGAGATGTACTTCCACGCCCGCTGCCACATGGAGGCAGGCACGGAGGCCAGCTACAAGGACGGGGTGATCACGATGAGCTGCGCGCAGTGCGGGCTGTTCATCGCCGACATCAAGGTGGCGGAGTCATGAACGAGCCGACGCAGGCCCAGCGTGACTGGGGCATGGAGGTCTACCCGGACCATTACCCGAGCGAGGGCTGCTGCGAGCTGAGGCCCGGCCAGCACCCGCTCACGCCGGAAGAGGCGCAGGCGGCGCGCGAGTGGGATGAGACCGAGCCGGGCCTGCGGCACCGGCTGCTCCGGCGCGAGGCCTCGTTCCTTCGCATGTCCGAGCAGGGCGTGCCGGAGGTCATGATCGCTAACCAGCGGCGCATGGTCAACGAGATCCGCCGCCGACTCGGCGAGCCCGTGCTGGAGGGAGAGGAGTGGGGGCCGTGAGGAACGCCAGCTACGACGACCCGAAGAGGTACCGGCGGCGGCCGCAGCGCGGCAAGACCGCACTGCCGTCAGGGCAGAAGTGGTACGACAGTTACCGCCGCTGCACCTGCGGCCACATAGCTGCACATCACGGAACCGATGATGTGCACGCCTGCAGGATGGAGTCCTGCGGGTGCGAGGGCTTCATGCCGAAGCCCCGGACACAAGGAGAGTGACTCAAAGTGAAGGTACTACTCAAGGCGCTGGCGGTGGCGGCGGTAGCCGCACCGCTGGCGGCATGCGGCGGGGCGCACAGCGCCAGCTTCAGCGGCGTGCCGGCCAGCCCGGTGGCGTCGGTGCCCGGCGCGGACAAGGCGGCGGCGCAGGTGATCATCGGCCAGTGCTTCCCCGTGAAGGCGAGCGGGGCGGCGCAGCTGAAGTTCGCCACGGCGCTGGTCAACGACCATCAGCCGCACCTGAACGGCACGCGCCAGCGGGTGCTGACCTGCGTGGGCGTGCCGCAGAACGCGGCGGCGCGGCAGCTGGCCGAGGGCGCGCTGATCACCGACATCGAGCACGTGAACTGGGCCAGCAAGGCCAGCCGGACGGTCTTCTGGGACCAGACGCTGGCCGCGTGGGTCCTGACATCGAGGGCGGGGGCATGACCGCCGCGCCGGCAACGCAGCCGCGCAGCCGGTCCACGGACGTGCCCCGGATCAGGCTTATCTCCTGGCCGGGCCTGGAGTCCGTCGCCTGGGGCGCGGTGATCGCGCACCTGGTCAAGTGGGCGGTGTCGTTCGCGTACTTCGCCACCTGGCAGGTGCGCTACGGCGTCGGCTACGGGAAGACCACGTTCACCGTCATCTACTGGAAGGATTTCTGGGACCGGCTGCCGGTGCACATCGAGAACCTGCTGGGCGCCAGCTGGTTCACCGGCCAGCAGGCACCGCAGTGGTGGGTGACATGGAGGCACGACATCCGCGACGTGGGCATCGCGGTGATCGCCACGATCATCGTGCGGCTGCTGTTCGCCAAGCCCAAGTACCCGGCCGGGGACCATCCCGGCTGGGGCGTGTACCTGACGCGGGTGCCGCTGGCTATCGGTGCCGCACTCGTGCCGGTCGCGCTGATCGGGCTGCTGGCGTGGCAGCTGCCGTGGCTGCTGCAGCACGGGCTGACGGTGCCGGCCCGCTACGGCGTGCTGGCATCGGAGGTCAACGGCTGGGTCGCGGCGGGCACCTGGATCACGGTGGCGATGGGCATCGCCGGCGGCCTGGTCGCCAGCCGCATCATGCAGCGGGTGGCCGACGACGTGCAGTGGTTCTTCGCCGAGCGGTCGGCGGCCAAGATCCGCGACGAGTCCCGGCTGGCGTTCGCCCAGGGGCGCGTCATCGGCACGCCGGCGCACCGAGCGCGGGTGCGCTGGCTGCTGGTCAATGAGCCGGAGCTGCCGGCCCGTAACGCGTGGCTGGTGCGCGCGCTGCTGGTGGTCGCGCTCTTCGCGATCATCTTCGCGGGCGCGGGGGCGTGGCTGAACCTGGCCGGCCCGGCGGCACCGCACTAAACGGTCTGCGGACCAGGCCGGCCACGGAGCATGTGCCCCGTGGCCGGCCTAGCTGGCAGAGCGAGCGGACAGTTAGGGACGGGCATGACGAAGTTCGAGGCAGTAGCCGCGCTGCAGCGGCGCATCCGCCGCGCCTGGGAGGAGAGCCATCCCGGGCTGGACTGGGATGAATGGAATGCGAGGTAAGGAGAGCCATGGAGAATCCGTCGTACTGGAAGCGGGCCGAGAAGGTCATCGCCGACGCGCACCGGGAGTGGAAAAAGGCGAGCCGCGGCGACGTGTGCGGCCTGTCCCTGCCGGCCACTATCGCAACCCGGCTGCGGGAAGCGGGCATCGTCAATGACGCGGACGAGCCGGCGCTGGGCTGGGAAGGGCTGGGGGAATCCCCCGAGGCGACCCGGAGGCCGCGGTGACCTTCACCAAGACCCGGACCGCAGAGCCGGAGGTCACGTACCGGAGCTGGAACTTCACCTACAAGCGCCCGCGCACAGGCGGCTGGCCGCTCCAAGGCCGGTTACAACAGCACCCTCGGCACTGGCCAGATAGCGACCAGGGAAGGGTGATAGCCCCGCCAGGCAGTTACAGGGCGAAACCCCCGCAAGGGGGTCCGCGGGTCAGGCCCGCGCTGACGAGCCCGTCAGTAAAGGAGAGAGAGTATGCGCAACCGTGAGGACAGGGTGCGCCGGGAGCTTCCCGGTGCACCCGAAGCCCTGGTCAGGGAGCTGGCCGGCTATCCCGCGTATCAGGTCGGCTTCATCCTGGCGGCGGTACGCCAGGGGAAGGCGGATGCGCTGAGCGCCGACAGGGCCAAGCGCAGGCAGCGCAAGGCGGAGGCCAGGAAGTACCGGTGGTACAGCCCGGCCGAGCTTGCCGGGCGGGACCGCCGGCTGCTGGACTCGGCCGGCCTGCGGGCTGCCGGGGACCTGGAGGCGCTGGCCGCGCTGGCCGCGTTCGCCCGGCAGGTCGACGCGCTCACGCACGAGGCGGTAGCGCGGCTGCGCGAGAGGTACTCCGACACCGAGATCGGCGAGGCGCTGGGCATCACCCGGCAGGCCGTCGGGCAGCGGTTCGGCATCCGTGGTAGCGCATAGCTTACACTTACAGGGAGGCGGGGCCGATTGAGGTCCTGTTGCAATCAGTCATTCCGGACGCCGCCTGGCGGCGGCTTTGCCCGGAAGGACAAGGAGAGTAATGGAGCCTGAACTGGCCATAGCGGAGACCGGGACTGCCGTGAACGCCCCGCGGGTCATGCCGGTGCTCGGCCTGCTCGTCCTGGCCGGGCGCGAGGGCATGCAGGCCGGGGCGATCTCCCGGGCCTTCACCGATCCGCCCGGCACCCTGGCCAGGGCCGTCAGGGTGAACGCCCTCCTGAAGGAGCTGGCGGCGGCCGGACGGGTCCGCCGCTCGCGGCGGACGGAGCCCTCGGACTGGTATCACCGCACCCCCTGCTACCGGTGGTACATCACGCCCGCCGGGGAGCAGTGGTGGCACTCCGGCGGGCGGGCTGGCCAGTGGCTGCGCGCCCGGCGGAGGGAGACGGAGCGGGCGGCGAACGCGGACAGGCGCCGCGACAGCTGGGAGCAGGCAGCACAGCAGGCACCGCGGCTCGCCGCGGCGGCGCGCGAGTCGGGCTGCATTGCCGAGCGGGACCGGGCGATCGGGGCGATGCGCGAGGCGGGCCTCAGCTACCAGCTGATCGGGGAGCAGTTCGGCATCTCGCGCGAGCGGGTGCGCCAGGTACTGAACGGCTCGCGCGCCTGGTGCCCATGCGGGTGCTCGGGCCCGCGGCCGGCCGGCCGCGGGCGGCTGGCGAGATACCAGCTGTACACGGAGGGCTCAGAATGGAACTGAGAATCGACCTGCCTGACGAGCTGGCAGGCGAGCTGGCGGCCGCTGCCGAGGCGCAGCTGCGCACGCCTGAGGCGCAGGCGGCATGGATACTGCGCAGCGCACTGAAAAATGCGGCCAACGGGGCGGGCCGCCAGCAGCGGCTGGCACGCTACCAGCCGGTCCTGAAGGAGCTGCGGGAGCTGCACCTGCAAGCCGGCAAGCCTTCTATCCGCGATATCGCCGAGCGGACCGGGCTCGGCCGCGGGCCCGTCCATCTTGCCCTCTCGGGGACCGTGTCGGCACCCTCCCTGCGCACCCTGGACGCGATGGTCCGCGACCTGGGCGGGGATACGGAGCACTTCCGCGCGATGTGGATTGAGGCGAACCGGTGAGCGAAACGTGGGCCTGGTACCAGCTGGCCGGAGGAGCTGACTGCGTGACAATCCGGCCGCGCGGCCACTCCATGGAACCGCTGATCCGCGACCGGGCGGAGGTCACCATCTGGCAGCTGGCCGCGGGCGAGCCGCTGGAGGTGGGGGACATCGTGCTGGCGCGCGTCCGCGGGCGCGTTTACCTGCACAAGGTAAGCGCTATCGACGGCAGCCGGGTGCAGATCAGCAATAACCACGGACATGTCAACGGGTGGACCGGGCGGGACAAGGTGGTCGGGAGGTACCGGTGAAGGCCGCCGACATCGCCGACGAAGTGTTCCTGGAGGCAGTCGCCGAGACGATGCCCATGCACGGCTGCACTTCCTGGCGTGCCCGCTGGGACGTGCACGCGACCCTGAACCGGAAGCTGGGCACGGAGATACCGGAAAAGCTGTTCCTGGCCAAGGCTCGCAAGCTCGGCCTCAAGGGCAAGCTCCTGGGCTGCACGTCCTGCCTGTGCCGGGGCGATTATCACCTGCCAGGCGAGCGCGACTCCTGATCCTGCCAGTCTACGGGGGTGACAGTGCGATACACTCCGGGGGACAGTCCGCTGCACCAGGGCGGAGCCGGATGGGCGGCTCCGCCCTGTCCGGGCCAGGCGAGGGGGCAGGCTTGAGGTATCTCTGCACCGGCGGCGCTGGGTTCCTCGGCTCCGCCATTACTGCGGCGCTGCTGGACAAGGGTCACCAGGTGACGGTCCTTGACGACTTCAGCCGCGGGCGGCCGGACCGGCTTGCCGGGCTGGGCTGCGAGGCTGTCGAAGCTGACGTTCGCAACTCCTGGGACGTGACGCAGGCAGCACAGGGGTGCGACGCGATCATCCACCTGGCGTTCGTCCAGGGCACGAGCGTTTTCTACGGGGAGCCGCGGCAGGTGCTGGACGTGGCCGTGCGCGGCATGACCTCGGTCGTGCAGGCCTGCGAGAACACCGGCATCCGCGAGCTGATGCTGGTCTCCAGCTCCGAGGCGTACGAAGTCCCCGACGTCTTCCCGACGCCGGAGACCACCCGGCTGGTGGTGCCGGACCCGCTCAACCCGCGCTTCTCCTACTCGGGCGGGAAGATCATCTCCGAGCTGATGGCCGTGGCGTGGCAGCGGACCGGCGTGCTGGACCGGGTCATGATCCTGCGGCCGCATAACATCGTCGGCCCGGACGCGGGTACCGGCCACGTGGTACCGCATTTCGCGCAGCGGATGAACCGGCTGGCCCGCATGCCCGAATACAACGGCACGGTCACCGTGACGCAGCCGATTCCCTTCCCGATCCAGGGCACCGGCCAGGAGACCAGGTCGCTGTGCTGGATCGGCGACTTCGTGAACCAGGTCATGCTGGTGCTGGAGAAGTCCCCGGCAGGGACTGAGATCTATCACCTGGGACAGCAGGACGAGCGGACCGTGGAGCAGATCGCCCGCCAGGTGGCTGCCTGCTACAACCGGGAGATCAAGGTGGTGCCCGGCACCTTGCTGAAGGGGTCGCCGAACCGCCGGCTGCCGGACACCCGCAAGCTGCGCGCACTCGGCTACCTGCCGGAGCCGGTGAGCTTCGAGGAGACGATCCGGCGCACCGCGACCTGGTACCAGGAGCACCCGTACGAGGAGAACACTGATGGCGTCCCCGGCTGAGGAATTCAGGGCCCGGATCATCCCGCCGCCCGAGGGCCGCTGGAACGACATCATCGACCATATGCAGTTCCTTCACGACACCGTGCTCGGCTACCGCAATCCCCGGGTTGTGGAGCTGGGCGTGAGGGGCGGCAACTCCACCTGCGCGCTGCTGTCGGCAGTGCAGCTGAACGGCGGTCACCTGTGGAGCTGCGACCTGGAGCCGCCTGGCAAGGGCGGCGACTGGGACCACCCCCCGGAGTGGGATGGCATCCCGGCGTGGACGTTCATCATAGGAGACTCGGTCAGCGACGCAGTCCTCGCGCAGATGCCGGCGGAGATCGACGTGCTGTTCGCGGATACATCGCACACGTACGAGCAAACGCTGGCCGAGCTGGAGGCCTACGTCCCCCGGGTCAGGCCCGGCGGAGTGGTGCTGCAGCACGACACGCAGTGCATTTCCGGCCCGCCCGGCGGCCGCGAGTTCCTGCCCACGCCGCGGGTGGAAGGCGAGGTCGCCCGCGCCATGGACGACTACTGCGAGAAGCACGGCCTGTCGTGGGCCAACCGGCAGAGCGGGGAGGGCCTGTTCGGCCTCGGGGTCATCCGCATACCGTCGGCCGGCAAGGGGCGCACGCCGCGCACGAGGCCCAAGCGGTGAGTGACGGCCGCGCGGGCGTCACCCGGGACCACTACACCGGCGACGGCGGGATGACCGCCTACGACGTGGTCGACAGCTTCGGCCTCGACTTCTACACCGGCAATGCCGTGCGCTACATTCTGTGCGCCAGGCAGCGCGGCGATTATCTCGGCGACCTGCGCCGGGCCCGCGACTACCTCGACGCGAAGATCGCGCGCATGGAGGACGCCGCGACCGCACGGAAGGCCGGGGCCGCGTGATCCCCCTGGAGCTGCTGCCCGCAGCCAGGCGCGTGCCGGGGATGATCTCGGTGACGGTGCCGTCCCGCGGCCGCCCGAAGGCGCTACGGGATTCCGTCCAGTCGCTGCGGGAGACGGCTGCCGACGTGAATCTCCTGGAGATCCTGGTCGCCTACGACCCTGACGATCCGGAGACGGCGCGGACCGCGCAGTCCCTGCACGTGAACGTCACCTGGGAGGCGCCCGAGCGGTACGGCTACGCGGGCAGCGCGAACTACTGGGCGGCGCTGCTCGGCTACGCGCGCGGCGAATGGGCGCTGCCGACGTGGAGCGACGACGCGGTAATGTGCACGCAAGGGTGGGATGACCTGATCCGCGCGCAGCCGTGGGGCACGATCGGCTACCTCGACGGCAACTATCCGGGGCTGACCTGCTTCCCGTCGGTGCACATGGACGCGCTGGCGGCGCTGGGCCGGCTGTGCCCGCTGCCGGCGATTGACACTTGGCTGGAGTATGCCGGCCGGGATGCCGGCATACTCACCCACCCCGGAATCTTCGTCCGGCAGGACCGGGCGGACATCAACGGGCTGAACGACGACCTGACGCACAAGGAGGGCGGCGACGCCTGGCGCGCCTCCAACTGCGGCGGGATGGCGTTCTATGCCGAGCCGTACAGCAGCTGGCGCGCGGAGGACACCGCCACGCTGCGCAAGCTGCACGAGGAGAGGGCATGAGCAAGGCCGACGATGACGCCGCTGCGTTCTACGAGGACCCTGAGCACCTGCGCCCCGCCGGCCCGTGGGTCGCGCGGCGGGTGCGCCCGGGAATCAAGAGCATCGTGTATGACAACCCCGCGCACGATCCGCGCAGCCACCAGACGCTGAATGCGGCCACGCAGCCGCACTGGGAGTACAACCCGGAGGCCCAGTGAGCCGCTGCTGTGCGTGCTCGGCGGAGACCGAGCAGGTCGTGGATCTCGGCCGGCAGTTCGTCACCGACTTCATCGAGCCGGGGCACCAGCGCCAGCGGAGCCCGCTGGCGCTGGTGCTGTGCACCGGCTGCCATCTCCTGCAGCTGGGCGACTTCATTGCGCGCGACGCGGTCTTCCATGATCGGTACGGCTTCCGCTCCGGCGTGAACGAGGCCGTCGTCGCGGACCTGCGGGACATCGCGCAGTACGCGCTGAAGCTGAAGCCGGACGCGAAGCGGTGGCTGGACATCGGCAGCAACGACGGGACGCTGCTGGGCGAGGTGCCGCTGCACGTCTACCGGGCCGGGATTGACCCGCTGGGCCAGTTCTCGGACATGGCGCGGGAGAAGGCCGACCGGATCGACGTGGCCTACTTCAGCCCGCAGTACTACTATGCCGGCGAGTTCGACGTGGTCACCTCGGCGGCGATGTTCTACGACCTGGAACAGCCGGGCGAGTTCGTGCGCGCGGTCCGGCAGGTGCTGGCGGCCGATGGCGTTTGGTGTGTCCAGATGAATTCCGCGCTGGGCATGCTGGAGAACAACACGATCGACAACGTGTGCCATGAGCACCTCACCTATTTCACGGTGACCACGCTGGACCGGCTGCTCGGCTGGCACGGCATGGAGGTCTTCGACGTTTCGCACCACGGCATGAAGGGCGGCGTCATGCGCGCCGCGATTGCCCGGGCCGGCAAGTACCGGGTGCAGCCGTCGGTCGCGGTGGCCAAGCACAGGGAACAGATGTCTTACGCCGACGAGCCGGTCACCTGGGCCCGGTGGAACCTGGACGTGCACAGTGAGCTGCGCCGGACGCGCGACTACCTGGAGCACGCGGCGGGCCGCGGCGAGACGACGATGGTGTACGGGGCCAGCACCCGCGGCGGCACGATGTTGCAGATCATCGGCGCATCGCAGCCGCTGGTGGAGTGCGCTGTGGACCGCCAGCAGGCCAAGGTCGGGAAGATAATGGCGTCCACTGGATTGCCGATCATTTCCGAGGACGAGATGCGCGCTGAGCCGCCCTCGAACCTGCTGGTAGCCCCGTGGTTCCTCCGGGCCGGTTTCATCGAGCGCGAGTCAGGCTTCCTTGACAAGGGCGGCCGCATGATCTTCCCCCTGCCGGAGTTCGAGGTGGTCCGGAGATGACTGCGGGGGTCTACCAGGCCTGGGCGGCCGGCGTCTGCCCCTGCTGTAGCTCGGCCCTGGACAGCTGGCCGGCACCGGATGGCCGCACGGTAGAGCCCGCCGCGATCGGCGAGGGCGTCATGCTGTGCGGGCGCTGCATCGGCAACCGTCACCACGAGGACCCGCCGGGGTTCGCCGGCCTGCTGCTGCGGGCAATTGCCGAGCGCAGCGATGCCTGTGTCGGAGGGCAGGTGAGCTTCGGGTGAGCAGGATCGGGAAGCTGGTACTGCGTGAGCGCGTCGGCGCCGAAGACGACCCGTATGGCTACTGGACGGAGTGGTGGGTCCCGCCTCCGCCGGACGGATCGCGCTTCCGCGTGACCAGCCAGGAGTGGGACGGCAATGAGGTACGGCGGATCTACGGCTGGGACCGCGACCATTTCGGGGAGCGCCGGTGAGGGCGTTTGTGATCTTCAGGGACAGGATTTCCTACGCGATCCCCTGCTGCGCGGCGCTGTGGACGGCTGGCCTCGACGTGACCATCGTCGACCACGGCAGCACCTATCCCGGGGCGGTCGACTGGCTGCACGACTGCGAACGCGACGGCATCCCCGTCTGGTATCACGGCGGCGGGAACCCGCGGGACCTGTGGGGCCGGCCGCAGTTCCGCGAAGCGGCAGCCGACGGGCCGTACGTGGTGACCGATCCTGACGTGATCCCGGATGAGGGCTGCCCACTGGACTGGCCGCAGCACCTGGAGAACCTGGTGTACGCGCACAATCAGCCGAAGGTCGGCCTGGGGCTGCGCGTCGACGACCTGCCGGACCACTATCCGCGCAAAAGGCAGGTGCTGGAGTGGGAGCAGCAGTACTGGCAGCGACAGGTGGCCGACGGCGTGTTCGAGGCGGGGACGGACACAACAATTGCGGTGAATCGTGCACTGCGGGGTTCCGACGGGCACAGCCTGGGCGGTTACCGGTCAGGCTCCCCCTATCTCGCCCGGCACCTGGCGTGGTATGAAGATCCGTCGAACCTGCCCGAAGACGTGGCCTATTACTATGCGCACATCCAGACGGGGATTAGTTTCTGGACTGTCGGCGCGCCGTCCTGCTGGGGAAACTAGGATCGTGTGCTGCGAGCACCCCGGGGCCGGCCGGACCTGAGGAAGCAGGCTCGACGTGAACGATGCTATCGAACGCTGGCTGCCGGTGCCCGTCCCCGAGTTCGCCGAGGTCTATCAAGTCAGCGACCTCGGCCGCGTACGCAGCCTGGACCGCATGGTTCGGCATAGCTACGGAAACCTCCGGCTGCAGCGCGGGCGGCTCTTGTCTCCAGTGCTAGGCAAGGCGGGGTACCTGCAAGTGACGCTCCGCCGAAATGACGGCGAGTGCCGGATAGGGCGGACATGCCACATCCACGTGCTCGTGCTCGGGGCCTTTGTCGGCCCGCGGCCGCCGGGGCAGGAGGGGCGCCACGGGCCGGGCGGACAGCGGGACAACCGGCTGGTCAATTTGTGCTACGGCAGCCGGATCGAGAACATCATGGATAAGTATCGCGATGGCACCATGCAGCGCGGAACCCAAGTGGCTAGCGCGAAGCTGACCGAGGAAATCGTGCGCGAGTGCAGGGTGCGCTACGCTGCAGGTGATGGCGATACGGCGTCGCTGGCGAAAGAGTTCGGCGTGAGCCAGCAGGGCATGTGGTACGCGGTTCACGGCGAGACCTGGAGGCACGTGAAGTGACAGAGCCAAGGCAGCTGCAGATGCCGCCGATCACGTCAGCGGTCACGCCCGCAGAGTCCCGGGCTCTGGCCAGGCTGGCGGAAGGCCAAGTGGTCTTGGAAATGGGTGCCCACTTTGGCTACTCAACAGTAGTCTTGGCCAGCGTCGCGGAGCACGTGATTAGCGTTGACTGGCACGCCGGCGACGTGCACGCCGGGCAATCAAATTCAGAGCCGGAGTTCAGGGCGAACCTGTGGCGCTACGGCGTGACCGACCGGGTGCGCGTCGAGGTCGGCAGGTTCGAAGACGTGCTCCCCCGGCTGGCGGCCGAGGGCGTCGTCACCGACGGAGCGTTCATCGACGCCCAGCACGATTCCGATTCGGTGCGCCGGGACCTGGCCCTCGCACTGCGGATCGTGAAGCCGGGTGGCTGGATCGCGTTCCATGATTACGGCCGCGGGCCGCACACCGGCAACCCCGGCTTCGGCGTGACCGAGGTCGCCGACGAGTTCGGCGTGGCGGGCGTCGCCGGGTGCTTGTGCTGGGGTTTTGTTCCGCCGGCCGGGGCGGGCGACGAGGAGCGTCAGGCGGCCGATGACCTGGTGCAGCTGTCTGAGGAACTGGGGCTCTACGACACGGGGCAATAGCGCTCAGTCGCTGTCGCTGCACATGCATACTGAATTACATGGGGGTAATCCGCAAACTGCCGCACGGCGTCGCGGCGCTGGCGCTGGCAGCCGTCATCTGGAGCATCGCCGCCCACCCGTGGGGCTGGCTTTACGGGCTAGGCGTGCACCCGTACCCGGAGAGTTCGTCGACCCCCTGGACCTACCAGATGTGGTCGGGGATTCTCCCGGCGCTGACGGTGATCTCGCTGTTCGGCTCGGTGTTCGGCCTCTGGCATTTGCACAACTGCCATGCCCCGGGCTGCTGGCGCCTGGGCAAGCACCGCGTCGACGGGACGCCGTGGTGCAGCAAGCACGCGGCGTCGGTGCCGAGCCGGGCGCTCGGGCGCACCGATCACGACCTGCTTGAGGAGATCTGCGATCACCTCGCGCACATCTCGAACGCGCTGGACCGGCAGTGACCAGCCGCGCCGACATCGCCACGGGCAGCCTGCTGGCCGCGATCGTCGGCTACGAGGCTGCCGCGTACCTGACGGGGCGGCCCAAGCTGACGGAGGTGTGCCGCAGGCGCCCGCTGCTGGCGCACGTGCTGGCCGGGGCGTGGCTGCTGCACGTGTTTGTCTATGCCCGGGAGGTGGCGGCGGAGGTCGCCCGGGAGGTGGCGGCGGAGGTCGCCCGGGAGGTGGCGGCGGAGACGGTCCGGGAGCTGGAGGGCGAGGCGGGTGGCACTTAACAAGCACCACCACCGGGCGCTGTACGTGCTCCTCGCGACGCTGCTGGCGATCGTGTTCATGGGCGTGCTGACCGGGTTCGCGCACCACGTGAGCACCTGGCACGGGGTCTACTGCGCCACCGGTTTTGCCACCACGGCGGGCTGCGACCTGCCGATGACCAGCCCCGAGGATTTCATCCTGGGCGAGGTCAGCATGGTGCTGATGATCCCGCTGCTGACGTCCGCCTTCTCGTTCCTGACGACCGCCCTGCTGGCCGACCACATGGAGCAGAACCCGCCCGCAGCCGCAGTAGCGTATACTGAACAAACGGGAGTAGCTCATAGCGGTCAAGAGCGCCGTCCTGATACGACGGAGGTGGGTGAGTGATTCCGCAGGCACCCTCCCGTACCAAAGGCTCGGGAAAGGGCAAGTTCCGGTTCGCCTGGGCCGAGCCCCTGGGGCTGGACGAATGCCCGTACGTCGTCAGGTGGATCGCCGAGACTCCCTGGGCGTCAGTCCGCGTCCACCACTGGACCGGTCCCGATGACACTCGTGCCCCCCATGACCATCCCTGGTGGTTCCTGACTTTCGTGCTCCGCGGCGGCTATACCGATACCAGCCCGGAAGGCGACGAGCATCTGTGCGCCCCCGTGGTGCGGTTCCGGCCGGCGCTGCACCGGCACGCCGTGGTGCCGGACGGGGACGGCGCCTGGACGCTGCTGGTGACTGGGCGCATCTTCCGGCCCTGGGGCTTCTGGCCTGACGGCAGGTTCGTCAAAGCGAACAAGTGGTTCCTCAGTCATGGCCACCGCCCGTGCGACTAGGACCGGACGGACTTGCGCACCGCGCGGCAGCGGGGGCAGGAACAGGACTCGGGCCCTTCGGCGTAGGGGCCGCACAGGTCCGGCGTCGGCCAGCCGGGCAGCAGGTCGTACGCCTTCGGGCCGTTCAGGCCGACCCACTCCTCGGCCTGGTGCCTGTATTCGGTGCCTGGCTCCGGCAGGGTGGCGAGGTACTGGCTAGTGGCCCACCAGAAGTTGCCGCCGTACATCGGGGTGGTGACCGGCCGGGCCGGTCCGGCGTCCCGCTCGGGCGTCAGCCAGTGGCAGCCGACCGTGTCATAGCCGTCCTCCAGGAGGCGGACGCACTCCCTCCAGCGGCCGACGACGTGGTGGGTCATGGAGCGCCGCCACATCGCGTTCCACTCGGAGTTGTCGAAGGTCCCCTTGGTGTGGCAGTACAGCACGGGGGTGTCCGCGGGAGCATCCCGCGCCCACTGCCGCATCGCGCTGAGTGTCAGCTGCTCATAGCCTGCGTCCCATTCCAGGAAGACGGGCAGGCAGGGCCAGGCCATCGTCTCCTTCAGCACGCCGCGCAGGGCGCTGCGGTCGGCCGGGTCGCCGACCACCCCCACGGTGATGTCGCCGTGGAACTTCGCCGCCCGCAGCGCAGCCGCGTGCTCGCCCGCTGGCTGTGGCCAGGGGCCGCCGGCGAAGGCGTGGTAGTAGTGGACGGGGGGCTTCACGCGGTCATCGCCGCGTGGATCTGGGCCATGGTCGGCGGCGCCGCCCGGCCGGCTGCCTTCGCCGCGGCCGCCGCCATCTGCTGGAGCATGTTCGTGTGGATCACGTCGATGCGGGCGCGCGCCTCGGCAGCCACGAACGGGTCGCGGATCACCGTCAGCTGGTTGTCCTGCTTCGACTCGCCGCCCGCGGACCAGTTGGTGCTGCCTGTCACGATGTCCAGCCCGTCGACGATGACGAGCTTTTGATGCATGATGGCGCCCTTCTCGCTGCGCCCGATCGCGAGAGAGTTGGCCGGGTAGTTGTTCTTGGCGAGCAGCGCCTTCTCGTGCACGCCGCCCGCCTGGCTGGAGTCCAGGGACAGCTGCACGAAGATGCCGGGGTCGTCCAGCTTGCCGTGGATCGCCGTGGCCAGGTCGTCGTCGTCGAAGCCGTACATGGCCACGACCAGCGACTTGGATGCTGAAGCGACCAGCTCAGCGAGTACCGCGTGCACCTCGTCGACCGGGGAGTAGAAGGTGAGCGCCGAGGCGGGGTAGCCGGGCGCGAACGGGGCCGCCTTGTGGGTGGCGAGCGCCGCGAACTCGGCGTCGGGCAGGGCCATGGCTATATCTCCCGCGTGCGGATCGTCGTAAGCGTCCCGATGCTGAACGGCCCTTCGGAGAACTCAACTGTCCAGTCGCCGACGTTGACCAGTTCCTCCTGGCCGTCACTGCGGGTGATGATCAGCGTGGCCTGCCTGCCGTGCAGGATGCTTGCGCCTGCGTTCCGGTCCATCAGTCTCCCTCGTCCAGTGACGGGGACGTGCGGTCCACGACCGTGACCGACTCGACCGCCACGGTGCCGACCGGATTGTACCCGCTGCTGTCGTGCACGCGGCCCACGGTGAACGGGAGGCTCAGGCAGCGGAACCAGACGCGCACTATCTCGCCCTCGGGGCTGACCTGGATGTCGATGGTGCCGGTCTGATGGATGGTGTCCATGCCGCCGTAGGCGTGCCGGGTCTTGTCCGGGGGCTCGGGCCTGCCCTGGCTGAAGCCGGGGATGCGGACCATCAGTACGTCCTTCCGGTGACGGGCGGCGGCTCCGGGTCTGGCTGGCGGGCCTTCCTGATCCGGCGTATCTCGGTGACGCACTCGCGTGCTCCGCAGGTTACCGTGCTCGCGCCGTCGGTGCCGCGCGAGGCGCGGTAGGGCTTGCCGCAGATGACGCACTTGCGGTCCCTGGGCTTGTAGCCGGCCATCTCCGCTGCCTTGAGGCCGCCGGCCACCTGGTTGCAGCGCTGATTGCAGACCCGGCAGGGCGAGTTGTGGGACAGGCCGAGGTACCCGGGGCTGCCGTCATCGCGGTGGTCGAGGTCCACCTTGTCGCCATGCTCCAGCGGGTGGCCGCACCGGCAGCAGGGCGTGACGCCCCACTGCACCAACGGGATGATCGCGTCGCGCGCCCGCCGGTGAGCGGAGCCGTAACGGGGCCGGGGCATCACGCACTCTAGTCGCCCAGCTCGGCCGTGATGCGGTCGATCTGCTCCTGCAGCCAGGCTCGGCCGCCGTCATCGCCGCCCTCGACGACGCTCACGACGTGATCGGCCACCTCGGCGGCGGACAGGCCGACCGCATGGTGGTGGACCAGCGCATTGACCAGGGTGCCCGCTAGGTTGTACCGCTTCGTGCGGCCGGACAGCAGCGCCATGTACAGCAGCCGCCGGGTCTCGTCGAAGTCGGTCTTGTCGCCGTCGCCGATAGTCTTAGCCATCTGAACCGTCCCGTATCAGGTAGAGTGCTTTCACCCTGGAGTGTAATGCGCCCGTCTCGCCGCATCAGAGGTACCCCGATCTCAGCCGCACGGTGTCCACCTTGTGGCCGCGGAGGCCCTGCCCGTATTCGTCCCGGTAGAACCACCGCAGGCAGCGGCAGTCGCAGTAGCAGCGGTCGCAGTCCATGCAGGTGAACCACTCCAGGCAGCGGCCGGCCTGCTCGCACAGGTCTTCCCAGTAGTCATGCGCCGTCACCCCGGCAGCCGCCAGGCGCCCCTGGTCCGGTAAAACCCGAAGATCCCGGTCATGCTCCTGACGCTGAGGCAGCCGCGGCCGTCCGGGAGGGCCTTCCAGTGCTGCTCCCGGTCGGTCACGGTGGCGAACCGCAGGCCGCAGGTGTCACACTGCACCGGCTCGGTCCGCCTCTTGAGCTTCATCCTGTTGGACACCGGCCTCTCCTTCCTGCGCCAGGCGCCAGGCGATGCACAGCGGGCACGCTCCCGTGCGGCCCCTGCGGTTCAGGCAGCCGCGGCAGAGGCTTGTCATCCGAACTGGTCCATCCAGATGTGGCCGGTGATGAAGATGACGAACATCATCCACATCAGGAAGGACAGCCACCAGGCGAGCGTGTGGATGTTCCCGGCGGTGGCGATTCCCACGTGCAGCTCGTGGCGCGCGTACCAGGACAGGGTGTTGTCGACATGCTGCACCGGGTGCGTCGCCAGCGCAATCCCCTCGGGGATTCCGAACGCGGTCAGGACCCAGAAGCCCGATATCGAGAGGAACGCCGGCCAGTACCAGTTGCCCCAGGTTGCCACAATTTCCTCCTTATTTCCCGGGATAGGCCGCACCGGCGGCACACCCATTCGCCGTCCCGCCTGACGTAGATGCATGCCCACGGCAGGCAGGTGACCGTGCCCGTCAGTCCTCCTCGGCCAGTGCCCTGGCGAGCACGTCGATGACCGAGTCCAGGTCCAGCAGGACGTCGCGGCGCGGGCGCACCTGCTGCTCGGGCAGCCCGCGGCGCAGCCGCACTGCCTGCGCCGCCCACCGCTTGCGCTCGGCTGCCCGGCCGGCGGCGTAGCCCTTCTGGTACGCCGTCAGGTTGTTGTCAGCTGCCATCGCTCATCCAGCAGCATGTCGATGAGTTCGGCTGCGCGCCCGGTGCGCGGCATGTGCCGCAGCTCGTCCAGCATGGCGTCCAGGTGCCCGACGGTCGGGAACTCGGCCGCCTCCTCGCAGATCCGGCCCGCTGCCTTGATGCGGGCCAGGTCCTCCCTCTTGCCCATCTGCTCTCCTGTCTCTCCTTGTTACGCGCCTTCGCGCGCGAACTCCGTCAGCAGCGGCACCAGCACCCGGTGCAGCTCGTACAGCTTGCCCATCGGGTAGGTGCGGGCCGGGCGCCCGGCCGCCCCGGTGCGCCGGAAGCCCCGCGGCTGCAGCCGGGTGACGTGCACCATTCCGGCCAGCTGCTCCTCGGTGATCGGCGGGTACAGCTCGCTGACCGCCTCCTTCAGCGTGAGCAGCACCTCGCCGTCGCCGCGCCGGTGCCGGGCTACCATAGCGGGTCCGCTCCGGACGGCGGTGCCAGGTCGGCGGTGCGCTCGCGCTCCACCGCGTGCCGCGCCTCCGCATAGCGCTCGCGGGCCAGGCCGCCGGCGCCGCAGAGCCGTTCCAGCTTGCGTTCCCGGACGGCGGCGTCGCACAGCGGGCAGTGCAGCCGGTGGTCGCGCCAGCTCTCCTCGGCGGCCCGCATCTCCGCGCGGGCCAATGTCAATTGCAGGCTCATGTCAGTGCCCCCAGGCGAGCACGGGGCTGCCGTCCAGCCGGGAGATGTCCAGCCGCGCCGTCGGGCGCTCGCCGTCATCATCGGCGCAGGACGGGTTGAAGCAGGCCACGAGCCCCGCCACGATCGCGACCTTCAGTGAATAGCACTCGCAGTACGGGCAGGCCGGCGGCATCTCATCGGGCGCGTTGCGCAGCCGCTCCCAGCGCAGCGCCTCATCGACGGCGGGCAGCTGCCGGATGCGCAGCGCCACCTTGCCCAGCTCGCGCTGCGCCCGGCGCAGCGTCGGGCGGGTGACGGCCACTTCCATGGCGGTGATGGCCGCCAGCACCGGGCCGGTGTTGCCGGAGCGGTGCGAGCGGCGCGCCACGGTGCCGGAGACTTCCTGGCGCATCTCCGATTCGATGTCGCGGATCATCGCGTGGGTGTCGAACAGCGCGCAGGCGACCTCGCTGTTCCACGGCGGCCGAGAGAAGGGGGTGAACGCGGTGGACTCGGTGGGCACGCAGTCGGCCTGCGCGAGGAGCGTCTCCGCGACGGCAATCCAGTGGCCAAGGTCGGCGCAGATCCTGGCCAGGTCGCTGTCGTTCACCAGTCCCCACCTGTTATCCCCATGCTCATGGCGTCCTTGGCAAGCCTTGCGCAGCGGTCTCGTTCTGCGCCTTCCAGTTGCACCAGTGCCCTGACTTCTTCACCCTGGGGCAGCGTCTCGTCCTTGTAGGCCAGGTATTTCTCGGTGACCAGGCCGGCGGCGGCGAACTCGTCGGGGCTGTCGCCGCGGGCGGCTTCGACCTGCGCGTTCAGCTCCATGGCGTACAGCTGCCAGCGCAGCCAGCTGACGTTGAGCAGGCAGACGATGGCGGCCTGCGGGGACAGCTGCTTGGCGGGGTCGAGCAGCGCGGCCCAGGCGGTGACGACGGCGCCGGGGGGCGGGGCGGGCAGCGCGGCCCGCTGCGGGGGCTTAGCGGGCACCGTCGGCTGCCAGCATCAGCGCGACCTCAGCGCAGTGCTCCAGGCCCTCGTCCGCCGTGCCGTGGTGATTGACCCAGCCCTCGGCGGCCAGCTCGGCGAGCACGGCGACGACCGCGCCCCAGTCGGCGGGGTTCTCCATGGCGGAGGCGGCGGCGGCGAAGTCCTCGTCGGGCACCGATCCGGGCCCTTGCGCCAGCACCCGGACGTTCAGGGTGATCAGGCTCCATGCTGTCCGGACCGCGTCCGGCCGGCTCATTACCGCCACCGTGCCCCCCTTGCTCCCGCGCTGTTGGCGGCAGGCCCCCCGGGCGGTCCTTCGGACGCTCCCGGAAGGTCTGCTGCTGCCCTTTTTATCCCCTGGCAGCGGGCAGGACAAGCACTTCGGGTTAATTTGCGCCACTAATCTTTACTAAGAACTAGTTAAGGACCGTTTAATGTGCGATATGCTTGGGTAGCGCACCCGTCACAGGGCAGGAGAGAGCCATGCGGGGCACCCCTCAATCGGACGGACGGCTGGCGAATCTTATCAGGCTCCAGCGCGAGGAGCTGGGCTGGAGCCAGGAAGACGCCGGCCGTGAATCGGGTATCTCCAAGTCCCGGTGGCGGCAGATCGAGCACGGCGAGCCGGCGCCGGCGGGCACGGTGGCCAGGATGCTGGACGCCCTGGAGATCCGTCCCGAGACCGCCCGGGAGCTGGGCCGCGACGATATCGCGAAAGCCCTGCGCATGCGGCACGACCTGCTCGGCCGCGAACGGATGCCGCCCTGGATCGCCGGCGAGACCGAGGCGCACCTGTGGAAGACCCCCGCCGCCACCGACGCCGAGCGCCGCTACCTCATCACGTCGCTGCGGGTGATGCGCGCCGACCCGCGGCTGGCCGCGGACGGCAACGGCAGCCGGAACGGGCGGAGAGGGCGAACCGGGTAGCGCACGCTTTATGCCGGGCATAGGATAGCCGGGTGACCGAAAACCTCCCCGCCCGTCGGCAGGCGCAGCCCGTGAGCCTCGATGACATCACTGACCTGGACCAGGCGCTGCGCTTCTGCGACGTGATCTCGCAGTCCGGGCTGCTGCCCGCCGCGCTGCGCGGCAAGCCCGCGAACGTGCTGCACCTGCACCTGATGGCCCGCGAGATGGGCATGTCGCTGGTGCAGGCGGCGCGGGAGATCTACTTCCCGGCCGGGGGGCAGCCGCAGCTGCGCGGCCGGTACCTGCTGGCCCGGCTGCGCAAGGCCGGGCACGACTACTGGTGGGAGGAGACCGCCGAGGGCTGCACGTTCTTCATCAAGCGCGGGGACAACCCGCGCAACTACAGCGCAACGTTCACCATCGCCGACGCGCTGACGGCCGGCCTGGTCGCCGAGCAGGACGGGGAGATCGTCGCGCTGTCATACGAGGGCAAGCCGATGCCGTGGCAGCTGTGGCAGAAGGACATGCTGTTCTGGCGCGCAGCGGCGCGCGCCGTCGGCCGCAGCGCCCCCGAGGTGGCGATGGGCTTCGACCTGATGGAGGCTGCGCCGCCGCAGGACCCTTCCCCGCAGGGCCCGCCGCCTTCCCCGGGCGGGCCGGCGCCTGCTGCCGCTGCGGGTGCCGCCCCGGCTCCGTCGCCCCCCGCTTCGGAGCCGGGGCCCTCCCCGGCACTGGTGGCCGAGCTGCAGGAGCTGGACAAGTCCTATCGCGGTCCGCTGGAGCAGGCCGAGACCCGCGGCGACGCGGTCGCCGCAATCGAGGAGGACCTGGCGGACATGCGCCTGCCCGGCCCCGCCTCCCGCGAGGAGCAGCAGCGCCTGTCTGAGGAGTTCGCCAGGTTCGGCTGGCTGCCCCGCAAGCACAAGACCGCGGTACTGGAGGCGTGCACGGCGTTCTGCGGCCGGCCGATCCTGGCGGCCAGCGACCTTACCTCGGACGAGGTGAGCCGGATGGTCACCGACATGGCCACCGTCAAGGGCGCCGACACCGAGGCCGGGCCGGTGGCGCTGGCCGACCGGGTGGAGGTGTGGCGGCAGAAGATTCGCGAGGCCGACCCGGAGCTGGCGGGGGTGCTGTTCGGTGGATGATGCCGAGCTGGCCGACGCGCTGGCGAGGCAGTTCGCCGAGTGCCGGGAGCTGGACCTGCCCATCCCGGACCTGCCGCTGGACACGCCCGCGGGCCGGCGAATGGCCTACGGGTGGCTGGAGAAGAGGATCTACGAGCGGCGGCGGGGGGCTGGTGAGTAGCTCAGGCAGCGGCGCTCAGATCGGCCCCGCCTGGCCAGGCCGCCTGATAGCGCGGCTGATGCTCGGCCTGACGCTGCCCGCGCCTGACTGGAACGAGCCGCAGCAGGTACGGCCTGTCGGCATGCCCATGATGCCGGCGCCGACCGGTTTCGAGCCCGATCCGCACGTGTGCCTGTGCAGGCGGCGAAGCGCCTGGCCGTGCCCGGTGCACCCCGCCGTCGGATTTAGCGAGGCCATGGCGAGGATCGAGGCACAGCAGCGGCAGGTCATGATGATATTGCCCCCGTCAGTCAGCCTGGTGCCGTGATCTTGTGCACGCGGCTGCTGGTGATCAACAGCCACCTGGACGGGGCCGGCATCCGGATCATCGACGAGGCAGTCATCCTCGACGTCTCCATGGTGGACGAGACGCACGTGTTCGGCATCGACCCGGATAACCCGGACGTGCTGCACATCGCGGGAGACGTGCCGCTCGACAACGAGGGGCGGGTCAGGGAGTTCCGGGACCCGCCCGCAGGGCTAGCCGAGGCCGGCCCACCTCTCTGAGGGGTAGTTGCCGTCCCCGGCCTCGTCGATGTGGGAGTTGAACCCGATGAAGTTGTTCTTCAGGTCCACGGTCCAGTGATGGCCGGCGGAGTCCACGCGGTAGGGCATGACCCAGTGCACGCCGCCGGAGACCTGCTCTTCGCTGAAGATCTGGCTCTGCGCGCTCACGCAGTTCCCGAGCAGGCCGAAGTTGCCATCACCGGCGTGGTTGGCGCCGTTGTAGGTGACGCACAGGCCGCCCTGCTCGTTGACGAGTTCCCCTGCGCCGTTGAGCGCGAAGATCTGCGACTGCGCCTGCGCGCAGCCGCCGAGCACAAGTTCGCTGCCGGCCTTGAGCCCGTTGAGGGCGGTGATGCACCAGGTGGGCGCCTCAGCGAGCTGGATCTCGCCGGTGATGGCCGCATGGGCAGCCGGCGCCGAGGTGGCTGCGGCCGCGGACCCGGCTGCTGCCAGGGCGAGGGCGGCTGCTGTGACCGTGAGTTTGCGTATCGTTGTCATGCGCGGATCGTAACGCCGCTGCTACGCTCCGCGCAAGAGTGGCCGTGAAAACAGTGCGCTACACTTGAGCCGTGAAGCAGAAGGGCGACTGATGGGCCGGGACAAGCTGGCGGGCGACGCGCTCGCCCCCTACGATGTGCCGCCGGCGTGCCGGCTTGCTGCCGCGCTGACCCTGGACGACCATGCGGCGGACCGCGGGGAGCGGCACGACCTCCTGGAGATGTGCGGGCTCGCGGACCAGGAGTGGCTGGTTGAGATGCAGCGGGCGAAGGAGCGGTGACCCGGGAAGCGAGCAGCCCCGGCGCCTGGCCGGGGCTGCTCCCAGGGTGCGAAGGGCATCCGCCCTCAGTTTACCTGCCACTGTGCGGCGTCCTTTCCGGGTTCCGCTGCGTGCGCGCCGGGTTGTTCTTCGTCCGCCGGTGCTCGGCGGCGTACCTGGCGCACTTCTTGCGGTTCCGGTTGTGCTTGCGGTTTTTCTTCCCGCCCTTGTGCGGTGGCATGGGGTGATCTCACCCCCTCTCATGCTGGCTCCTTAGCCTCTGGGCATGAGATGCCGGTTCAGCATGCCGTCTCCTCTCGCTGGAGTGTCAGACCCCTTCTGTTGAACGGGGTACATGAAGCATAACGCATGCGCTACAGTAGCCGTCGAGGCGGCCGGCCGACAAGCGGTCGGAATACCGGCGACAGCCTAGCGATCACGGAGGGCATCATGCCACCACGTGCCCAGCAGCCGCCGCAGATCACCCTGCAGCGCATCGGGCGTGCAACGCTCAGCATTCCGATCCAGGGACTCACCCCCCTGATCGTTAACAAATTCAGCGCCAAGGCCCAGGCGCAGATGCTGGCAAAGCAGATGGGCGAAGTCGTCCAGCGCGAGCACAAGAACCCCGAGGAGATGTTCCGCGGAGCCATGCACCTCTTCGCCGACGGTCGCTCCGGGATGCCGGCTGTCGCATTCAAGGGCGCGGTCGTTGACGCCGCGCGGTTTTTCCCCGGACAGAAGCTGACCATGGAGTCACTCAAGCGGACGATCTTCGTGCACGGCGAAGGCGGTGAGGACGGCGATCTCCTGGTGCCGATCTACGGCGAGTGGACGGGTGACCCTGCGACACTCAAGCCCGCCGAGCCGACGATGCGGCAGGATTACGCCAGGAACGAGTCAGGCGTAGCCGACATCCGCTTCCGGCCGCAGTATTCCCCGTGGAGCGCGGTCCTCAGCGTCACCTACCCGTCGGCCCTGTATAAGAGCGACACCATCGTCGCGCTGGTCGACGCGGCCGGACTGAGCGGCCTCGGCGAGTGGCGCCCCGGCTCCAAGGAATCCAAGACTGGCAGCTACGGCACCTTCACGGTGCCAGCGGACGCCAAAATCACCAAGGTCACGCTGTGACCGTGATCAGGGTCATCCAGCCTGACGATCCCGTCCGCCGGGAGATCCGGCAGCTTGCGGACGAGGGCGGTAATGTGTCAGCGTTCGCGGTTCTTGAGGCGGCCCGGCCGGACGGGAGCCCGTTGCATGACCGGTTCACCTGGAACGACGCCGAGGCTGCCGAACGGTACAGGTTCGCGCAGGCGACGGCGCTCATCCGCAGCTGCCGGCTCAAGGTCCTGGAGGAGGCTGCCGACGGCGAGGTGCGCCAGTACCTGCTGCGCGAGTACCAGGCGGGCCGCAACGTCGGCCGGACGGTGCCGCCAGGCACGTACGTCGCGGCCGAATCGATAACCGACCTGGAGCGGCGCATCCTCCTCAGCCGGATGGCGAGAGAGATAGCCGCACTCCGGGCACGGTACCAGGCGCTGCCCGAATTCTGGGCCGCGCTGCGAAGCATGATGGGTGAACAGGACGCAGCGGCATCTGGCGAGTGAGCCCGGCTCACGAATAGGGATGGACACGGATAGGCAGGGTCCGGCCAGGCAAGGCTCGGCATGGCAGGGTTGGCTAGGCACGGCTCGGCTGGGAAGGGCTTGGCACGGCAGGGACGGGCTAGGCGCGGATCGGCAGGCAAGGTCAGGTGAGGCCAGGCGCGGCAAGGCCTGCAGGGGCGGGGTTCGGCAAGGCAAGGCCTGGCAGGCGTGGTCAGGTGAGGACGGGACCGGCCCGGCATGGCTGGGCGCGGCGTGGCTTGGCAGGGGCGGATAGGTCCGGCGCGGCAGGCACAGGGGTCGTTCGGACAGGCCAGCATCGGCAGCAGCGGACAGGCGCGCATGGCGTCGGCAAGGGAAGGGGCGCATCGGCAGGGGCGGCAGGATAGGTTCGGCCTGGCGGGCAAGGCAGCGGCTCCGCAGGGCGTGGCGCGGTGTGGCGGGACTGGAATGTCAGACCCCCGGTCCATGATGTGCTTCATGGATACACCTACCGCTACTCAATTGCTAGGCTCCTGGGACGCATCGCGTCCCAGGAGCCAGCAGCGCGAACTCGGCATGAGTGAAATCGGCGGTTGCCGCCGTCAGGCCGGCTACCGCCTTGCCGGCTTCCCCGCGGCACAGCTCAGCAGCACGCCCGCAGTCATGGGTACGGCCATCCACCTGGTGTTCGCTGATGCAGCGCGTGCCGTCCTGGGCGACAGTGCGATCATCGAAGATGCGGTTTCCTTCGCCGGCCTCCTCGGTCACCCGGACCTGTTCCACGATGGACTGGTGGTCGACCTCAAGACCACTGCTTATGCCGTCCAGCTCGACAAGGTTCGCCGCGAGGGACCGCCCGCGCGGCACGTCTGGCAATGCTCCCTGTACGCCGCCGCGCTCACTGTCCGCGGTCACCAGGTCAGGCGAATCCGGCTGAATTACCTGGATCGGTCGAACGGCGAGGAGGTCGTCTGGGAGGACGACTTCAAGCTCCAGCACGTCCGGGATGCCCTGGCCTGGGTCGAGGCTGTCAAGCGCGGGCCGCTGCAGTCGCTGCCGCGGGACTACAGCCCCGACTCCGCGTACTGCCGCAACTGCCCTTTCTTTTCCGAGTGCTGGGGGCGGGGCGTGCCCGAGCGCGACCCGCGGACGGTGTTGTACTTGGAGGACCCCGACGCGGAGCGGTGGCTGAAGCAGCTCGCCGCGGCCCGCGAGGCGAAGGCCGCCGCGGAGGCGCTGGAGGAGGAGGCGAAGGGCGCGCTGGACGCGCTGCGCACCGTCACCAGGCCGGGCGAGAGCCAGGAGGTCACGGCCGGCGTGATGACCGCGCGGATCACGATGACCAGGGGGCGCAGCTCGCTGGACCGCAAGCAGGTGGAAGAGGATTACGCGCGGGCCGGCGCGGAGCCGCCTATTAAGTACGGTAAACCGTCCGTCACCATTACCCTGTTGTCATGACGACGCTCTCGTTCTGGAAGGTGCCGTTCAGCGCCCAGGAGGTGCTGGACATGGTGCAGGAATGCGACAGCCTGCAGGAGTTCGAGCAGCGGTTCTGCGAGGCGGCCGAGGAGCGGAGCAGGTCGTGACTGCCGTCGCGTACCGCCGGTACTTCCTGATATGCAACCACGGAGCCTGCCGGAACCGGTTCCCCGGCGAGTTCGCCCTCGCGTCCTGCCCGCCCTCGGCGGTACGCGCGCAGGCGGCCCGCAGCGGGTGGACGCATGTGTCCAGCCCACTCGGCCGCTCGTTCGGGACCGACTGGTGCCCGCAGCACGCACCGGAGGGGGCATGAGGATTCCGCTGAGCAATGGCGGCTTCACGCTCATCGACGATGAGGATGCCCCTCTGGTGGCCGGTCTCACGATCTACCGGGACCAGCTCGGCTATGCCACTTTCTCCGTCTGGGGCGACGGTCGCAACGTTGTGCGCCGGCTGCACACCCACCTGATGCAGGCCCAGAGCGCCATCCCAGCGGGGATGATGGTAGATCACATCAACGGCGACCAGCTAGACAATCGCCGGTCAGCCAACCTGCGGGTGGTGACAGGCCACGTCAATCAGGTCAACCGGCATAGGCTCAACCGGAATAACACCTCAGGCGTACGGGGGGTTGCGCGCAGGAAGAACCGCTGGATTGCGCAGATTACGGTGGACCGGCGCAACCTCTATCTCGGCCTGTTCCGCACAAAGGAGGAGGCCATAGAAGCCAGGCGGGCGGCCGAGCTACAGCACTACGGGGAGTACTGCCCATGCGCATCATAGACATCTGTTGTGGCGGCGGCGGGGCCGCCCGCGGGTACCTGCGGGCCGGGGCGGGGATCGTGGTCGGGGTGGACAGCGACGCCGGGATGCGGGGGGACTTCAGCCGGGCGGTCGGCGACCGCGGCATCTTCCTGCACGAGGACGCGCTGGAGGTGCTGCAGGACCCCGGCTTCCTGCAGGAGTTCGACCTGATCCACATCAGCCCGCCGTGCCAGCGGTGGTCACGGATGGCGAACTGCAGGCCGGGGCTGAGCGAGGAGTACCCCGACCTCATCACCCCGTCGCTGCCGCTGCTGGAGGCGTCAGGGGTGCCGTACGTGATAGAGAACATCGTGTCCCGCGGCACGCGCGCCCTGCTGCCGGGCGCGGTGACGCTGTGCGGCGCCATGTTCGGCCTGCGGCTGTACCGGCACCGGCTGTTCCGCTCCGGCGGCTGGAAGCTGACGGCGCCGGAGAAGCCGGCCGCCTGGGCCGTGCCGCCAGGCGCCAGTGCCCGGTCGGTGCGGCCCAACCCGCACTGCGGCTGGGCGCACCCGGTGACGGCCGCGCGGGCGGGTCACTGGGTGCCGGGCAAGTACGTGTCGGTCAGCGGCCACGAGCGGCGGGCCGTGGTCAACGAGGCCATGCAGATCGACTGGATGGCTGACCGCGAGCACGTCAAGGAGGCGATCCCGCCGCAGTTCACGCAGTGGGTCGGGACCCTGTTCCGGGTGGCGGCATGAGGAGGCTGCCGGACTACGAGCAGGGCTACTCCGACGGCGAGCACAACCGCGAGGCGGACATCTGCATCGCGTTCACCGAGTGCGAGTCCATGGATGAGCTGCTTGCGCAGCTGCGCCGGATCGCCGGCGACTCCTCCCTGGAATGGCCGTGCTGAGCGCGAGCTATTCCGGCCCTGATGGCGCACGGCTGACGTTCCGCCAGGAGATGACCCAGGTCAATTACATGGACGACCTTGACCGGAACTGGCGCTACACCGACAAAGCCGGGCACGCGCATTTCTGCGCCTACGATGCCGCCGAGCACTACCCGACGCTGCGGGCCGTCCGCGACGAGGATCACTGGTGCGAGGAGTGCGGCGGCGACTACGCGCCGCTGCTGCGGTACGAGTGCCCGCTGTGCGGGGAGGAGATCCGCCCCGCCACCACGGGGCCGGGAGTGGCCTGGATTCCCGGCCTGGAGGACTGGGAGCTGACCGAGACGGTCCGCGGAAAGCAGGCCGCGGAGGAGGCATGGCGGGCCGGGCGGGCCGTCAGCGTGCACTCAGGCGCCGGCGGCTGGAGCGCCACGTGCGTCACGCACCTGACTCCCGAGGCCGGCCGGGCGCTGCTCGCCTCCTGGCAGCTCCGGTGAACTACACCGGCCGCAGCTGGACGCTGACCCTGCCGCCGGGCACGGAGCTGCTGTCGCTGAACGGCAGCCACGGCTCCTGGGCGGCGAAGGCCGCGGTGAAGGCGGACCTGCGCCGCACGTTCGGCTGGCTGGCGCGCGCCGAGCACGTGCCGGCCCTGCAGTGGGCGCACATCCTGTACTACATCCAGGTGCCGCGCAGGTTCGATCCCGGGAACTGGATGCCGACGGCCAAGTGCGGTGTCGACGGGATCGTGGACGCCCGCGTGCTTCCCGACGACTCCAGGAAGCATGTCGTCGGGCCGGACCCGCGCGCCGGCAGGGTGCCGGGGTTCAGCCTGGAGATCAGGGAGCTGTCAGGGCCGCCGGACTAGGTCCCCGGGCAGCCAGGTTCGGCGACCACGCTGCGTACCCTCGTGCGCCATTCTCTCAGCTGGTCGCGTTCCGCCTCGGCCTTCCCGGCGCGGATAAGGGCCTCCTCAAGCTGGCGGGTGAGTTCGGCGTCAGCATGAGCCTTGCGCGCCCGCTCGACCTCCCGTATCACGCCGCCGGGCAGTCCGCACGACGGGCAGCAGTCGCCGTCGTACCTCTCGCCGTGCATCACGTCCCATATGGCTGACAGGTATGCCGAGCAGCCGGGGCATTCGGCCTTGCTGCTCACCGGCTAGGTCCCCGGACAGCCGTCCGCGGCCCACGGGCTGAGATTAGTCCCGTAGTCCGACAGTATCTGGTTGAACGCGATCTGCACGGAGACGGGCGCTTCGGACGCTGTGGCATACCCGTCATACCCCCCCCAGGTACTAGGGAGGTCTTGAAAGAGCCCGGCCGCCCCAGAGGATGCGTTCACGACAGTCGCGTTGCCGCCGCTTTCCCTCGCGACAATGCAGGTCGCCCAGCCCGGGATTCCGCCCGTGACGGGAGCTGCGGCAGTGGGGGCCGCGGCGGTGACCTGGTGGACGACAGTCCCGGTGCCGTGGTAGGGGAGCGCCGCCGGTCCCGTCGCGCCCTCGTTGCTGCTGTAGACCCACTTGTTCACCGCGGACTGCGGGGCGGACGGGGCGTTCCTGGCGGGGATGACCAGCTTCTCGCCGGGGAAGATGAGGTTTGGGTCGCGGACCTCGCGGTAGTTGGCGTACCAGAGCTGCTCCCAGGTAATTCCGTGATGGGAGGCGATGCCGGACAGGGTATTGCCAGGAGATACTGTTACGTAAGCCGCGAGGGCCAGAGCTGCGAACATCTCACGTGCCTTTCGTTGCCGAGGCCGGGATCGCCTTGCCCGCGATCCCGGCCGTCACTTGGCGACACGCTACCCCATCACCGCAAGCCGCGCTGGCAAACTGCCCGATTCATGCCGACTGTGCGTTGACGGTGCGCTACGGATGACATAGGCTCGGACTGCCCGGGTGCCGTGGCATGCCGCCGGTTCGCTTGCCGGGGGCGGCACCCGGGGTCGCCCGCCCGGCGGATCTTTCCCGGGCCTGCCGGAGCTAGCCGCGTACCGGCGCCCCCCCCGCGGGCGGAAGACGAAGGGCCGGGTCTGAATAAGACCCGGCCCTTCGTATGTCCCCGGTAACCAGCCGGGAGATGGGGCTTGCGGAGACGCTAGAACGCGCCATACGCTAAGCCACATACCTTGCGCAAGGTCATAGTAACCCGAAACACCCCGGGCCCGCTAGGTGAAAATCGGCCCCGGGTTCAATCAGGGTTGCCCGGCGGAGGACGTGGCGGTCCCCGGGGCTGGCAGCGGCCTTGCCTGCTGGACCGGCGATAGCCGGTCTGCTCTGCTCCGCAGAGCCTCCGGTAACTTCACCTTTTTGTCGGGGTGATGCTTTTTTAAAAGCATCACCAAAGAGGGTAGGTTGCAGAAGCTTGCGCGCGCGCGAGAGCCGCACGTTTCCGCAGCTCAGGGCCCATTTTTTAAAAGACCAATCTGGGATTGATTTGGGCCTAGTTTGGGCCTAGCATGGCCCCATGAGTGAACCTGCCCGGGCAAGCCTGCACCTGCGTCTGCCCGCCGGGCTTCACGAGGCCCTGGCGTCACTGGCCGCGACGGAGCGCCGTTCGCTGAACGGGCAGATCCTGGTCATACTCGAAACCGCGTGCTCGCAGCCGGCTCGCACCGTGCCCGCGAAACGGGCGGCCCGCGCCACGCCGGCGAGGCCGTCAGCCCGCGCCTGCCGTCTCCCCGATGACTTCGCCGTCACCCCGGCGATGGCGCAGTGGGCCCGCGATCACGTCCCCGGCCTCGTCGCCGCCGGCCGCGGGCTGACGGAAACGGAGAAGTTCCGGGACCACTGGCGCAGCGCGTCGGGCTCCAGGGCTGTCAAGCGTGACTGGACCGCAGCGTGGCGCAACTGGATGCGCAAGGCCGACGAAGACCTCTCGCGCGGCACGCAGCGCACGCCCGCGCGGCCGGGCAGCCAGCCTGCTCCCGAAGAGTGGGATCAGCTGCGCCAGTACGCGCGGGAATTCGACCGGAACAGGAAGGACGGCAAGGATGACGCTGGAAGAAATGGTCGACCTGACGCGGTTCATCGCCGTGCTCTGCCCGTCGCAGAAGATTGACCGGGCGACCGCTCTTGCCTGGTACGAAGTGGCGGGGGACCTGGACTACGCGGCGGCCCGTAGTGCGGCCAAAAAAGTCAAGCGCAGGCAGGCTTACGTCGATGTCTCGGACATCATCCGGGAGGGTGCCGCCTCGCGCGCTAAGCCGTACGAGCGGACGCCCGCGGAGGCCATCGCGGAGTCGTCGCGGCGGGAGCTGGGAGCGGCAACGACTCCTCCTACGCCCGAGTACCTCGCGGCGAAGGCGAAGCTGGACGCGAGGATGCGCGAGCGGACCGCGGGGCTTAACGGGACGGCTGGCTCTTGACGCGGCCTCAGCAGCTGTGCCCGTTGCGCTTGAGGTAGACGGTGCCGCACTTGCCGCAGACTGCGGTCTCCCCGTCGTACCGGCGGTTACGCATGCTCGGCCATCACACGCGCTCCGGCCAGTGCCAGGTGCCGCCCAGGTAAAGGATGCCGCCGCAGAGATTGGTGCCGATGCCCTCGTCCGGACCCTTGTCGTAGCGGACGCCTTCATTGAAGAACATCCCTGTCGGGTTGAGGACGGCGAGGGAGACGGTCTCAGGGATGACCGTGCCGCCGCCGGCCTCAACAGCCGTAATGATCGCTGCGCGGCACTCGCTCTTGTACTCACCGCCCGGCGTGCTATAGCTGACGTAATGGACGATGCGGCCCACGCTCGGCATCTGAGTCATGGCTGTGAGCCTAGCCCGCCCTCCCGCGGGATAACGCAAAACCGGTTGCGCTTGCACCACACATGGGCGCTACATTGTGACAATGACTCGCATCTCCCAGATTCTTGCCGTCGTCGGCGGCGTCAAGGCGGACGTTAACGCCCGGATGGACGTGCTCGGCCAGGCCGTCTCCTCGCCCGAGCTGACCACGGGCATCAGCAAGACCTACCAGCCCCGCGCCGAGCCGCGGCCCGGCCAGCCGGCCCCGCTGCAGCGGCCCGCGCAGCACAAGCCCGTACAGGTGACCGTGGCCGGCGTGCTGGAGGACGTCCGCCAGCTGCTCACCCGTCAGCTGGACGTGACCCGGACGCTGGATGAGGCGAAGATGAGCGCCCGCGGCGACGTGACGGTGGACGGCGAGACGCTGCTGACGCAGGTGCCGACCGATCACCTGATCTTCCTGGAGGGGCGGCTGGCGGAGCTGTACTCCTTCGCGCTGCGGCTGCCGGTGCTCGACGCGACCGAGAGCTGGAGCGACTCCGACACCGAGGAGGGCCAGTACCGCACCCCGGGCACCGAGACGACCAGCGAGGACACCGTCCTGTTCAATCACGAGCTGGTCAAGGCCCAGGTGATCGAGGGCCTGCTCGTGGAGCCGAGGGTGGAGGTGCGGCAGCGCCAGGAGGTGGTCGGCTACTGGACCACGGTGAAGTACTCCGGCGCGGTCACCGCCCGGCGCAAGCGGCAGCTGCTGGACCGGCTGGCGCAGCTGCGCGAGGCGGTAAAGTACGCCCGCGAGGAGGCCAACACGGCGGTGGTGGAGGATTACAGCGAGGGCCGGACGCTGTTCGACTGGTGGCTGCGCCCCTGAGCCTCGGGCAGACGTGCCCGGGATGAGAGCGGCCCCCCGTTTATTGGGTGCGGGGGGCCGCTCGCCTGTGTAGTATGTGATACGAGCACAGACCTCAGACTCGGAAGAGCCGCACTCAGCCACAGGTTCGGATTCGTCGCTCGCAGACTTCAGGTCACCGCTTTTCGCCCGCCGGGCCGCAGGCAAGGCACAGGAGATCCCGGTTCGAGTCCGGGGCCCTCCTCCACGCGGAGGGCTAGCTTAAAGGCAGAGCGCCGCTGCCGCGACTGACCCGCAGGGCCGGCCGGGCGATGCAGAAGAGGCGGAACCAATCGTCATAGCGCAATTGGGCAGCGCGACGGCCGGTTAAGCCGTAGGTTGCGGGTTCAACTCCCGCTGACACCAGGGGGCCCGTCCACGGATAGGGGCGGGCCCCCGCCTAATTCCCCTGGTGCACTCAGCGCTACACTGGCTGCGACGCCTGTAGATGGCTAGCCAAACCACGCCGTCCCGACTACCCGCCCCTGCCCGGCCCGAGCCTTCCCGGCCCCACCCTGCCCGCGCCGACGTGCCTTCCCCGACCGCCCCTGACCTGCACTTTCCGCCTGTGCGGCTCGCTCCTGGATTTCCCCGGATATAGTGGGTATCAGACAGTTGACGCGAGCCTGACGGGAGGACGCACACCATGTATGACGACGAGCCGTTTCGCTGCTTCGCCTGCGGTGGGCTGGGCCATATCGCGCGCCACTGCGACCGCCAGGAGGTCACCGAGCCCGGCCCCTGGCCGCCCCATCCCCCGCAGTACAAGCGGCCCACGGGGCCGCCGAAGGCCGACGCCCGCCGCTGGGCGGACCGCATCCGCGCCGAGATGGGCTGGACGCGCGGCGAGGCTCCCGTGCGCAAGCGCGAGAACCAGCAGGAGACTGCGCGGCGCCAGGCCGCCGAGGCGCGCCGCGAGCGTGACGGCCAGGCTGCCTGACCGCATGTATCCGGCAGAGATTTACACGCTCGCGCGCTACCGGATCGAGGTAGCCGCCGGAGTCGCGCATACCCCGGAATGGGACGCCAGGATGGCGGACCTGCAGCGCCAGTGGGATGAGGCCTGCCCGCAGGCGCAGGGGCGCGTGCCGGCCGGCCCTGTCGATCGCGCGGACACGCCGTGGGTGTAGCAGGGCAGCGAGAGGCGCGGCGCTACACTGAAGCTGGCTCGGCTTGACTCTGAAGGTCCGTCGCAGGCCCGCAGGATTCACGAATCGCGAATCGCGAAAGGCGCAGCCATGTCAGCAGTCGAGGCCCGGTTCTACATCAGCGGCTACGAGCGCAACTCGTACGACCCGGAGTCCGTCACCGTCAAGATGCAGGCGGTCTCCCGCGGCGAGCACAACAAGGGCTGGGCGAGGGCCACCCCTTCCGGCCAGGTCCAGATGACGATCAAGAACCCGGGCGCAGCTGACTGGTTCGTGAACCGGCTCGGCGAGGAGGTTTCAGTGGTATTCACCCCGGCACCGGCCGACGACGGCAACGGCGGCGGCGGCAACTGAGCCGCTCCGTCACGCGGGAAGAGATCCGCGAGCGCGATCACGGCCACTGCGCGCGCTGCGGGGCTGCGGACTGCCTTCACGTGCACCATCGCTGGCTGCGCAGCCAGGGCGGCACCGACTCGTGGGAGAATCAGGTGACCCTCTGCTCCGCCTGCCACGACTGGGCGCACCAGCATCCCGGCGAGGCGCTGGAGCAGGGCTGGCTGGTAGCCTCCTGGGATGATCCCGCGGACATCCCCGTCCCGCACTGGCTGTGGCCGGCCGGGCCGGTTAAGCTGCTGCCGGGCGGCATGTTCGACATCAGCGGCTGGTCGCAGGAGGCGTGATGGACATGCCGGAGGAGCTGGCAGCAGCGATCCGCGAGGCCCTCGCCCGTGTGGAGCGCGGCCAGGTCGTGGACCTTGGCGACTTTGCCCAGTACGCGGACGACGGCGACGGGGCATAGCTGGCCGCTGGCCAGCTATGATACAGTGCTTGCATGCCGCGTTGAGCGTGCGTTACATTAAATAGTTTCAGGAGGCTGCGCAGATGACCGACACGGCCAAGATCTCGGCCGGCCGAGCCCGCGCAGTCGGCGGCGTCAGCGGCGAGAAGCTCCGCAGGCTCCGCACGACCAAGGTGCGGCTCACCCAGGCGCAGCTGGCTGAAGAGGTGGGGATCTCCCGCGCGGAGGTCAGCCACCTGGAGAACGGCAAGCGCGCCCCGCTGGTCAAGACGTTCGACCGGCTGTGCATCGTGCTGGGCTGCGAGCCCGGCGAACTGCTGCTGGACCAGGCAGCCTAGGCAGTGAGCGCGAGCGACTACGTTGACCAGGCAGTGGACGCCCTCGGCGGCGAGGACACCGAGTTCTATCTTTCCGTGAAGGACAATCGGGTCATGGTGTCCTGCCGGTATCAGGGTTGTCGCTGGGGTGAATCGTGCGGGGAAATCGAACTCTGGGAGTTCGCCGCAGATGCCCGCGATCACTGGGAAGCGGAACACGGTCGACAGGGGTGATACTTCAGCCGGCCGGCGGCAGCGGGTACAGCAGGCCCTCGGCGTTCCTGGCCAGGCCGTGCGCGCTGGCCAGGTGCTCCGCCTCCGCCTCGTCGCCACCGGCGCCCTCGTAGAAGTGGCCGCACAGGATGCAGACGCCGGTTTCGCGGGTCATGACGGCTTCCTCCAGACGCCGGTGACGGGCTCGCCGTACTCCTGGCTGACCAGCTCCCAGTCCCAGTCCGTGCCCGGGTCGCTGCGCCCGTTCACGTGGATCAGGACGGCGCCGCGGTGCATCAGGTCGCGCACCCGCTGCTCGCATTCGGCCTGGCGGCCGGCCACCGGCCGGTTGAGCAGCACGATGTCGGCCATCCCGTAGCCGTCGTAGGTCAGGCAGTCCGCGATCAGCGTGTCCGCCCCGCGGGCCTGGGCGGCGTGCGCCATGTCCGCCGACAGCTCGATGCCGTAGCCGCGGATGCCGAACAGGGCCGCCGCCAGCAGCACCTTGGTGCCCGGCCCCGAGCCGGCGTCCAGGAAGACCGGACGGCTGACCTGGGAGGCCGCCATGGCATCCATCAGCATCGCCGCGAACTGCCCGAGAGGCTGCGGTATCCAGCCCACCATGCCGGGCCCGGGGCTGGTGCCCTTGATGATCCAGGATTTCTCGGTGGCCTCGATCTCCCGCAGGAACGCGGGCCATGACCAGTTGCTCACCTGTCTCCTTAAATGAGGAGCATCCGCCCCGGACAGAGGACGGGGCGGATGCTCGATGAAGGTTACGCGTAGGCGGCAGAAACGGCCACCCCGTTGCCGTCTGTCATCACCGTGATGGGCGAGGACTGCCCGGTCAGCGCCTGGCAGTCCAGGTTTCCCCATGTCGCCTCGAACCGGGCGGCCAGCACCAGGGACAGGTCGGTCCCGATCGGCGCGAACTGCGGGGCCGGCTGGGCGGCGTCCGCGGACTGGTCGGCCTTCAGCCGGGGCTCGCCGATGGCCAGCAGGTTCTGGCAGTACGCTGCCGTGTCATGCCCGCCGGCCGCCGGCTGGTCCAGCTGCAGCCGGTACAGGTTCTGCAGGAACACGCTGGGCTGGCCGTTGCTCAGCACGAACGGGTCCAGGGACGGCACCAGCGCCTGCGGGGGCGCCTGCGCGTAGGCGGCCTGCAGCTCCTCCAGCGCGCCGGACGTGCCGCCGGCCACAGTCCACCGGGAGCAGCCGAGCGCGGCCTGGATGTGCTGCAGCAGCGCGTCGTCGCTGCCGTTGGTCACCCCGTAGGCGGGGTAGCCGACCGTGGTGTTGTCGGACTGGTCCTGGTCCACCACCGAGAAGTCGCGGGTGGACGGGCAGGTCATGCCGTCGCTGCCGGTGCCGAGCGCGGGCACGATCGTCTTCCCGCTGTGCACGGCGGCGTTCACGGCCGCGTAGAACTGCGGGCTGTTGGCGTAGCCCTGCTGCGCGAAGCTGGCGAACTGGCCGTGGCCCGGGCCTGTCAGCTTCAGGACGTTGCCGTTGAAGCCGGTCCAGACGGTCACCACCGCGCCAGGCGGCAGCGTCACCGGGTCCGGCGGGCTGCCCAGCAGCGGCTGGCCCGCGTCCCGCACGGCCGGGTCGTAGACGCTCAGCGCGCCGGTCGCCGGGTCGAAGATGGTGGCCTCGACGAACGCAGCCAGGCCCTCATTAGCCTCGCTGCACTGCCGGCCGGCCGAGCCCAGTACGTACGGGGTCATCAGCCCCTGCGCGGACAGCGGGTTCTGCGGGACCTGCAGCGTGCAGTCCGGGCTGGCGGTGAGCTGGCTCACCGTGCCCCCCGCGGCGGGCGGAAGCGCCGGGCCGCCGCGGAAGGCGACCGTCAGAGCCTGCTCAGAGGCCTGCCGGGAGGCTGAGGCCGCCTGGCTGGCGATGGGCGAGCTTACTGCTGCCGACACTGCGATGCCCCCGAGGGCTACCAGTGCCACTCCCGCTCCGTACGCGATACCGATCCGCAGCCGCCCGCTCTCGCGGGGCCTTGCCGGCTGCCGGTGCTTTCCCTTCATTTCCCTCCTTCGGCAGGGCCCAGAACGTGCGGCCCTGCTCGCGGACCTGGTACGCGCCGAGGGCTGCGGTGCCCGCGACGGACAGTGCGACCGCCAGCAGCAGGAGCGCCGAGACTGCAAACCGCAGCCCGAGCTTGCTAAGCGAGCCGGATTGCGGAGGCAACCGACGCTCCTTCCCTTGCGAGAAGGACCGTGACGCCCGCGGCCAGGACGGTGCAAAGTATCGCAAGAGTAACCCATAGGCCACGCGTGTCGTACCGGTTTCCCCGCCATTGCTTAACCGACCGCCGCACTCGCGGGATGCGCATCACGATCAGCGGCACCATCGCCGCTGCGTAGGCGGCCGCCGTGAGCCAGTCGCGGATCGTCAGCAGGTGGGCCAGCGTGACGGCGGCAACCGCCCAGATCAGCCCGCGCTGCCAGGTCTTCCACTCCGTCCCCAGCGCCTTCTGCGCCACCGCGGTGGAGGTCGCCGCCATCGGCGCCAGCAGCACCACGATCAGCAGGCCGCTCCAGCTGGCGGCATTGCCTGACGCGCGGGCCGCGTACGCGCCCGGCATGGCGAGCAGGTGCACCATGAGCCCGGCGAACCCGAGCACGAAAACCCAGATGCCGTACCACCACCGGAGCTTTGCGATGCGCAGCTTCGCCGCTGTCAGGAACGGGGTGACCGCCAGGCAGGCCAGCAGGCACAGCAGGGCGTCGTAGCCGAGCACGGCATCGGCGTAGCCCGCCAGCTCCCGGTGCATCGCGCAGCGGGCCAGCGCCAGCGCCGGCAGCGCCGGCCAGGCGCGCAGCGCCAGCTCGGCCGCCCGGCCGCGCGGCTTCCCGATAACCGCCATCGCCGCCGTGACCGGCCCGGGCACCTGCTGAGCCCGGTGCCTGCCGGGCGTCCGGGTGGCAGTCATGACGAGGCCCTGACGATTTCGTCACGAATCGGGTCCGGCGGCGCATACTGCCGCCGCGGCACGGTAGAACTTATCAAGGCAGTCCCCTTCACGGGACGGTGGCGGGAGGGCGGCCAGTGCCAGCCGGCCGCCCTCCCCGGACTAGCCGCACGATACCCCCCGTTGCCCCGCTCTGCCCTGCATTCGGGGCAACACGCGCTACAGTGCGCTAAGCATGCGCGGCGTGCTAGGCTCCGTCCTGTCCCCGGGGACGTGCAGAGAGCAGCCCCGAAGGCGCGGATCAACGCAGCGGGCGCGGCCGGCTGACCCGGGAAGGCCCGGTACCCGGGGACGCGAAAATGCCCCGCCCGCGAGGCCGCAACTCGCAGGCGGGGCGCTTGCATCCCGTTCTCACACGGAGCCGGGCGGCTTCTGGTTCGGGATGGCGTAGACAAGGATCACGCCGAGCCCCGCCGTGAGGGCGGCGAACCACTTCTCGCTGCCGTAGTACGGGGCCAGTGCCGTCAGGACACCCGAGGTGAGTGCCACGAGCGACTTCGCGTATGCTCCGATGCTCCCCATTTGCCTCACCTCCTCTCGCTGGTCAGCTGATCACTCCGTCTCGGTGAAGACCTTCTCCTCGGTGCACCCGCTGACGCTGCAGCGCCGGGTGACGTCGTACTCGCCGCGGGTCCTGGCACGCACCCTCCTGACCTCTTCGGTGAAGCGGTGCCGGTGCCCGGCCCCGGCTTTCGCGGGCCTGGGCCGGAGCCTGAGCCTGCCCATCTCGCCCTACACCCGGGGGCCGATGACCCGGCGCACGCTGGCGCCGTAGTTGTATCCGGCGCCCGGGTTGCGCGGGTCGGTGCCGGTGGTGAACAGGGCCAGCAGCCCGTTCGCGTCCGCGATAGCCGACAGCAGGTCCTGGGCGTCGGCCTGGGCCATGCCGGGGCCGTCCGGCGGGGCGGCGGTCAGGTCGTTCAGCGCGACGCCGGCCGACCAGCCGTACAGGCTCCCGGCCACCTGGAGCGCGGTCCGGAACTGGGCCAGCGCCACCTGTACCTGCGTGATAATCTGCGCCGCCGAGGCGTTCTGGGCGTTGAAGACCGCCATGCCCGTCTCCCTTTAGTTGAGCACGCCCGCGTTAACCAGCGTGGTGAGCAGTGAGTTGTGCGCGTTCGTGATCGCGATGGCCCAGCTGCTGGCCCCGCTGCCGGTGTAGAAGTTGCCGGCGTACTGAGAGGTGCCGCCGGTGCCGTTGGGCGGCGAGCTGACGCCGCCCGGCTCGCTCTGGGGCATGATGCCGCCGGACACGCTGAGCGTCTGGCCGTTCGTTATCGAGACGTTGCCATGCACGCCCAGGTTGGTGTCCACGGTGGTGCTGCCGCCCGAGGTCCAGTTCCCGGAGCAGCTGCTGTCGCCTACCAGCGTCGTGCCGCCCTGCACTCCCAGGTTGGTGTCCACTGTGACGCTGCCTGTCACGGTCAGGTTGCCGGAGATCGTGCCGCCGGACTTGGGCAGCGCGTTGTTCGCCGTGGTCTGCGCCGCGGTCACGTTGGAGTTGGTGGTGCCGAGCTGCGTGACGATCCCGTTGACCCGGGCCTCGGTAGCGCGCGTCTTGGACGTGTCGGCAATGCTGACGCCGGCGGTGACCGTCACGTACGCGATCAGGGCCAGGAACCCGAGGGCGCCGTGCAGCACCAGCAGGGGGATGGCGGCGGCGAGCTGTGCGGCGATGCGCTTCATTCTTCTCCTTGCTCAGGCGGGCGGGGCGGCGACGGACGCCGGCCGCGGCAGCCCGGTGACCGCCGCGGCCATCAGGCCGCTCAGGGACAGGTCGAGGTACTGGAACGGGGTCACGGTGCCAGTCAGCGTGTCGTCGTCATAGGCGTAGCCGCCGACCAGGAAGCTGACCGGGCCCAGGCTCACCTCGCCGCCGTAGCCGTAGTCGGTGAGCAGCAGCTGCATCACCGTCCCGGCGTGATTGATGCCCAGGTCCATGCCCTCGCCGCCGGTCGTCATGATGTCCCCCGGCCCGGCCGCGAACGGCCCGGCGAAACTGGCCCGCTGGTAGCGCTGCAGGACCGAGCTGCCCACCGCCTGGGCCGCTCCCGCGGACAGGGTGCCGGCGTCGGACAGGTCCATGTAGGCCTCGCGGGTGCCGTGCAGCGCCACCGAGGCGGCGTTGGAGGCCGACGTGACGGCGAAGGTGGCGTTCGCGCCGGTCGTCGTGTTGTCCGCCGCGGTCTGGTAGCGAATCCAGATGACGTTGATGTCGCCGCCGAGGGTGCGGGCCGCGGGCTGCCGGACCAGCAGCAGCCGGTTCACCGCGGTCGGCAGCGCGAACAGTGACAGCACGTTGCCCTGGGCCTGCGTCGTGTCCACCTGCCAGGTCAGCCCGCCGAGGGTGCAGCACAGGTTGAGCAGGTCGGTGATAGTCTGCGCGCCGGAGTCGACCGCCTGGCCGAGCCAGATTCCCGACGGGGTGCCGATGCCGGGGTTGACCCAGCGCAGCCCGCGGGTGATGGCCTGGTTAACCGCCTGGTCCGGCTCGCCCGCCGGCCAGGTGCTGCTGTACAGGGCGACGTAGTTGGTGCCGTAGTTCCCGGCCCCGACGGCGGAGATGTTCCACCCCGAGGAGGTGGGGACCGGCTCGTTCAGGATGCCTTCCCAGATCACGACGCCGCCGCGGTAGGCCTGCACGATGCGGCCGGGGTTCATCGCGTCGGTCCGGGTGCTGGCCGGCACCATCAGGGTGCAGCTGAGCTGGTCCGGGCCGCCCGGCAGCGTCCAGGAGTACTTCAGCTGGTTGACGTGCCCGATCTGGCCGAGCCACCGCGGCTGCGTCAGGCTCGGCAGCCCGGCGGTGCTATAGGTGACTATTTGTGTCGCGTCTGTTCTCTGCAGGGCCATCAGGGATCGCCTACCCTGGACGCAGCTGGATGTAGCCCTGTAACAGGAATCACAAGAGCCTCTGGTTACTCTAGTCTCTCAGCATGCCACCTAGGCCAGTATGTGACGGCGATGGACGGCGCGCCCTCCTGCGCGTACGCCATCAGGGTGTTCTGGCCCGGCTCGATGGTGAGCGGGCCGCCGCTGACCGTCAGCGCGTCCATGACCGAGATGGCCTGCGGCCGGCCGACCTGGCTGCCCAGGTAATTGCCGAGGTCGTGGCAGGGGTCGGGCTCGTCGAAGTAGTAGTTGATGTATCCCGTCGTCGGCTCGTTGAGGATGATCGTCTGCCCCTGGGTGTCCAGGAACAGGCAGTCGTACCACCTGTCGCTTGAGTTGGTGTCGCCGACCAGCACCGTGTAGTAGCCGGCCGTGTTGTCGGCGGCGACCGCCTTCAGCGGCAGCGTCAGCGTGCCCACGACGAGCAGCCCGTTGATGGCCTGCGTGTTCGGGATGAACGTGGCGGAGACCGCAGTGTCGTAGTGCGCGCCGCCACTGGCCTCGTACTGCCGGACGGTCACCGTTACCGTCCGCGACGAGCTGGGGCTGTTGAACGAGAAGTTGGTCAGCAGCACGGTGTAGGTGCCGTTGAAGTCGGCATTGACCCCGGTCACCAGCGATGGCACCGTGTACTCGGTGGACCCCGGCGCGACCAGGCCGGCCCCGACCGGCACGAACGGGTTGAGCTGGACCGGCGACCACCGGCCCGGCCGGTGCGCGATCAGCGTCTTGAACGCCGCACTGGTGTAGGGGGTGACGATGAGCTTGCCCGCGCCGCCCGCGCCGCCCGCCTCGGTGGAGCCGGCCGAGTCGCCGCCTCCTCCGCCGCCGCCCGGCTGCGAGCCGGCCGTGCCGGGAGTGTTGGACGAGCCGCCGCCCGCGCCGCCGGCACCGCCGCCGGCGACCGCGGCGGCGCCGTTGTTGGTCGGCGCGCCGCCGGGGTAGGTCAGCCGGACCTGGCCGTTCGCGCCCGCGCCGGAAGTCGTGGAGCCGAAGTAGGTCCCGCCGCCGCCGCCGCCGGGAGCCATGCCGGCCGAGCCGTTGCCGCCGGACTGGCCGGTTCCCGCGCCGCCGTTGCCGCCGCCGGTCGGCGCCGTCCCGCCGGAGCCGCCATTGCTGCCCGGGTTGCCGGCTGCGGCACTGCCCGCCGAGGAGCCGCCGCCGGCGCCCGCGTACGCGCCGCCGCCGCCGGCGCCGCCGTTGAAGTGCACCGCGTTGGTGCTCCCAGACCCGCCCGCGGGGCCGGTCTGGGAGTTGTTCGCCGGGCCGGCCAGGCCGCCGTGCGCGGTGACGGTCACCCCGCTGTCCCCGGTGAAGGTCGAGCTGGCCCCGTTGTGGCCGGACAGCTGGGTACCGGTCACGCTGGTGCCGCCCGCGGCGACCGTGTAGCTGTAGTTGTTCCCGGGCGTGACGGCGACGTTCTGGGCCGCGTACTCGCCGCCGGAGCCGCCGCAGCCGTTGCCGCCGCTGTAGCCGGTGCCCGCCGACCCGCCGCTGCCCCAGCACTCGGCGAATACGGTGGTAACGCCCGCCGGGCAGGTCCAGGTGGTCGTCCCGGGGCTGGTGAACACGACGGCGGCGGTGCCGGTCGGGGTGAGGCCTGCGCTGGAATTGCCGCCGGATGAGCCGCCGCCGCCGCCGACCGACCCTGACGCTGTCCGGCCGGCCCCGCCGTTGAAGTGCACCGAGTTGCCCGACCCGGTACCGCCAGCGCCCCCTGCGGTGGAGTTCTGCGCTGCCGAGGTGCCGCCGTTCGCGATCACCGTCACGGTTCCGCCGGGGGCCGGCCCGAACGTGGTGGGCCGGCCGAAGCTGGCCGAGGCGCCTGCCGTGTCCCCGGCGCCGACCTGATAGGGGATGACCTGGCCGGCGGTAGCCGCGAACTTCGGCTCGGATGCGTACTCGGCACCGCCGCCGCCGCCGCCGAACCCGCTGACGGTCTGGGTCGCGCCCGCCCCGCCGCCGCCGGTGGCCTCCACCTTCAGGTAGAGCGTCCCGGCCGGCACGGTGTAGGTGCTCGCACCGGTGCCGGTGACCGTCGTGACGGTCCCCGGCTGCGGGGGACCCTGGAACTGCAGCGACACCGGGGCGCGGTGCGTGCCGACGACTCCGTTGAGGTAGTACACGCTGCCCCGCGTGGAGGGGGCGGCGATGGCCGTCGAGGACGAGTACGCGGTCAGCGCGTCCAGGTAGGCGACGATGTAGCGCAGCTCGCCGCCCGGGGTGTCATAGCGCGGGGCGCGGTTGGTGATGGTCAGCGAGTAGGCGGTCACCGCCGCGTAGTTGAACGTGGCGCTAGTCTGCGGGATGCGGGCCGTCACGTAGGTGAACGACGGGTTCGTCGGGTCATCGGAGACCGGCAGCCAGATGCTTTTCTCCGACCAGGACAGCGTCCGGTTGCTGCTGTCGGTGAGGCTGTAGGAGAGGATCACCCGGGCGCAGCCGCGCGGGTGCATGTTGAAGTAATAGCGGCTGCCTAGGCCCAGCCACAGCGACAGCCCGGTCATGCCGGCCAGGCTCACCGCCGACCCCAGCGAGGCGCTGTAGGTCAGCGGGCAGTTGGCTCCGTCGTCACGGCTGAACGGGGGGACTGCAGGGTCCCAGTAGCAGGTGTTCGGGCCGACGATACACTTGGCTGACTGCGAGCACTGCGGGCTGTTGATGGTGCTGAAGGCGTCCAGCACCACGGGCGCGGGCGGCGTGCCGGGGCCGTTGATCGTCGCGATGGGTGCGGCGAACGCGATCTGCTGCTGGGTGCTGGAGCGGCCGTAGGGCAGCGCCTCGAACTTGACCGTGACCAGGGCCTCGTAGGAAGCCCGGCCCTGCACCCGGTAATCTTCCGGGCCGCCCAGCGGCAGCACCGACGGCTGGGCGCGGAAGCAGTCCAGTACCATCGGCAGCGTCTGCGGGTCCGCGCCCGATGCCCGGGTCCAGGTCAGCGGCCAGTGCGGGTCGTCGATGGTCTTCAGCAGCAGCTCGCGCGCGCCGGCCAGGGTCTTGTAGTCCGGCGCGAGGATCAGCACATTCAGGGTGATCGTGCGGTCCGACGCGCGGTCGCCGAACGGCCGCTCGCCGTCGAGGATCAAGGTGGCGACGAAATCGGTCGTCGGCTGGGGGGCGTCGAGGGAGAACGGCGGCTGGATGCGGAAGACGGCGCCGGGGCACATCGGGTTGACCGAGGGGATGCCGCCGGGGGGCCCCATCAGCTCGATGGCCTCGCCGATGACGAGGCTGTCCCAGGCAGAAGTGGCCACTGGATGTCACCTTCTCCCGGTTACTGGTGAGTAATAAACGGCGGGTGCTGTAAGAGCCGCGGGTGCCCGCCGAGGCGGCGGTGCCGTTCAGCGCGCCGGCGAAGCTGCGCCCCTGCTGGCCGGTGACGCCGATCAGCGCATCGAGCTTCGTGCACACGTCGTCGAGGCTGGCGTGCCAGCCGCCGGCGGCCTCGCTGCCGGCATCCCGGGACAGGTGCTCGTAGCCGCCGGTGCGGTTCCACACCAGCGAGCGGCCCGGCGGCAGCCAGCCGCCGGAGTCCATCACCTGGCCGCCGTAGCCGTAGCCGTGTCCGTGGCCGAGCACGCCGAGCCAGCCGGGGTTGCCGTAGCGGTGGATGGCGTAGTTCAGGCCGGCGTAGATGTTGGCCAGCGGGTCGTAGATGTTGCTACTGAGGCCAGCGTTCCTGTACGCGGCGAAAGTGGTACCGATGACCTGGAGCAACCCGCGTGACGGATCGCCCTGCTGGGCGTTGATGTCCGTCAGGTTGATTGCGTTCGGATTTCCGCCAGATTCTGTGAGAATCTGTGCCATTACGGTGGGCAGGTCGCTGGCGGGCAGCCCGAGCAGTGACAGCGCCTGCAGCGCGACGCCCTCCCACTGGGTCACCCCGGCGACCTTGCTCCAGGCCACCGGGGTGCCGGCCGCCACCTTGGCCGCCGCGGCGGCGAGCTTCGCCTTGACGGCGGCGATCACCTTGGCCGCCCAGTTGCGGGCCACGTCCTCGCCCCAGGCAAGCTCGTTGCCGGCGATGAAGTTCGACGCCCTGTTCAGGCCCGCGCCGGCCCCCGCCTCGAACGCGGCGAAGTTCCCGCCCACCAGGCCGCCGCCGGCGTACTTGTTCAGCGCGTCCAGCTGCGCCAGCCCGAGCTTCTTCGCGGACTTCGCGTTGATCACGTACTCGCCCGACGACGCCATGATCGGGATGACGTCGCTCGTCGGCCCGCCCGGCCCGGCGACGTGGCCGCCGCCGGCCAGGAACTTCAGGCCGCCGCTGATGCTGCCGCCGACGCCCGTGGTCGCGTTGAAGTACAGCTGCCCCGCGCCCTGGCCGGTCATCACGAAGTTGACGTTCTTGCCGTGCAGGTTGTTGATCTGCGCCTGCAGGCCGTCCACCAGGCCCGCCGCCGCCTGCGCGCTGTAGCCGGCCTTCTCCAGGTCCTTGATCAGCTGGGCGCGCGCGCCCTGGGTCCGGGTTGAGGTGTCGCCGGTCTTCTGCACCGCCGTGGTGAAGGCGCTCACGTCGGAATCCAGCTGCGGGGACAGGCCGTGGATCGCGGTCAGGGTCTTCAGGAAGGTGTCGCTGATCTGCTGGGAGGACGCCGCGGCAGTGGTGCCGCTCTTGGCGACCGCGGGGATCAGCTGGGCGTCGATCTCGGTCCACAGCGTGTTCGCCTCGGTCGTGGTCAGGTGCAGCGCCTGCTTGGCGAACAGGATGAACATGTCGTGCGCCTGCTGCGCGCTGCCCGTCTGCGTGATCAGGCTCTGCACCAGCTTCGTGCCGGTCTGGATGTCCGCGACGGAGTTCTTGCCTGTCGTGTCGATCGCGGTGGCGAAATCAGTGAACGCCTTCTGCCCGCCGGAGGCGGCGAACGCGGCCGTCGCCATGGCGTTGGTCAGGTTGTCATGCAGCGCGGTGGCCAGGTTCTGCACGTCGGTGGTCAGGTTGCCCACGTCGCCGGTCAGCGCGGTCATGGTGCCCTGCAGCTGCTGGGCCGGGCCGCCGGACGCGCCCATCGCCTTCACCGTGCCGGAAGCGGTCGCCACCCACTTGCTCAGCTCCTGGAAGCTGTTCGCGCCGGTGTAGCCGCCGCGCTGTGCCATCGAGTACAGGATGCTGGTGAAGTCGGCGCTGCCCTTGGCGGCCGGCAGCAGCAGCGCCACGTAGTCCTTGACGGACGCGGTGATCAGGTCCGTGCCGTGCGCGCCGAGCCCCGCCGCCGAGACCATCGACGTGATCTGGTCGGCCATCTGGTTAGCGCCCTGCGCGGACTGGATGAAGTCCTGCCCGGTGGTGAGCGCGCCCTGGCTCAGCAGGCCCAGGTTCTTCGTCGAGACCCCCGCCTGGGTGTCCAGGGTCTTCAGGTTGGCCTCGAAGGCGTACATGTCGGAGACGCCGCCGGAGACCAGGTTGAAGAACGCGTCCCAGCCCTGGTTGAGGGCGGTGATCTGGCTCTGCTGCTGCTCGGTGGCGAGCGTCACCGCGTTGACCGACGCGGCCAGGATCGGGCCCTGGACGCTCAGTGCCTCATACCCCTGCAGCAGGCCGCGGACCTTCTGCTCGGCCAGCTGCTGGCTGTCGCCCGCCTTCACCCCGGCCAGGTCCATCAGCGCCAGCGACTGCGCGTAGGTATAGGTGGCGTGGCTGGCCGTCACGGTGCCGGCGCTCAGGTCGCCGACCACCTTCAGCAGTCCGGCCTCGTCAGTGAGCAGCTTGGCGATCTCGGCGTGCACCCGCGCGGTGGTGTTGCCGACCTCCTGGGTGGCCTGCGCGGTGGTGTTCAGCCCGCCGAAGGTGGCCTGGTAGACCGCATGCCAGGCAGCGACCGCCTGCTGCTCGAAGGTCTTGTGAATGTTGACCGAGTCCGACAGGTCGTGGCCGATCACCTGGATGTTGTCGCCGGCCGCCTGCAGGGTGCCGCGGAAGGACTCGAACCCCTTCTCCGCCTGCGCCGTGCTCACGTTGTTCAGCGCCGCGCTCAGCTGCCCGATGAACCGGGGGATGGTGGCGATGGCCTGCGAGGCGGTCATCTGCGACAGCGCCGTGTTGATCTTGTTAATGTCCCCGGTGATCTGCGGGGTGGCGGTGTTCCAGTTGTTCGCGATCCCCAGCGCCGTGGCGCCGATCAGCAGCAGCGCGGGGTTCCTCGCGAGGTCACGGAGAAGGTTTCCGAACGTGCCGATGGCCTTCCCGAGCGGCCCTCCCATGACGAAGCCGATAGCGCTCAGCACGCCGCCCGCCAGCTTGCCGTACAGGTAGACGGCGTGCAGGCCGAGGGCGATCTGCAGCACCGGCTGCGGGATCGAGGTGGCAATCCGGAACAGTGTCGCCAGCCCGTTGACGAAATCGAGGAAGAAGTGCACGACGCCGGGGTCGGCCTTGATCAGGTTGTCGATCGCGATGAACAGGTTGGCCAGGATCTGGCCGAACTGCACCAGGTAGCCGCGGCCCTGGTTCAGCACGGTGCCGAAGTTATTCTGCGCCTGGAGCCAGATCGCTATCTTCGCGGCCCAGTCCTCGAACACGGTGATCACCGCGGCGGCGCTCTGGGCCAGCACGCCCGTCTTGCCGGAAATGGCAGTGACGGCCTGGCCGTACAGCTCCGCCCCGGCCGAGGCGGTGCCCAGCGACTCGGCGAAATTGCGGAAATTGGCGCCCAGCACCGGGATCTGGTCACCCAGCGCCGAGTTCACCTGGTTGACCGCATGGATGTGGTTATAGATGTCGGTCATCACCGGGACCAGCGCGGCGATGCCGGTAGCGGCCGCCAGGGCGGCGCCGACCACCGCGATCAGCGACTCCGCGGCCAGGTCGATCCCGGCGTGGAGCAGCGTCCACCAGCCGACATTCGCCACGATCGTCCTGCCGAGCAGGAGGAACTTGTCGCCGGTGGCCTTGGCGGCCCCGCCGGCCGCCCCCAGGTCGCCCGGCTTCTCCTTCAGCTCAGCGTCCAGGTCCTTCAGGCCCGTAGTGGCGTTCTCGTTGGCCGCCAGCCACTCTTCCAGGATCGTCGCGGCATTCGAGGCGGCCTGGCCGGTGTTCTGGAAGCCGGTGACCGTCGCGGCCCAGTTCCAGCCGGTGCCGCTCTCTGTCTTCAGCTTCTGGATCTCATCGCCGAACAGTGTCAGCTGGTTCAGCTCGCCCGGCGGGAAGACCGCCGTGGGCAGGACCACGTTGCCCTGCGACCCCTCCAGCGACCCGATCGCCTGGCGGACCGCGTTGATCGAGTTCAGCACCCCGGGGTCGCTCAGCCCCAGCGGGATGGTCTCGCCCGGGGCGAGGGCGGCGAACGCCTTCTGGATCTTGTTGATGCCCGCCTGCACCTGGGCGGTGTTCAGGTTGACGTCAAGCAGGTCGGCGACCGCGCTCTGGCCGCTGGCCTTGTTCAGGATGTTCTTAATCCGCTCCAGCTGCGTGGTGATGGTCGACACCGGGATGTTGATGTCCATCATGTCGGCCAGGCCGGGGAGGCTGCCGCCGGGCACGCGCTGGAGCAGTATCTTCATCCGCTGCAGGCTCTGCGCGATCTTCCCCGGGTCGACGTTGACGTCGGCAATGTCGGCGATGCCCAGCGCAGACATTTTCTGCTTGAGGATCTGCAGCGCCGCGGTGATCTTGCCCGGGTCCGGCGCGGTGACCGCCTCGGTCACGGTGATCGTGCCCAGCTGCCGGCGCAGGTCGCTGATGTCGACCTCCGCGTGCACCGGGACGGTGACCTTGTCCCCGGCCATCTCCCGCTTCAGCTGGGCGTCGGCGTCGCGGCGGAACCCGTCAGTGTCGGGTCTGATGCGCACGAAGGCCTCGGCGAGGGCAAAGCTGCCCGCCGACCCTGGTATCGCCACCAGCCACCTCCGTCCCGCTACTCCGGCGAGTCGCCGTTCCCGCTCGCCTCAGCCAGCGCGCTGAGCGACTCATCGACCGCCTTGCGCACGACCTCCAGCAGGCCGCCGATGTCCTGCATCTTCTTGTTGATCATGTCGTCCTGGAACTTCGGCCAGTCCTCGGGCAGCATCACGTCCTGCAGGAACGCGTGGATCGCGGCCATCCCGCGCAGGTCATTGCTGCGCCACCCGGCCTCCGCGGCACGGGCGAACTGAATCATGGGCCAGATGCCCAATTTCGAGTCGAGCCTGTAAGTTTCACCCAAATACGAAAATGACCCCGAACTCGCCTTAGCGGCGGCGCGGGGTCGCGCGGAACGAGATGGGGCCCGGCGTGCGGGCGCGCGGTCAGCCATGGTTGCGGCTCCTATGGCGGTGAATGGATACTGTTGAACTGACGCCGGTAATAGGACGGCTACGACAAACCGCTCCGAACCCAGCCCTCCCCACCCTGCCCAAGCCGACGAGCCTGCCCTAGCCCAAATACAGGACCCGTCCCTGGCAAACGGCGTACAACGCTGTCGGGAGGAAGGGACGTTTATAGTGCAATTGCTCGGCCTTCGGGTCCAGGAAGCGGCCGTACCACAACGAGAGGATGTCGGCGTAAATGCCGTCGGAGTCCTCGCTCCACGCCCAGTGCACTGACGCCTTCAGGTGGCCGCCGTGCCCGTGGCTCCGGCGCTTGACGTACCTCGGCACCGGGGTGTGCCGGGTCAGCACCGGCGCCAGCGCGGTGGCCACCGCGTCGACCCGCGGGGCCAGCTCATAAACCACGGCGAGCGAGACCTGGCGCAGGTACTCGTCAGTCACCGGGATGTCCCAGTCAACCTGCACTGTCATCGCCGGCCTCCTCCCGCGCCTTCCGGTCTGCCTGCATCTTCCGGACCATCTCCAGCGCCTGGTCCTCGGGGGAGTAATCGAGGTAAAGATCCTCTTTCCACTCCGCCTGGCGGTCGGGCTCGATGGTTTCCAGGGCGCGGGCGAAGGCGGCGTTGCAGGCCTCCCGGGCCGACATCGCCGCCAGCCCCGGGCCGCCCGCCATCAGCAGCCCCCCGTCGAACTCCGCCAGGTTGGCCGTCACGTAGCCGAGCAGCCGCAGCGCCGCCATCGGCGGGCGGGCCGTCACGACCTCGATCACCCGCATGACCGCATCGCGGACCTGCGCAGCGCTCGCCTTGCCGTCGAACGCCGCACTGGCGAAGCCGGCGAAGTCGTCCAGGCACTGCTCCAGCAGGTCGTAGGCGGCCGCCAGCATGGCCTGCTCGCTCACCGTGCCGCCGCTGCCCAGGTCGCCCAGGGACTCCAGCCGCACGCGCTCGGAAGCCGTCGGCTGCCCCGTCGAGGCGTACGCCAGCAGCGCCGCCAGCCGTCCGTCGGTCCGCACCAGGTACGGCTGCCCCAGGAACTCCGCCGACGGCTCCGGGTCCGTGCCCTCGGTGACCGCCTGCAGGCGGCGCAGCGCTTCCTCGGGTACCATGAGTGCAGCCCCGGGCTCTCGGCCGTAACCGGCTCTCTCCCCCGGGGCTATCTCATGCCTTAGGAAGCCGAGCCGGTCAGCAGCACCGACCAGGTCTGCGCGCCGGCGATGCCGTCCGCGGCAATGCCGTAGTGCTGCTGCACGCCCCGGACCGCCGCCTGCGTCTTCGGCCCGAACGAGCCGTCCGGCGCGCCCATCACCGACGACCTCGCGGCAGTGACGCCGTTCAGGTCGCCGGTCATGTTCAGCAGTACCTGCAGCCGGTGCACCGACCAGAAGCCGCCGCCAGGGGTGTCGGCAGCGCCGATGCTCAGCACCGCGATCTTGCTCATGTCGAACTCCGTCCATTGCGGCTGGTACGGGGGGACAGGCTGCGGCCCGGACGGCCGCGGCCACTGGCCGTAATCGGCGGCCATGTTCTCGTCGAGGTCGGCGGACAGATTCGGCAGGCCGACCAGTGTCACGCCGTTGAGGATCTGGCGGAGCTGGGCGCGGCTGTCCCACATCCCCGAGGACCAGGCGTAGGTCTGCCAGCCGTAGGTCATCCGGCCGGCGTTGAAGCAGTGCCCGATGAAGTCGTGGGCGCCGTAGCCGCCCGTCCGGGGCAGGCCCAGCACTGACGCGACGGCGCCCATGTACCCGTCGATCGCGTTCCAGTCGCTGCCGCTGAATCCGCGCGGGTCCATGTCGCACGCGAAGTACACCGGGATGCCCGGCATCCCCATCGCGATGCAGAACGCGTCCGAGGCGACCGCCGCGGCCTCCCCGGCCGCGGCGCCGCCGTTCATGTGCCCGTCCACCTCCCATACCAGCCCGATGCTGATGCCCGCCGCCAGCAGCGCATCGCGCTCGGCGGGCGTCAGGTCCTTGGACGGGTCGGCGGAGATGTAGCGCATCACGAACGCGACGCCATCGGCCTTCAGCTGAGCCGGCGACGGCTTCGGATTGGCCCAGGCATAGTCGATGCCCCTCATGGTTGCGGCTCCAGGGGTTCGCAGGTACAGCCGAGGGCTGCGCGCGTCTCGGCGGGGTAGTGCTCGGCCATCCAGGCGGCCATGTCCTCGGGACGCTGGCCGCAGGGCTGGGCCCTTGCCCAGATCTCCAGGTTCTCCGGGCGGTTGTCTGTCTTGACACCGTTCTTGTGGTGCACGTTCTCGAACGGATACAGATCACGGCCGAGCTTTTCGGCCATCACCTTGCGGTGCTCCAGAACCGTCTGCCCTTTCTTGCGAATAATGACGTAGCCGTCACTATTAAGGCCGCGCCACCCCGCCGAGTCCTTGCGCGTCTTGCGGAACAGGGGGTCGCCGTGGACGCGCCAGCGGGTGTAGTGCATAGTGCACCAGCCCTTTGCCTGGACCGCAAGGTGGCAGCCCTCTATCGAGCACTCCGCTGCGCGCGCCTGGCGCCACGGCCCTCCGGCGAGCGGATCACCGTACCGCTGCCAGCGATGATAGTGCGAATTGCACCAGCCGCGGATGAACGACGGTGACTCGCACCCCTCCACGAGGCATTGCGCCGGGCGTGCCTCGCCTCGTCCTAGCTGACTGCCGCCTAGCGGATCACCGTACCTGCGCCAGCGCTGGTAATGCCGACTGCAGTACCCCTGCGCGTAGTGAGTTTCGCCGCAGCTCTCGACCGAGCATCGTCTCTCCATGGCCCCAGTCTGGTAGACCAGGGGCTATATGTCAAGACTATCCGAGTTTAACCAAACTTGGTTATCTTCGTCGCAGCCTTCCAGGTGGACTTGATGGACACCGCGGCGGCGATGCCGCCGGAGATCGAGAAGTCCGCGAGGATGTTGCCGTACCAGTACTGGGTGGCGTTCAGCGTGTTCGGGTACAGGTAGAACGCGCGCGGCACGCCGTCGGTGGCGGCGGTGTAGAACTGCACCGACGCGTCGTCGTAGAAGCCGGCGAAGTCGCCGCTGGCGTCCGGCAGGCCCGCCACGTAGATCTTGTTGGCGTCGCCCATGCTGGTGACGTCAACCGTGTCTACGGTAAAATTCACGTTCCAGTCACTGAGGTAGGCCACCGGAGAGGCGGCTGCACCGCAGGCCTGACCGAAGTAAACAATTCCGTTCCGTCCGTGGATGCGTGCCACCAGGTCCTCCTGGAATAGTGTATGCTGTTCTCATGACAGCAGACGGATCTTGCAGTGAACCCGGCTGCGGCCGGCCGGTACGAAGCAACGGACTGTGCGCGACTTGCTATGCGCGCCGCCGTCGCCATGGCACGCTGCCGCCCCGCGTCCGGAACACCGGGAAGCGGTATGAGCGGTGCAGTGCACCAGGTGGCTGCACCGAGCTGGTCGGTGACCACGGCGGCCGAGGGCTGTGCGCGAAGCACTACCAGCGGCTGACGAAGACCGAATGGGGCCTGGAGCAGCCCCCTCGCACCGCATCGCTGGCAGAGCGTTTCGCGGCAATGGTGAGCAAGACTCCCTGCCCTTGCGGCTGCGACTGCGAGCGATGGGATGGCGGTAAGGGTTCCGGCACCGGGTACGGGAACTTCTCCGTGGGCAACAAGACCCTGGCCGCTCACCGGGTTGCCTGGGAGCTGGCGGAAGGCCGCTCCATACCCGAGGGCCTGGAAATCGACCATGTGTGGGAGGCCGGGTGCCGGCACCGCGACTGCGTCAAGCGCGCGCATCTCGAAGCGGTCACGCGGGCCGAGAACAACCGGCGCAAGAGGCGGGGCCTGGGAAGACCCTAGCGGCCGGGCATAGCGATCCAGCACCAGATTACCGCCCCAAAAGCGCGGCGGCTACCACCCTTCCGGCGGCGTTTCCGCAGGCGGGTCGAGGGCGGTCTCGACAACCTCGGCGCACATCAGGTACAGGTCGCAGCTCTCGTCTAGCCGGCACTGGTCGAGCTTCTCGCAGCTGGCGAAGGAGCCCCACTCGCCCATTACTCCCCCAGGTACTCCATGAGCTGCTTCGCGCTGTTCAGGAAGGTGCGGTCCCGGACGGCGGCGCGTGCCTTAAGGGCGGCCTCGTAGCGCTCGTCGTCGTGCTTCACCCACCAGGCGATCTGCTCCGCGGCGTCCTCAGGGCCGCCGAAAACGGGCAGCATGGGGAGCAGCTCGTCGGATTCCGGCCGCGGCTCGCGCAGGAAGAACAGCCCGCAGGCGGCCATCTCGATCTCCCGCGGGCCCACCGCGAGGCCGCTGTGCAGCCCCGGGGTGACCATGCCCGTCACCAGCTTGTGGCCGCCTTCCTTGCGGTAGAAGTTGATGCCGCATTTCGACGAGCGGTAGATCATCGCGGTGAGGTCGTTGCGGACGCACTCGGTCAGCTCGTGGCCCAGGTGCCGGTGCAGGACCGAGCCCTCCTCGATGCCCTGCCAGTTCCCGCCGAGGGTGATGTCCAGGTCGTCGATGTGCCCGCTGGCCAGCATCCGCTCGAAGAAGTCGATGCGGGACGGGAAGCCTGTGCCGATGAACGACAGGTCGGTCTCGAACTCCTCCAGCCCGGGGCCGGGGTTGTGGATGCCGGGCCGGTAGGCGTGCGGCATGTAGTAGGCGGGGATGCCCAGTTCGCGGAAGGCGTCCAGGTTCATCGGGTCGTTGACCAGGTTCAGGTCCGCGTGCGCGGCGCGCTCCAGCTGCTCGTCGTCCTGGTAGGGCGATTCGGTGTGCAGCAGCACGACGCGCATCTTCTGCCCGGACCTGGTCGAGGGGCGGGTGCGGATGATGTCCATGTAGCCGGGCGGCATGTAGAAGGCGCTGACCATGAGCACGACGTCGGGCCAGAACTGGAAGCAGGTGGACAGGATGCCGTTGCCGGCCATAGAGAACGCCGCTTCCCGCGGCAGTGCCCGCTTCAGCTTCAGGCCGCCCTCGGGCTCCTTCTCGCCGGGCGTCCACATGGACGCCTCCTGCAGGGCGGTGTCGTAGAACAGCAGCCGGTCGCCCAGGTTATAAGGGTGCACAACACAGCCCAGCTCGGCGAGGGCTTCCATCCAGCCCATGTAAACGTCATGTACGGAAAAATGTGGCCCTGGATGCACGACAAGTATGCGCAAAGAACTTCTCCTTATGCGGCGGCCTGCCATTCCGGTATGGCAGATTTGGAGAGCCTGCAGGTCTACGGCAGGAGAGGAGACGCAGGTCGTCAAGTCCCTGTAACGGCGCCACTTCCACCAGGATCTCGCAGCCGAGATAGTCCTCGCCGCCCCAGTTCCTCGTCGAGTAACTGCTGACCAGCGTCGGCACGGCGTAGCTCACCACGCCGCCGAGGGACGGGTCGGCGGCGAGGGAGGCCAGCACCGACTTCGACGGGTCGGCGCCCGGCCCCTGGTCCAGCAGTGCGTCCATCGCCACCTGGGCGTCGGTCACCGCCACCCAGGACACCAGCAGGACCAGCGACAGCAGCCGGTTCACCACGCCGCCCATCGCGACGAACTGCGTGTTATGCCCCGGCTGCGGGAAGATGACGGCCGCCGGGGGGTTGACCTGCATCACGTAGTCCGCGCTCACGTTCAGGCCGGCCACGCTGCCCAGCCTTGCCGCCAGCGCCTGGCGGCAGGCGTCCAGGCTCGCCGTCATGCCAGCCCGCTAGCGCCGCACAAGACGGCCGCCAGGACGAGCAGCCCGTAGGTGTGCACCACGGCAGCCCACCCCCTTTCCGGCCGCAGCCAGCAGATTGCCGCGGCAACGCCCGCAGTGAGCACAAGAGAGGCGGCCAGCGCAACCGCGCCGGCGGCGAAGGAGTACGGCACCGCGGGCGCGATGCAGGCCGCCGCCGAGGCGAGACCGCAGGCCAGCGCCGCCTTCAGGCCGTCTTCCTTCGCCGACCAGTACTGGCCGAGCGTCATGCCGACCATCTCGGCCAGGCCGACGCCGAGGGCCGCGTGCCAGACCGCGGCCGCCTGCTGGCGCGCGACGACCAGGCCGGCCAGCACGCCCAGGAAGGCCACCAGGCCGTCGGCGCTGCCGAAGATCACCGGGGCTGCGGGCACCCGGGGCAGCCGCATCCCTAGACGCCCACCTTCCGCTTGGAGCTGCGGTAGGGCTCCAGCAGCGCGGCGATCAGCCGGTTCGTTCCCACGATCGTTATCGCCCCCAGGTCGGACGACCCGGCCGTGCCGAACGGGGCGTCCTTCAATTTGTACAGCTCGACGGCCAGCTGGAGGCTGGCGTTCTTCACCGCGAACGGCACCGCGGGCCAGCCCCACGTGCCGGTGATCTGAACCCGGTCCAGTCGCGAGAACGGGAAGATGAACGGGAACCAGTTGCCGGCCCCCGCCACGTTGGTGACCCGCGCCCTGGTGTACGGCCGCTGCTCGCCGGAGGCCAGGGCGTTGAACTCGTCCACGCCGCGCGCCAGCTCGTAGTTCACGTTCTGCGTCCAGCTCGTGTCGTAGACCCCGGCGCCGTTGTAGTCCAGGCTGAACGAGCTGACCGACACGATGTCGTCGATCGGCAGCTCGTAGATGTTGTACGGCACGTAGGTGCGCGTCTCTGTCAGCTGGTAGAAATGCCGGCCGCAGTAGCCGTTGATCCAGGAGGCCGCCGCCTGGACCGCCATCAGCTGGCTGAGCGGCTGGCTGGCGGACGACAGCCCGATCCGCTCCTGCAGCTCCTCCACCGAGGTGTAGTACTGCGCCACCGACGTGGGGTTGACGGTGAACGTGCCGGCCTGGATGTCGGAGGCCGCCCCGGTGCCGATCCAGACGTAGCTCCACAGCCCCGGCGTGGCGCACGGCACCAGCAGCTGGTACTCGCCGGTCATTACCTTCGATATGTCGGCCGGGACCGCGCCGAGGTAAGTGTGCGTGACCGCCGTCCCGGTGGGGTCGGTGATCACGCAGGACACCGTGGCGGGGTCGGTGTCGACGCCGGAGACGCTGAAGATGTTGGTGAGCGTCGCGATGTCCGCGCTGCTGCCCCAGAACACCGTCGCCATCACGCCTCCTGCCGTGCGGCCCGCGGCTGGGCGGGGATGTTCCAGCTGGCGACGATGCTGCCGCCGGCGCGCACCCGGATCAGTCCCGCCGGCACCCGGCCGTCGTGACGGATTATGGCGGTGCGCTGGCCGTCCTCGTGGTCGAGGTAGGCCGGCGTCCAGGTGCCCCCGAAGCCGATCTCGATCACGCAGATCTCGGGACCGTCATAGGGGACGGTCAGCCAGCCGCCGGTGACATGCGGCTCCATGGCAGCTCCGTCAGGTGATTGTCAGCGTGTCGCACTTGCGGATGATCTGCTCGTTCGCGGTGGTGATGAGCACCCAGATCTGGTAGGCGTTAGTGGTCAGGGAGGGGAAGTTCGACCCGGCCCCCGGCCCCACCAGTGCCAGGATGTCGATCTCCCCGGCTACCGCCAGTGCCGGGAGCGGCGGCGCGGCCGTGCCGTCCACCAGGATCACCGTGGTGAAAGCGCCCACCGTGGGGATCGTGGCGGCGTTGACGTTCACGTACATGCCGACGCTGATGATGTCGGTGACCTTGCCGCGGCCCAGCGTGATGGGGACGGCGATGTACTCGGTGGCCGTGCTGTACAGGTTGACCGCCATGCGTCCTCCTCAGTTCACCGTGGCCAGCCCGTCACGCAGGTCCCCCGTCGCGGCGGCGCCGTCACGGGGATCTCCCGCGGCGGCCAGCCCGTCCCCCGGGTCGGCCACCGTGGCGGCGCCGTCACGGGTGTCGCCGACGGCAGCCAGCCCGTCTCTCGGGTCGGCCACCGTGGCGGCGCCGGAGCCGGGGATGTCCGGGAAGCCTGCCTTGATGGCGCCGCCCGCCGAGCCCGCGCCGGCCAGCAGCGCCGCGGTCCGCCGGCCGGGCTGCGCAGCCGTCCCGCCTGTGCCGGCGGGGGCGGCTGCAATCTGGAGAACGGGGATGACCTGCGAGCTGCCGCCGGAGCCCGCCAGGGTGCCTGACGCGAACGAGATCGCGAAGCCTGCGGCGGTAACGCTCCCGCCGCCGCTGAGGAGCGCCCTGACCGCGACGGCGGCGCCCGGGCCGGCGGAGCCGGCGCCCGCCAGGGCGCCGCTGACGCCGATGATGACCGTGGCGCTCGCCGCGCCGGCGCCCGCCAGGCCGGCGCTCTGGGCACTGCCGCCGCTCGTGCCGCCGCCCGCGCTGCCGGCGCCGGCAGGCCGGCGAAGACGTCGATGATGACACCGGAGGCGATGCCGCCGGAGCCGGCCAGGGTGGCCGTGACGCCGATGATGACGCCGGAGGCGATGCCCCCCGCGCCGGACAGCGTCCCCTTGACGCCGATGGCGGCGACCGAGGTAGCGCCGCCGGCGCCCGCCAGGCCGGTGCCTGCGCCGATGCCCGACCCGGAGGAGGCCCCGCCAGAGCCGGCCAGGCTGTCGCTGACGTCGATCGCGATGCCGGAGGCGATGCCGCCGGAGCCGGCGAGGGTCGCCGTGACGCCGACGGCGGCGACTGAGGCGGCGGAGCCGGCGCCCGCCAGGGTGGCCGTGACGCCGATGATGACCGTGGCGGCGGCCTGCCCCGCGCCGGCGAGGACGGCCGTGACGCCGATGACGGCAGCGGCAGTGGCCGAGCCTGCGCCGGCCAGCGCACCGCCCGGGGTGCCGCCGCTGGCCCCGCCTCCGGCGCTGCCGGAAGCCGCCAGCCCCGAGAAGACGTCGATCGCGACGCCCGAGCCGGCGGTGCCCGCGCCGTTCAGGCCCGATGAGACGCCGATGTCCGGGACGCCGGACGCGCCGCCGTAGCCCTGCAGGCCCGAGCCGGTGCTCAGGCCTGCGCCTGAGGCTGCCCCGCCGGAGCCTCCCAGCGGGGAGGAGGCCCCGATGCCCGCGCCGGATGAGGCGCTGCCGGAGCCGTTCAGTGCGGCGGTCACCGTGACGATGCTGAGGGCGCCGGCGCTTGCGCTGCCAGTGCCCGCCAGGCTGCCCGCGACGACGATCTCCGGCACGGCCGTAGCCGTATCGCCACCTGTCAGTGCCGCGGAGACGCTGATGATCTCGCCCGCCTCGGCAACGGAGCCGGAGCCCGCCAGCGTGGCGGTCGCCGCGACGATGCCGAGGCCGGGGGGAAGCGCCCCGGGCGGTGGCACGTAGAACGGCGTGCCGCCCGGCATGCCCGGCAGGCCCGCGCCCGGATGCCAGCCCGGGGCCAGCAGCGTCGCCGGCGCCGGGGGCGCAGACACCGACGGGCCCATCGGCCCGGCGTCAGTGCAGCCGAGATCATCAAGCCAGAACGGGCCGATGTTAGCGACCGCCGTGCCGCGCGGCCCGAACCGCACCTGGTCGATCGGCCCGGCGGTCAGGGTCATCCCGGTAACGGTCTTCGTCTCCAGCGGCGTGATGTCATCGCCGTTGGAGTACAGCCGTATCGTGCAGACGCCCGCGGAGGCGCTCGGCGTGCAGTCAAACTCGACCCGGCACCACTGATTCAGCGGGATGCTGTTCGTGGTGGCACCCTGCGACGTCCCGTTGGTGTCGATCGCCCCGAGCGTGCCGGTGGTGTTGACGATGACGCTGCCGCAGTTGACATTCGTGCCGGTCTCGGTGCTGATCAGCTTGAATATCGCGCCCGGGTTGGCCGTCATGTACAGGTACGCCCGGGTGTACAGGGTGGCCGTGGAGCCGAGCGTCCCGATCGACGTGGACCACGCCGCGTAGCACTGGTCGGCAGTCGCGCCGATGGTCAGCTTGTACGACAGGCTGCCGTGCGCGGCATGGGCACTGTCGGAGACCAGGGTCGAGGTTCCCAGCCCGGGGTTAGCCTGCACTGCGTCGAAGGCATTCCCGGACGCGCCGCCGGAGTTCCCGGTCGTCGCCGCCGTGCCGGACGGGGTGACGCCCTCAGCGGAGTTGGTGAGCAGCACGCGGGGTCACGCCCCCTCTCGGTCAGGCCGGGAGGGTCACCCGAGGATCTCGCAGGTCAGCTCATTGGTGGTGATCGACGTCAGGCCAGTCGCGGTGGTGACGGTACAGCCGACCTGGATGCACTGCGCGTTGTAGGTGATCATCCCGGTCGCGGTCTGCGCGACCGTCTGCGCGCCCACCGTCTGCGGCGCGATCACCCAGCTCGGCGCCGTCGTCCAGGACGTCGCCGGGGACGCGAACCGGCCACGGCCGACGATCTGCCCGTTGGTGCCGGTCACGGTCGACACCGCGGAGATGATCCCCCAGTACTCCAGTTCCCACGGCATCGTCGACGCGACCGCCGTCACCGCCGGGCCCAGCGTGAGCACCGCCGGCGTCGTCAGGATCGTCGTCCCCGGGTTGTTCATGTAGAACCCGAACGCCATCGTCGATGCGGTCGTCGTCGCGATGTAGGAACCCCACGCGACGATCCGCAGCCGGGTACCCAGGTTCAGCATCCCCGCCGGGATGTCGTACACGCCGCCGACATTGCTTGCACCTGATGGCGTGATGTCCAGCACCGCCGCCGTGATCGTCGACTGGACGAACGGCTGGTTGTTGCCTACCGCAGTCGGCGCCGACCACAACGTCTGGGGCATCGTTCAGCCTTCCTCAGATCAGCATCGTTGTTTTTCATGTGCCCGGTCATCGTGCAGCCGGACATTAGCGCTCCTTACCGTCCGCGCTGGGCTATCGAGGCGCCAGCCGTCAGCACGCTTTCGGTCGCGCCTGCCGCCCAGCCGTCGCTCTTGCTTGCGGATGTGACGCCGCGGGCGCTCTTGGACGCCGCGGCGGACTTCCCGTCGCCCGCGGAGGCGCCTGCCGCCCAGCCGTCGTTCCTGGTCGCCGAGACTGCCCGCCCCAGGCTCACGGAGGCGCCCGCGGTGAGTACGGTCACGGTGGGGCCGACGAAGACGCTGATGTCGACGTAGACCGGGGTGAAGACCTCCGGGACCAGCACGACGCCCGCCGCGCCGGCCAGTGCGGCGGTGACGGAGAACGTGCGCTCCGGCACCGGGACGGCATACCCCGAGCCGGCCAGCACGGCGGTGACCTTGATGATCACCTTGCCGGCCGCCGAGCCGGCCATGCCGGAGCCGGCCGCCGCGCCTGCCAGCTGCGAGGGCGCGAACGCCGCGGCGCCGCCCGACCCCGCCAGGACGGAGGTGGCGGAGACAGTCGCGGCAGCAGCGGCCGAGCCTGCGCCGGCCAGTGCGCCGGCCAGGGCGGAGGGCGCGCTGGCGGTGATGTAGGCGGCCCCCGCCAGCGCGGCGGTGACGAAGACGATGTTGGGGTTAGGGGTGCTGGCGTACCCCGCCCCGGCCAGCGAGCCGGCGACGATCAGCGCCGGGACCGCCACGGCACTGCCCGCGCCGGCCAGGCCTGAGGCCGTGCCCAGCCCTGACCCCGACGATGCCCCGCCCGAGCCGCCGAGCGCGTCCGTGACGCCGATGGTGGCGCCCGGTGTCGCGCCGCCCGACCCCGCCAGCAGCGCCGTGGCGCCGATGATGACCGTGGCGCGCACCGCGCCGGCGCCTGCCAGGCCGCCGTTCTGGGTGCTGCTGCCGGTCGTGCCGCCGCCGGCGCTGCCGGAGCCGGCCAGGCCCGAGAAGACGTCGATCGCGACGCCGGAGGCGATGCCCCCGGAGCCGGCCAGGGTCCCCTTGACGCTGATCGCGGGCACGGGGGATGCGCTGCCCAGCCCCTGCAGGCCCGAGGCGACCCCGAGGCCGGAGCCCGAGGATGCGCCGCCCGAGCCGCCAGCCGTGTCGCTGACGCCGATCGCCACGCCGGAGGCGGCTGCGCCCGAGCCTGCCAGTGCGGCGGCCACCTGGACGACGGACTGGCCGGCGGCGGACCCTGAGCCCGCCAGCTTCGCGGCAACGCTGATGACGGGGACCGGGGATGCCGAGCCCGCGCCGGCCAGGGCCGCCGTGGCGTCCAGGACCATCGTCGCGAAGTCCGCGCCGATCGGCAGCGGGACCGATATCGTGGCGCCGTAGAAGTCCAGCGTGCCGGGGTTGATGCTGAACAGCGAGTTCAGGTCCAGGCCCGCGCCGATGGCCGGGCTGCCGGGCACCAGGGCGATCCCGACGTAGGACGGGATCGCGGCGACGGTGGTGACCGCGGGGCCGGTGTCCGGGTTCTGCAGCCCCGTGGCGACCTGAATGCCCGTGTTCGACGCGCCGTTTACTTCCTGGCCCGTAACGCCGCTGCGCAGCGCCGCGAGAGTGGCGTAGCTGATTCCCCAGAACAGCGCCGTGTTGCTGTTCTCGCTCCAGTAGCTGTTGCCCTGCAGCAGGACGGCCGTCGATGCCATGCTGCTGTCGGCATGGACCGCGGCCGCCGAGGACGAGCCGGCAATGTAGAAGATGTTGTTGCGGAGGCTGCAGCCCGCCATGGTGCCGCTGTGGACCGCCAGGGCGGGCGGCACGGCGGAGCCGCTCTGGATGGCCACGAACGTGTTGTTGTAGGCCTGCAGGCCGCTCAGGTTGCCCGCGAGGGTCAGCTCGCCGCCGTAGTTGCTGTTGCTCGCGCCGATAGTGCCGTTGCCCCAGGTGACGTTCCACCGGACCGTGTTGGGCGCGGTCGAGCCCCAGTAACTGTCACCGGTGCCGCCGTAGCAGATGATCCCGGCACCCTGGTTCCCGTAGGACAGGCAGTACTGGATCGTGCAGCCAGTGCAGTCGATATCGAGGTCGAAGCCCTCGCCGTCGGCTGTGGTGCCGGTCCCGTTGGCGTAAGCCAGGCAGTTCTGGATCGTGACGCCCGAGCAGGCGTACAGCATGCACCCGACCGGCCCCTGGGCGGTGTCGCCGTTGCTGGTGCCGTTGCCGTGGAACGTGCTGTTCTGGACGGTGCCGCCGCTGACTGACCCGATCGACGCGCCGAAGCCGGTGACAGAGCCGGTGACGGAGGCGGAGCCAAGGTTGCCGGAGGCGTCCACCCCGGTGATCAGCAGGTTCGCGTGGGACCAGACCGGGCTGGAAGAGCTGAACGTGGGCCCGAAGATCTGGATGCCCTGGTACAGGTTGCTGTTCCAGGTGCCGCCGTTGACGGTGATGCCGTTGTAGCCGTCACCGGAGGAGCTACCGCCGATCGACAGGCCGTACTGCCACCCCGTTGCGCTGCAGCTGTCCAGCTCGATCGCCGGCAGCTGCCCCGTCCCGGAGCAGAAGAACTGGATGCCGTTGAAGGAGGTCGAGCCGCTGACCCCGCCTGCGGTGATGTTCTGCAGCCGGTAGCCGCCGGCGTTCTGGATGTAGACGGCGTTGTTGGCGCCATTGGAGATGGTGGCATTAGCGGAGCCGTTGTAGATGCCGATGGTGATCGGCGAGGCCGTGGAGCCCTGCGAGGTCAGGAACAGCGTCGAGGATGTCCATGACTGCCCCGACTCGAAAAGCACGGTGTCGCCGGGGCGCAGCGCGACGCTGTTCACCTTGGCGACGGTCTGCCACGCCGAAGCCGGCGACAAGCCGGAGTTGGAGTCCGAGCCCGAGGGGGAAACGTAGTAGGTTTGCGGCGCGGGAACCATCGGCGGCAGCGGAGGCCGGAACCGGAACGCCTGAGGTGACCGGCGGCCCGGCGGTACCTGCACGGGCATGGCGGGGGGGCTGGGGCTGATCTCCTGGATCAGCGCCATGACCCCGAACATGTGCTGGGAGTCGCCCCACACCGGGCCGGCCACAGTGCCGCTTGAGCAGCTGAGGTTGTACGCCGCGCCGCAGCTGTCAGCGTTGACGTTATAGGTGAAGCCGGAGGTGGACCCGGCCACGCACGTGCCGTTGTCGACAGCGGCCCCGAAGTACAGCTCGCCCGCGGAAGCGGCGGCGATGCTCGGCCAGGTGTTCGTCCCGGACCCGTTCAGCAGCGCCGTGTTGTCAGCAGCCCAGGAGCCTGCGGTCGAGGAGAACTCGTGGCCGTCGATTACCAGGCTGCCCGGCGTCGTGCCGCTCCAGCTGATGGTGACGGTGGCACCGCTGGCCGCGGTAACCGTCCCCATCCACAGCGTGGAGGTCCCGGCCCGGCCGGTGGCCAGTATGTGAGTACCGACCTGCGTCCAGGTGACGTTTGAACTCGATACCCCCGACGCCCATACCGTGCTGTTGGCGAACTGGTTGACCTCAAGCATGTAGAGGTTGCCGACGCCAGACGGAGTGAGCGTGAACGAGGTGCTCGTCGAGAAGAAGAAGGAGCCGACCGATGCCCAGCTCACGGCGCTACCTCACCTCCCCTCCCGCCGCCAGGGGTCCGGGGAGGCTAGTCGAGCGCCTCCACCAGCCACTGCGTGCACTGGATGGTGCAGGTGGACGTGGCCTGGGTGACGCGCAGCCCGATCCCGGTCAGCTGGGTAGTGTCCACCGCCGCAGTGGTCGGCCCGGCGGAGTTCGGCAGCGGCAGGTAGAAGCCCGGCGGCGGGTTGGCGCTCAGGCTGGTCGGGTTAGACGGCAGCGCGTTGCCGATGTTGCCCATCGTGAACACGCCCTGGGTGGAGACCGTGTTGCCGGAGCTGGCCACGGCAGTGCACTGGACGACCGCCTCCAGCCGCCACATGATCCCGGTGAGGACCGTGCTGGTGGTGGTGATGCCGGCTGCCGTCGCCAGGGTGGTGTAGCTGTTGTTGTTGGCCTTGTTGGCGGTCAGGAAGAACGTCACGGTGCCGATCGTGGAGACCGTGGTGAGCAGGCCGTTCGCGGTGACCCGCAGCATCATCCCGGGATACCAGCCCAGCGGCTGGCCCGCCGCGTTCACGACCGCGACGTCGGCGGTCAGCGCGCCGGCCTGGCACGGGGAGATGGTCGCGGTCGTCGCGCTGTTCACCGCCGTGCCCGGTCCGGGGGTGCCCGCGTTGACCAGGCTGACCCACGACTGACTGGCCATATTCGCTCCTGGTTACGCTACGGATGTTTCAGTCACGCTCAGTCACTGCAGCGTGACCGTAATCGCATTCTGGGCAATCTGCAGGACCTGGGTGTTGTTCACCGTCACCGTGCCGCCGGAGAACGTCCCGAACCACCAGCGGTTGCGGGTGGTGGCGGTGTCCCAGATCTCGAAACCCTGGATCAGCCAGTTCGCGCCCGCCGTCCAGCTCAGCCCCGCGGCGGCCGTGGGGCCCTGCGAGGTGGGCGGGATGGACGTGGTGACCGTCGCGCCGAAGTTCAGGGTCAGGCCGCTGGTGGCATACCCGGCCGTGCCGGCCAGCTCGCCGGTGCCCGCCGTGCCGTTGACGCCGGCCGCGGTCGCCCAGCTGGACGCGGTGACGCCCGTCGCCGTGATGAGCCGCAGCGACATCCAGTTCGCCAGGTTCGTCGGGAAGTTGTTCACCCCGAGCATGGCGCCGACGATCGTGTTGGCCCGGTAAAAGTCGATGTTAGCCATCCGTGCTGTCCCCTTCCGCGGGCTGCGGGACGCCCTTCAGCGCCACGTGGTAGTCACCCGGGTCCGCCGGGGAGCCGAAGCCGATCCCGGCGACCAGCTTCAGGTCAGTCGCCGGCCCCCAGCTGTCGATGCTGCCGTCGGCGTTCCGCACCACCCAGCCGGCGCCCTCCGGCCACCCGTCGGGGGCCTGGAAGGTCCCGTCCTCGCGCCAGTAGCCGCCGCCGACGTGCTCAACGGGCTGCCCGCTCATCAGGCTCCTCCTGCCAGCGTGCGGTAGGCATCCGCCCACCGGGTCCAGTTCCGCTCGATCGTGTGCTGCGCGGCCAGCTCGCGGGCCTTGGCCCCCATCGAGGTGCGCAGCCCCTCATCGGAGGCCAGCAGCAGCATCCGGTCCTTCCACTGCTCCTGTGAAGAGCACAGGAACCCGGTCACCCCGTCGGCCACGAAATCCCGGTACACGGGGTGGTCCGAGGCGATCACCGGGATGCCGAGGGCGGCGTACTCCAGGGCCTTGAGCGCCGACTTCCCGCCGTTGAACTCGTGGTCCGCCAGCGGGGCCAGCCCGATGTCGAAGTCGATGTTGCGGTAGTACAGCGCCGGCTCCGGCTCCCACGGGGTGTAGTCGAAGCCGCCGAAGCGGGTGATGGTGCGGAAATCGGTCCCGACGAAGTGGCCGCGGCAGCCGGCCTCGTCGGTGACGTCCCGCCAGGTCTGCGCGATCAGCGCCACGTCCCGCGAGTGCGAGCAGCCGCCCGCCCAGCCGATCGTCAGCTGCCCCTGCGGGTGACGCAGCGGCACGGCGAGCATCGAGGAAGGGATGAAGTTCGGCAGCACGTGCACGTTGTCGTTGAACCGGCGCATCCGGTTCGCCAGCCCCTCGGTGGTGACGGTCACCATGTCCGCGGTAGAGGCGAAGTAGGCGATGGAGGCCAGCACCTCCGCATTGGTGAACGACGGGGCGGCCAGCCAGTTCACCGGGTCCAGGCTGAACGGGTCGTCGTCGATCTCGTAGACGAGCTTCAGCCCCTCGTCGCGCCCGATCTCCCGCAGCGCATCCCAGAAGGGCCGGAACCCCGGCTGGTCGCACCGCTGCCCGACGAAGATGTCGTAGTCCCCCTGCCCGGGCCCGGGAAGGGAGCAGGCGTAGCCCGCCCGCCAGCCGTGCGCCTTCAGCTGATCGAAGGGGAGCACGACCCGGATGTGGCCGCAGAACGAGGGCCTGGGACTGCCGTACCCGCGGCTGTCATGGAAGCACCAGACGCTCGGGTCAGGCACCTCCCGCGCGCCCCTTCGCGCCCGCCGTACCCGCGGCCTTGACCGTCCCGGACGGCACGGTGTAGGTGCTCGCACCGGTGCCGGTGACCGTCGTGACCACCGTCTCGCCGCCGGCCGGCGGGAAGGCGACGGGCTCCGGTGCCTTCTGCGGCACGACGGCCGTCTTCTTCAGCGCCGCCGCGCAGTCGCGCAGCACGTCCTGGGCATCGGCCAGCGCGGCGGTCTCGCCGTACATGTCACGGCCGTGCAGCAGGATGTGCGCGCCGATCTCGCTGACCGCGTCCGCGATCCGGTCCTGCAGGGACTTGCTCATGTCACTCCTAGAGGATGCTGCGGTACGCCTTGTCCCACTCCAGGGCCCTGGCCTCTGACGTCCACAGGGACGCCTGCTCGCGCGCCTTGGCCCCCATCGACTCGCGCAGCTTCTCGTCGGAGGCCAGCACGTTCAGCCGGTCGCGGAGCTGGGCGGAGTTGCGCACCAGGAACCCGGTCACGCCGTCGATCACGAAGTCGCGGTACGGCGGCGCGTCCGAGGCGATCACCGGGATGCCGAGGGCGGCGTACTCCAGGGCCTTGACGTGCGACTTGCAGTCGTTGAACCCGGTGCCGGCCAGCGGGGCCAGCCCGATGTCGAAGTCGATCTTCGCCCAGTAGTCCCAGGGGTCGATCTCCCAGGAGGAATACCGCGCCCGCGCGTAGGTCACCGTGCGCCGGTAGTCGGTGCCGATGAAATGCAGGTGCGCGTCCTTGCGGTCGCGCTCCATGAACCGCCGCAGCGGCGCTGCCGCCTCGGCGATGTCCCGGGCGTGCGAGCAGCCTCCCGTCCAGCCGACTGTCAAGGCTTCTTTACGCGGCCGCTCCATCTCCAGCAGCCGGGCCGGCACCGCGTTGTTCAGCACCCGGACGTTCGGGTTGAACTCCCGCATGATCTGCGCCAGCGGCTCGGTGGTGACCGTAACCAGGTCAGCCACCTGGGCGCAGTGCCGGACGGCCTCCCGCTTGCCCTCCAGCTGGAAGTTGCGGTACGCGCTGTAGTTCAGCGGGTCCACGTCGAAGACGTTGTCGTCGATCTCGTAGACCAGCTTGTGCCGGGCCCGCAGCCGCCGCCACGCGCCGAGCACCTCCGGCTTGTCGAACCGCTGCCCCACCATGATGTCCGCGGACAGGGCGTCCGGCGGCGGGGTGCCCGCCGCGTAGCCGACGTCCCACCCCTGGTCGCGCAGCGCGTCCAGGGGGAAGATCACCCGGAAGATGCCGCAGCCTGCCGGGCGCAGGTCGGTGTCAGACTGGCAGTCGTGGATGCCCCACACCTTCGGCACGGCCGCTCCAATCGCAACTCATGAGCCCAGGGCCGCATGCAAGCGCCCTGGGCTCATGCCCGCCGGGTCCCGTGCGGCCGGGGAGGTCAGACCTGGTGCCAGCCCCCGGCATTGGCGTCGGCGATGTCGTCGGCCCAGGTCCAGCCGTGGCCGGGCGACGCCGGGTTCGCGTACATCGGGTGCGGCCACTGGCCGACCCTGGGGGCCGTCGGGTCGTAGTTGTTGTTGCCGGGGACGCTCGGCGTGGAGGTAATCGGACCCCCGGTGTTCGGCTGAGCCATCACACGTTCCCTTCCGTGGGCTTCCAGCTGCCGGTCCAGGCCGGCAGGTCGAACTTGCCGCCGCCGGGGTGCGGCGACGGCTTCGGCCGCGGGCTGTCCGGCGAGTTGGATAGCGGGATCTGCCCGTCGCTGGCAACCGGCAGCGGCAGCACGTCAGTGTGCTTCTTCTCGGCGTACGGCAAGATGGACTGGCTCCCCGGGGCCGTCATCGCCAGGCTCGGGTCGTCATACGTGGTGTTGCCCGGGTTCATGCTGGACGGCACCAGGACGGCCTTGGCGGCATACTTAGACGTCAGGTCGATCATCTACTCCTCCGGCCTGGGCCGCAGCCGCGGCACCTGGGGTGCCGGGCGCTGGCTCGCTGCAGTGAACTTCGCCACCATGGCGGCCTGCCGGGCCGCCCGGTCCTGCGTGGCGGCGGTGTCCAGCGCCGGCAGCTTCGCCTGCCCCGCCTTCACCGCCGCCTCCCAGTCGGGAGTTCCCGTCGGCTGCTCCGGCAGGCCCGCGCTCACCGCTGCCCGTTCATGAAGCCGCCGCGGCGCACCGAGCCGCGGCCCGGCTGGAACGCGCCGTCGCCGCCGGCGTCCAGCGAGATCTGCGCCGTGCCCGGCATCTGGTACTGCGGGGGAGCCTGGTAGCCGACCGCGTTCGCCTGCGTCCAGTCGCCCTTGCCGGCCACGGTGGCGCTGGTGTGCTGGGGCGCCTGGCCCTCAATCATGCCGTCCGGCTGGTACTCGCTCTTCCACGCCACGTCCTTCTCGAACGTGATCGAGTCAGAACCGGAGGCAACGGCGCCGCCCTGGATGCCGGCTGAGCCGGGTGCGCCCGAGCCGTCCAGCGGGGTACCGACAAACGGCATCCGGGGCGCGGGGTACTGCCCCGGCTCGTTCGTCGCGCCGCCCGGCCCCGTGTCCTGCGTGCCGCTGAACTGGCCGCTGCCCGCTGCGCCGCTGTCCTCGTTCTGCGCCGGCAGGCCGTAGGCCGTCCACGCCGTCGCCGGGTACTGGCCCGGCTGGTTGACGCTGCTGCTGTCGTAGTTAGCCATGCTCGCTGTCCTTTCGGGCGAGGGGAAGACTGACCTGGATTTCCTGCCCGTCTTCCTGCATGAAGACGACCGGCCCGGTAACCGGCACGACCGTGCCGTCCGGGGCAATGTAAAGAGCCTGGCCTGGCTCCAGCGCAAACGGCTCCGCCACTGCCCCTCCTAGAAGGAACTGGTCTCACAGATATAGGCGAGCTTGCCGCCGGAGCCGCTGCTGACCGCGTACAGCACCGCCGCGTCCGAGACGGCCCCGCCGATGAGGAACTCAGTCGACCCGCCCAGCATCTGCAGCGGCCCGTTCGCCGAGGTCAGCTGAATGCCGCCGGTCGCCGAGGTGTCCGCCGTCACGCCGGGACCGCCGAGGTAAAGGATGGTGGGGCCGACGTTCTGCACCACCGCGCCGCGCGAGCCCACCGTCACGATCTTGGTGGGGGTGCCGGTGCCGACGGTGGAGACGCTGTTCTGGAATGCCATGAGCCCTCCGGGGGGAGCGGCACGAAACAGGGGGGGTGCTTCGCGCCGCTCCGTTCGAAAAACCTCTGTGACCTGCTAGGTTGTAGGCGTAGTGAGGTACTTGATGGCACCCGTCTGGTCCACGAGCACCCCGTCGCCCCTGATGATGGCCCGGAAGGCCACCAAGTCAGACCCGAAGAGGAAGTCGTCGGACCTCTCGAACCGGACCGGCCCGACGATCCTCACGAAGAACTGCGAGAAGTCGCCGAACAGGACGGGCTTGACGCCCGAGAGCGCGACGGCCGGCATGTACGGGTCGGCGACGAGCGGCTTGCCCAGGAGCAGGTCGGGCGAGCCGAGGACCATCGAGGGCTCCCAGATGGGGCGGCTGTTGCCGTCCACGATGAGCCTGAAGCCGCCGATCGTCTTGTCCGCGGCCATCCAGTAGCACGAGCGCGACTGCCTGTACGGCGCGATCACGCTGTACTCCAGGTTCACCAGGTCGGCGTACTGCGGAGCGCCCGCCTTGCCGGTGGTGCCGGTGATGCCGGCCGAGGCGCCGGTCAGGACGCCGTTCGGCTGGCCGGTGCCGGTGCCGGTCACCAGGTCCGCGCCGAACTTGTTGCCCAGCGCGCGGCCGCAGGACATGGCCAGGTAGCCGACCAGGTCGACGCCCGTGTCGTCCAGGAGTTCGCGTGCTACCTGGATGAGGTCGCCGTACTTCCAGGCGCCCAGCGTGGCGAGACCGAAGGTCGGGTCCGCCTCGTTGATCGTGCCGCCCTGGGAGGCCGACGCGGCCGTGGTGTGACCTCCCGCCGCGGTCTTGGGGATCATCAGGGTCTCGCCGCCGGCCGTGTTCAGGACCGTCGGGCCCGTCTGGAGCAGGCCGCTGACCTCGATGAGGTGGGCGATCAACTGGTCATAGAAGTCGATCGGGATGATGTCGGCGCCCGCCGAGGTACCGCCGGTCGGCGTCGGGCCGGGACCGGTGATGTTACGAAGTTCGACCGGGCCGTTGTTGAAGTTGATCCGGGAGCGGTCGGACTTGCCGATGTCGATCCGGCGGGGAGCGCCGGGGTCGCCGCGCAGGAACGCGCGCAGCTCGGAGTCCTGCTGGCGGGCCGGGGCGGGGCGGCCGGCGGCCTCCTTGCGGGCCTCGCGGGAGGTGATCTCGTCGAACATCTTGTCCGCCTCGGCGGACCGCTTCTCCGCGTCAAGCGCGCTCTTAATGCGCTTGTCGAGAGTGTCCATTTCCTCGTTCATTACTTCCCACTTGCCCTGCTCTTCGGCAGAGAAAGCGCGGTTTTCCGAGGCGGCCGCGTCGGCCAGGGCCTTGCACTCTTCCCATACGTTAAGGCGGCGGTCGCGCAGCCTCTTAGTAACCTCACTAGCCATTGCTTTTCCTTTCCTGCGGACTGTGCTGTTTTCTTTTGCCTCGGCCCGCAGGGCGGGAGGCGGGGACTGGGGCTTCCAGTCCCACGTAGTTGGTGTAAATTAAGGGTGACTCCGGGTCTTCCGGATATGACTTCCCACCCCAAGCCACTCCGTCCCGCCCCGGCCCCAGCCCCACCTAATGAGCTGTCGCGACGACCTGGCCTGGGACGACCTCTCAGGCCAGGTCGTCGTCCTGAATGTCGCTCGGGTCGCGGCGGCGGGCCAGGATGGTCGCTGCGGCGGACGGGCCGAACAGGGTGCGCGGCGCAGGCCGGTGAACTGGCTGCCCGGCGACCGTGCGAGTGAAAAACTTGCGCAGCTCGCCGGCCTCCGCCATGGCGCGCACCTCATCGGCCTCAGCCTGGAAAAATCCGGCGAAGCTGCGGAGCGCGGCGTTGGTGGCGCGGACCGCGACCGATGCGTCCGGGTAGCCGGGCGACAGCACCGGGGAGACGTCCAGCAGCTCGACGCTGTGCAGGGTGCGCAGCGGGAAGCCCTGCTCGGTCATCGACCACTCGTCGCCGCCGGGGTTGCACCGGAACGCGAACGAAGAGTAGCGGATGTCGCCGCGCTCGACCAGCTCCACCACGTCCTTGCGGGACTCCGGCGGCTTCACGTCGTAGCGCAGGCCGAGCCGGTCGCCGCCGATCTGCAGCGTCTTGGCCGCCGTCGTGCCCAGGATGTAGTTGCTGTCGTGATTGAAGCGGCACACGACGTCGTGCCAGTCGCCGGCCCGCGACTCCTCGAACGCCGTCTGGGACACCTGCTCGATGAAGCCGCCCAGGTTCCGGCTCTGCCGCGGCATGAAGACGCTGGCATAGCCGCCGATCCAGTGGGTCCCGTCGCCCATGTCCCGCATCTCCAGCGGGGTGTTCAGGTCCCGGTAGCAGCTGGTGACGCGCAGCTCGCGCATCTCCTCGTCCGCCGTCATCGCGTGGTTCTGCGAGACCTCGACGCCCTGCTTGCGCGCGGCGGCCAGGATCTTCGGCATCGCCTTCTCGCCGAACGGGGACTGACTGGCCCGCGACAGCGCGTTGCGCGTGTGCGCGGCGTCGTGGACCGGGAAGTGCCGCAGGCTCCGCGGGATGGTCTTCCCGTCGCCGTCCTTCTTGCCGCCCGGCTCGATATAGGCGAACGCGGAGTCAGGGAGGTCGTTGATGGCGGCGGCGCTCATGGCGTCCCTCGTTTCGGTCACTGTCACATCTCCTTGCAGATGTCATGAGCGCAGCGCGCGTTAATGGCTGCCGTTCGGTGACGGTTCGGATTCCCACCTGCGCGCCCGCTCGCGCAGCTGGGCTAGCGACAGCGGCGCGAACGACCGCGGGCCCTCGTGCACCTGCTCGTCCGGCTCGGCCAGCCGCAGAGTCTCGGCGCGCAGCTCGGCCTCCGGGGGCAGGTCGCCGGTCAGCTCGCCGAGCATGCCGCGCTTGAGGGCCGCCTTCGCCGACTCGGTGCGCCGGATCATCTCTTCCTCGTCCAGGCAGCCGACGCGGTGCGCCATCGCGATCCAGTCGCATGCCCGCGCCCGTTCGACGTTGCTGCACCGGACGTGCGGCGGGGTGAACCCCGAGGGGGCCGAGCGGATCGCGGTGATCTGCCGGCCCAGGTACTCCGGCGGCGTCAGCGCGATCGGGTAGCTGCCCGGCTCGCCGCCCGCCCCGTCGTTGTTCCTCGGCACCGGGTCGCTGCCCGCGCTGGCGCCCTTGGGGCTGCTGCCCGGCGCGGTGACGGCCTGATTGTCCGGGATGTCGTCCGGCGGGACGTATCCCTCCTTCTGCAGCTTCACCATCAGGTTGGCGATCAGCGCCTGCTCCAGCACGACCTCGTTCATGTAGGCCTTGGGCAGTGTCCGCGTGGTCGTCGCCATCCGCTCCAGCATCGACAGCGGGATCACGCCCTTGCCGGCCCCGCGCGGCAGCGGTGGCAGGTCATCGGAGGCGCGCAGCTCGTCGGTGGTCCGGATGCCCATGTTCCGCTGGGTCTGGAAGATCTCGTACCGGGTCTTGAGGTCTGTCTTCAGCAAGGCGTCGGTATCGAATCTCACGTACTGGGTGGCCGGCAGGCACGAGCTAAGCAGCACCTCCCAGCGGCGCAGCCACGGGCGCAGCGTGTCGGTGATGATCGACAGCGTTTCCTGCTCCTGCGTCGCGTAGGTCAGGCTGTCCCCGCGGGTGCCGCCGACCTTGGACGGGGGCATCCCGTAGATCGCCGCCACCTGGGTTGCGTTCAGCTGCATCGCCTGGATGAACGCGGCCTCGTTCGGGGGGACCGTGACGGCCTTGTACTCCCAGTTCCGCCCGTAGACCAGCGGCTGGTGCTGCCGGAGGGTGTCGGTCAGGTTCTGCCGGATCTCCTTGGCGCTCTGGACGTCCACCTCTTCTTCAGAGTTGGTGAACGTGCCGAGCGGGAAGCCGCCGTTCTCGAACCAGGTGGCCGAGTACCTCAGCGAGTCCAGGCCCTGCTGGATCAGCGTCGCGAACGCCAGGATCGGGCTGATCGCCTCCAGCCGCCCGGGCAGGACGAACGCCCGCAGGTGCAGCATGTCCTCGCGGTTCAGCAGCTGCCCGTCGAAGTAGACCTTGGCGCGCCGGGAGTTCCACGGCTGGTGCTCATCGTCCTGGATCGAGATCCGGTCCATGGGCAGCCAGTCCACGTCCTGCGGGTAGCCGAGGCCGTCAGGGTTGGTGACGCCCGTGCGCGAGACGATCAGGCCAATGGAATTACCGTAAGCCAGCGCCGATGCCGTGCCCGCGAAAATCCATTCATACGGATTCATCTGCGTGGACGGCTGGTCCAGGAACTGGCTGTGCGGGACAAGGATCGGATTGCCGTCCCTGCCCGTCCGGTAAACGTTTATCGGAAGCGACGCCACAGCATCGGCGATAAAGCGGATGCAGGAATAGACCGCCGCCAGCCCGAGGCAGGCGTCAATTCCCTGAACCTGCCTTGACGGGTGAACCGGGCCGCCGATATTAAACCGCCAGTAGGGATTTGCCCAGGGCTGCCAGGGCACGCCGCCGATTGCGCGGACCTCGGCGTTAATCCTGTCAACCAGGCCCATCCGCTATCCCCTCCGGGTAACCCGCCGCCACAGCCTGGACAGGGTGTAGCGCAGCCTCACCCGCCAGCCGGCCAGCGCGTCCCCGCAGTCGCATCCGTAGCCCTTCATGACATGGTTGGCGAGATGCGGGCCAGCTCTTTCCTGAGCCGGTCATTCTCGGCGAGTAGCTCAGCCGTGTTCGGCAGCCGGGCCGCCTCGCCGCGGGCCTGCCGCCAGCCGACCGACATGGCCGCCCAGCTCCAGGCGCCGGCGTACAGCAGCAGCTTCAGGGTCTTGGCGACCAGCCAGCCGGTGCCGAACAGCACGAAGCCGATGGTGCCGAGGATGACCCGGCCCCAGGTAACCCTGGAGGCCTGCTCGTGCACGATCTCCAGCGTCTCGTCCGACAGGCGCAGCCGGGTGACGGTGCCATGGTTGGCCATGGCAGCCGGGGTGCTCACTGCTCCGCCTTCGTCGGGCCGGGCACTTCGCGCTTCAGCTTCTGCTGTCCTTCGGTGCGCGGTACCGGCGTGTAGTGCACCGGCATCTGGGAGATGGAGAACTGCACGTTCTGCGGCAGCTCGGTCTCCTCCGGGTCGCCCTCGGGCCCGCGGGCCCAGGTGCTTCCGCCGACTGGCATGGCTGCCTCCTATGCGGCTTAGGTAGGGCCGGTCCTCTTGAGCCTCGCCGCCAGGTCGCCGAGCGCCTGCGGCCAGGAGCTGAAATGGATCGCGCGGTCGTCGATGTAGGCGGCGGCCGGCAGCTTGATGTTTGTAACAAGGAGCGTCCCGCGCCGCGCCCAGTACTCCGGGAGCCCGCCGCGGTAGGCGGTCTTCATCCCGTGATCCTCCAGCCAGTCGCAGACCGGCAGCACCGGGTCCCGCGCGGTGAGGATGAACACGGAGACGCGCTCGTCCAGCAGCATCCGCACGGCCTCCAGGGCCCCCGGCAGCGGCTTGGCGCGGACGGGTCCCTTCGAGTTGGGCCCGCTGCGGGGCACGAGCACCCCGTCGAAGTCAACCCCTACGCGCCTGGCGTCCGTAGGTGGCATGCGGCCTCCACTCCTTAAGTGGGGCCGACAACCGTCTTGGTCAGGTCCAGCGGCCGCGCGAACTTGTGCGCCCCCCATGCGGCAAGCGTCGCAGCGCACAGCGGCGTGATGTCTCCCGGCGAGTGGCGGCGGCTCCAGGCCCGCTGCCCGTCCCCGATGTCCCTGCACACCGCGATGGCCACGGCCCGCCGCAGGTCCGGGTTCTCCTCGCCGAGATGCAGCAGCCTCTTCTCCGCCACCCACGCGAGGAACTGCCCGAAGGCCTGGCCTATCTCGCGGCTGGCGGGCAGCTGCAGCGGCAGCCCGGCCCGCTCGGCCTCGACCAGCAGCGACCCCGCCGGGGAGGCCGGGTCGATGATGACGGCGGCAACCCGCTGGCGGAGCTTGAGTTCCTTCAGCCGCGGCACCACCCAGGCGATCCCCGCCCGGTGGTCCTGCCGGCCCTTCGGGTCCACGGCCCGCTCGACCAGGATGCGGCCGTCGGGCAGGATGCCGCTGACGATGATGCAGGCGGCAGCCAGGTCATTGGTGGCGTCGACCGCGACCGCGATGCGCGCCGGCCGCGGCAGCTCACTCAAGAGGTGCCAGGTCGTTCGCGATGTCGTCGTACTCCTTGCCGATCTTCGGGTAGGTGTCCCCGAGGACCTGACACAAGTGGTCCATGTGCGAAACAGCCTCCTTGAGGTGCTTCTGCGCATGTTCCAAGTTGAACTGCCGCGTGGCACCCTGGCTCGCCATGGCTTTATCGACGTGCGAGTCAGCGTGGGAGAGGTTGAAGACCACGGTCGTCGCCAGGTGCCCGATGGTGGCATCCGAGTCGGGGGTCCGTTCGTACTTCTTCCGCACCGCAGTCAGCTGGTAGGCCTGCGCAACGGTGATCCCGAGCTGACCGGCGATTTCGGTGTGCGACCAGCCCTGCTCGCGCAGCCGCCAGGCTTGCGGCAGCAGCTCCGGGTCGCTGCGGGATTCCCAGTCCGAGGTCCAGGAGTCCAGGTAATCAGTAGCCATGTCTCACCTTCCGCCGGTGACGTATAGTGGACACCGACGCCGGTACCAAGACGGCTACGACATGCCACCCCACCCCGTCCCGTTCCTTTCCAACCCCTGCCGACTGGCCTGGCCTAGCCTCCCCGCTCCGCCCCGACCCTGTCCGTGCCGACGCACCATTCCGAACCCGCCCGGCCCACACCGACGACCCAAGCCGCCCCACTCCGTCCCAGCCCCTGCCGACGTCCCATGCCGAGCCAACCCGTTCCCCGCCGACTCGCCAGACCATCCCAGTCCTAGCCTCGCCGACTTTCCCGACCGCACCGAACCTAGCCCGCCCCGGCCGACGACCCAAGCCCTCCCCG